GAACTCGGGAGGCGGTCGTGCGGACGCACGGACGCACGGACGCACGGACGGGCTGACTCGAGAACTCGGGAGGCGGTCGTGCGGACGCACGGACGCACGGACGGGCTGACTCGAGAACTCGGGAGGCGGTCGTGCGGACGCACGGACGCACGGACGCACGGACGGGCTGACTCGAGAACTCGGGAGGCGGTCGTGCGGACGCACGGACGCACGGACGCACGGACGGGCTGACTCGAGAACTCGGGAGGCGGTCGTGCGGACGCACGGACGCACGGACGCACGGACGGGCTGACTCGAGAACTCGGGAGGCGGTCGTGCGGACGCACGGACGCACGGACGCACGGACGGGCTGACTCGAGAACTCGGGAGGCGGTCGTGCGGACGCACGGACGCACGGACGCACGGACGGGCTGACTCGAGAACTCGGGAGGCGGTCGTGCGGACGCACGGACGCCTTGACAAAAATAAGGTAAGAAAGATAAGGTCGGGTGAGGCCGAATCAGAAAAACCGATCAGAGCTCCTCGCGGCGCAGGCGCTCCAGCTGCCGGCGCCACTCCGCCACCGGCCGCGCGTACGCCGCGGCCGCGCGGAAGCCGCCGGCGAACGCCACGCAGGCGAACTCCGCGTCGGCGTCCAGCGCGGCGACGTCCTGCACGGCGACGGTGACCTCCTGCAGCAGCAGCGGGCCCTTGCGCGCGGAGGCGAAGCTCGCGCGCACGCCCGCGGCCGCGGGGTACGCGGGCGAGAGCGCGGCGCCCGCGGCCTCGACGGCGGCCATGTGCTGCGCGCCGCCGACGACGAGGCAGACCAGCTCCGCGGAGCCGTCCGCGCGCGCGGGCCCGGGCTCGACGAAGGCGGCGGGCAGCGCGGGCGCGGCCGGGCGGAAGAGCGCGCCGAGCAGGAGCCCGAGCGCGACGAGCGCGGCGGCGGCGGCGAGGCGGCGGAGCGCGGACATGCTGGCGGCGGCGGGGCTGGAGCGGCGGGGCTGGCGCGGCGCGGCGGAGGGCGGGCGTCGCCTGGAGGCCGTCGAATTTCACTTTGCGCGGGAGGCGGGCGGCGGGAGGCCGGCGGGGGCGGACTGCGGGACGGAGCGGGCTACAGCCGGCGCAGCGCCGCCGCCGGGAGCAGCCGCAGCACGCGCGCGACCAGCTCCGCGGGGATCACAGCTCGATGTGTTCACGGAGCGCACGGATCTCCTGCATCCAGGCGGCCACCGGCGCCGCGTACGCGGACGAAGCTACGAATGCGCCTGTGATAGCCTGGCACCCGATCCAGTCATCGGTGTGCAAACGAGAAACGTCGTGGACGGTCACGACCACCAGGTGCACGTGCACGAGGCCGCGGCGGCGGTAGTTGAACTCCGCGCTCGCGTCATCTGAGCGCGGGTACACCGCCGAGAGCGTTTGCTCGTCGGCGATCACCACGTTGCTGACGTGGTGTATGCCGGCGATCGTGCACGTGAACGTCGCGGATCCGTTGGCGTCCGCGCGCCCCACCTCGATATGTGCGTACGGAAGCGCTTCCTGTGGCGTGTTCCCCACCATCGCGTTGAGCGCGATCAAGAACACCACAAAGAGGGTGGACGCGACGAGTCTGCGAAGGGACGCCATATCTGACGCAGTGTAAAAGTTGGTAGTTAAACTTCACTTATCGTGCTCACACTCGCAGGCGCGTCGCGAACCTGAACCGCAGCCGCAGCGCGCGTCGCAACAGCGACACGGCCACCGTGCCGACGACAACCACCGCGGCCACCGACAGCAGGACCGACCAGGGCGGCATCCCGCCGGCCGCCAGTCCCTCCTGCCGCCGCACGGGAACCCTCTTTGTCAGCGCGCTCGCGACTTTGGCGAGCGCGCAGTTGGTGGCCGCGTGTCCGCTGTTCACCAGCGCTATGCGCACTCGGCGGCCTCCGGGAACCCCGCAGTCGCCTATGTCTAGCGTCTGCAGGTCTATGCTCTGGGCCAGCGCCCCCTCCGCCGCCGTGCACGCCGGGTCGGGCGTCAGCTGCGGCTTGTCCGGGTCTATGCCCAGCTCTTTGGCCACGGCGATCCGGTCCTCCCTCGGGATGGAGGCGAGCGTGTCCGCGAGCGCGCTCGACGCCAGCGCCAGCGCCTCCGTCGCGTCCGTGTGGCAGCGGTTCAGCACCACCAGCTCGCAGTTGCGGAGCCTGCCGCGCACGGCGCCGACGCGCACGGCGCAGGCGGCGGACGCGGGCGCGGCCCGGGCCGCGAGCGCGCGCAGGAACCGCGCGAGGAACGCGTCGTATAGCGACCCCGTGTCCGCCCGCACTGGGTCAGGCTGCGGCGGGGTCGGGAGCGTCGGTGGCGGCATTTATCCAGCGGGAGAATAGGTCGCGGCGCACGATCCGCGCCAGGTGCTCTATCGGGTGCGTCGACGACACGCGCAGGCGGAAGCGGTCGCACGTGGAGCGCGAGCACGAGATGGTCAGCTCCGAGAGCACCGAGTGGAACGCGGGGTCCTCGGCGGCTATGTTCGGGTACGCGCGCAGCAGCGTGTGTGCGAAGAAGTGGAAGTCGTAGTACCAGTTCTGCGGCACGCGGATGCTGCCCGCGATCTTGCGGTTCTCGATGTTAGCCACGCGCGCGAAGTCGAAGTCGTTCAGCGCGGCGCGCACGGGCTCCTCGAAGCGGAAGGTGGCGCCGGCCGCCTCCACGCTGAGTGCGCGCGAGCTGTCGAAGATGAGCACGTTGTCGGGCTTGAGGTCCACGTGCAGGAAGTTCGCGCACCCCGGCATCTCGTAGATCTTGAGGTACAGCAGCGCGATCTGCAGGAACACGAACTTGAGGAACTCCGCGTGCGAGGAGAAGCCCAGGCCGAGCGCGGCCTCCGCGGAGACGGAGTCCGCGGAGCCGCGCGCCAGCGGGAACACGATCACGGCCCCGCGGTCGAAGACGTACCGCGCGCGCTTCTCGTGCTCGAAAAAGTGCACCAGGTGCGGGAAGTTGTTGACGAGGTTGACGTTGCTCTGCACGGCCGAGGGGTAGAAGTACGAGACGAGCCGCACGAAGGACTCCGAGTCCTTGCGCGACTCGAACCAGCGCAGCAGCGGCTTCTTGGCCATCTCCACGGAGGGGCGCTGGCCCTCCTCCGCGCGCATCAGCAGCAGCAGCGTGTGCAGCACGCGCCGGTACAGCGAGTGCAGGAACCCGAGGCGGTAGTTCAGCCCCATGGCCAGCGCGCAGACCACGAACTCGCGCTCGTCGCCCTTGAGGTTGGAGCGCAGGAAGCGCGGCACCGTGTACTCTGTGGAGGCGTCGATCTCGGACATGCCGTTGCGGTGCTCGAAGACGAACTTGACCACGTACCGGTCGAAGCGGCAGACGATGCCGTAGCCCCCGGTGGCCATGTGGTACATGTCGTCGTTCGTGGGCGAGAAGCGCGCGTGCGCCATCTGGTAGTAGGAGCGGTTGACGTACCCGCGCTTGGACATGCGGTCGAGCGTGTCCTTGGAGAAGTTGCCGAAGAAGCGCAGCAGCCGCACCGGCGGCGCCCAGGTCTGCGCGAAGTCCACCTGCGAGGCCACGTAGCGCAGGTAGATCTCGTCGCCGAGCGACACGGAGTCCGGGCCCGTCAGCGCGGACGAGCGGCAGTCCGCCCACTCGCGGTCGCAGGGCACCTGTGCGTCCAGCGCCGCGGCCTCGTCGTCCGCGCAGTCGGGGGTCTTGCGTCGCGCCCGACGCGGCTTCTTGTCCTCGGCGCCAGGGGGCGACATAAGGACTGAGAGGACGGGCGATGTCACAAAAAGAGAGGAAGTGTCACTGCTTTCCGCACGAGCGACGCAGATCGGCGACGGGCACCTTGCTCAGCACCAGGTCGACGAGCTCGGAGGGAAGACTGCACGGACCGACCTCTTTTTTAATGCTGGAAACTAATTGGGATTTGTAGCGGAGTTTTTCCACCGCAGCACAGAGTTGCGGTCTGTATATCCTGCTGGATTCCTTGCACAGGCGCATCGCGTTGGAAGTCACGATGGTGTCAGGGACGGTCGCGCTGACGAGGACGTCCCGCAGGCTCATGGCGGGGAAGCCCACGCGGATCTCGCGCAGTCTGGCGATCTCCGTCTCGCACTCCAGGATGAGCTCCGCGTGCTCCGCGCGCACGGCCTCCGAAAGCGCGCGAGCGCCAGCGCGCGCGACCACGTACGCGACACAGAGCCGTGATGCGTCGCTGACCCCGGCCTCAACGGCCTGCGTCAGCGACGCGGCCACAACGGACGTCGCCGGGTGAGTGTTCAGCGCGGCGACCGCGGCCGCGTGATTGTGGTTGATGATCATGTTGGCCAGCGGCGTCCTGCCGGTGTTCGAGACCACAGAGGGGTCGGCGCCCTGGACGATGAGCTTTTCGCAGGCGGCGGTGTTGTTGTACCCGGCCGCCATGTGCAGCGGCGAGATGCCGTATCGAGGGTTGAGCACGTTCACGCCGACACCAGCCTCTATGAACGGGCGAATGATCGACGCGCGGCAGGTGCTCTGCATCGCCAGCACGTGCAGCGGCGTGTTCCCGAACACGTTGGTGGTCATGGGGTCGCAGCCCAGTCGGATGAGCTCCCGCATGATCTGCTGCCGCGGGCGCGGCGACTGCGCGTGCTGGTGCAGGAGCGTGTTCCTGCAGAAGTCTACAGTGAACAGGTCAGACCCGGCGGCCACGAGCCGCCGGACGAGCTCCACGGTCGCTCGCGCGGACTTGAGCAGCACGGCCAGGGGGGACATCTCGTACGCGTCGAGATCACGGACGCTCGCGCCGCGCGCGAGCAGCGCGTCGATGACGCGCGGGTCCGTGCACGCCCCCGTGAGGCAGGCGTGCAGCGGTGTGCGGTCCACGCCGACCTTGAAGTTGATGTTGGCGCCCAGCCGGATGAGCATGTCCATGAGCGGCTCCGTCTGCTCGGAGAACGGGCGGTGGACGACGGCCTCCCGGAGCACGCTGGAGAGGAACCGTTCCGACAACGGGGAGTTGCCGGAGCGCGCGCCCCACACCAGCATTGCCTCGAGCAGCGTCAGGTCGAGCACGTCGGCGTTGAGCACGTACAGATGCAGCGGGGTCGCGCCACAGCAGCGCTCTGGGGCGTCCACGAAGGCACCGGCCTCCATCAGCGCGTAGATGACGTCAGTGCGCGGGTGTCTGGTGTGGAGGTAGAGGTGCAGCGCGGACTTGTCGAAGTGGCCGACGTAGTTTACGTCTGCGCCCTCGGCCAGCAGCGCGACCACCTCTCCGACACACGCGTGCTCGGACTGCGTGATGAAGTAGTCGTACAGCGCCGACTCCGGACTGATGTCGAACTCGTGGTCCATGTTCCTGTCCATGACTGAAATGTGCGGGGATTGTGGGCGCTCGATTCAGCACCGCGTTTATTCTTCACTTATTTTTCGACAAAAATCAGCGTCTGGGTGCGCAGCAGCTGCGCAGTTCGGCCGTGGTCAGGCAGAGGAGCACGCGGTCGAGCATCTCCGGGGGCAGGGCGCAGCCGCACCCGCCCATGATCGCGCGCACCCGTGCTACCAGGTTCGCGCGCCGGCGGAGCTCTGTCACGCGCTCCAGCAGCGGCTCGCGGTACACGCGCGCCAGCCGCGTCGCCAGCGCGCGTGCCCGGCGGGGGACGAGCGTCTCGGTGCACGACCGGCCGCGCAGGATATCCAGCAGGGAAACCGAGGGGGTTCCGCACACGGTCTGTTGCAGCACGGACACCTCGCACAGACACGACTCGATGAAGGCCGCGTGTATGCCGCGCTCGGGCTCTGGCACGGCGGCGGGCGGCAGCCGCGCGACCACGTACGCGACGCACGCCCGCGAGCACGCGGTCTCCCGCGCCGGTCCGGCGGTGTGAAGTGCGGCCGCGACCTCGCTGGCCTGCGGCTGCGTGGCGAGAGCGGCCGCCAGCATGGACTCGTCGTGTCGCGAGATCGCGAGCGCGAGCGGGGAGACGCCGGCGTTGGACCGAGCAGTCGCGCTCGCGCCGCGCGCGAGCAGACGGCGCCAGGCGCGCGCGTTGCAGACCGCCGCGTGCAGCGGCGTCCGCCCAGAGTTGTCGCGGGCGTGGATGTCCGCGCCCGCGGCCACGAGCGGCGCCAGGATCGAGTCCTTGCACGAGGTGTACGTCGCGGCCACGTGCAGCGGCGTGCGTCCGAGCGCGTTTCGCGCGTTCACGCGGCAGCCGCGCACCACCAGTTCGCTTAGCACTCCGGGTCTCGGGCGCGGCGACTGCATGTGGTGGTGCAGCAGCGTGTCCCCGCGCGAGTCAGCGTCGCTGACGCTGGCGCCGGCGTCCAGGAGCAGCCGCAGCAGTTCCACACTCGCCCTCTTGGAGCGCATGAGCGCGGCCAGCGACGTCATCCCGTACAAGTCCACCGCGTTGACGTCCGCACCGAACCGCAGGAGCGTCGTGATCGTCCCCGGGTGCGTGGACATGCCCGTGAGGCAGATGTGGAGCGGCGTGCGGTCGACGACGCTCCGCACGTTGACGTCAGCGCCGGCGTCCACCAGCACCCGCACCACGCGCTCCGTCAAGACGGGGTGGAAGGCGCGGTTGACCACGAACTCCTTCAGCAGCGTGGACGCCAGCGCTGCGCGGTCCGGATGGACGAGCCGGCCGACGGTCAGCATCAGCTCGAGCACCTCCACGTCCACGGCGGAGGACATGAGCAGAAGATCCAGCGGCGTGCACCCACAGCACGACTCGGCGACGTCCACGGCTGCGCCCGCCTCCAGCAGCAGCCGGACAACGCGGACGTCGAGGCTAGTCTTGCCCATGTACAGGTGCAAGGGCGTGCGGTCGAACTCCCCGCGGTGGTGTACGGAGGCCCCGGCCCCGAGCAGGCGGCGGACCTCATCCTCCGAGACGTACGGAGACTCGTCGAGGTACTCGTAGAGGGCGGCGCTCGCCCTGGAGCCCATGTTGTCTTTCCAGATGACTAGACTTGCTTGCCATTTCATTTTAAATCTAATCTGCAATAAAAACTACATGTAAGTCTCGATGTAGTTGATGAATATGTCAAACTCACTCATGGCCTTGTACACGCCTCTTTCCTGAAGCTCGCTGAACACTCTCTTCACCTTTTCCACCGCCTTGCTCTTGTTCTCGCACGGGAGAAAGCGGTGGCAGCGACGCAGTCGAAGTCTCAATGTCTTCAGCTTTTCACCCAGGGAATTGACGTGTTCTTTTATGTCGGGTCCGTGATTTTCTGCCTGTGGCATGACCTCTTCGAGGTAGAACTGAATCATCTCAGACAGAGCTTGGCACCCTAAATAGCCTTTGAAGTCATCCAAAAGAGACTGTGTGAGAAGCAAACTATGTAACTGATCTTTCATCTGAAAAAATGTTTTGACTTTACCAAATGCTGCCCGGAGTTCTCGTAACATGTGAGGTAATTGATGTCCCGTGTTTTCGCATTCTTGTTTCTGGTGTGGGTTTTCTTTACATACACCAGTGGAGCACATAGTACAGTATGAGTTTGATACATGAATTTGCGTAAGTAGAATATTCAAAACCAAAACTACATACATTACATTGGCCATTGTAGTATACTAAACTAACCTAACCTAACACTAACACTACTACTTCAACCACTGTATTAAAGAATAAGTCTTTATAACAATAATCGCGTCTAATTAGCTCAGATAAATATTCATTATTATATTTTGAGTTTCGGTATTTCGTAATATCTAGTTGCTCGAGATACGCAGCGTTACCATCAGGTCATCAACGGGAACGTATAGGAATATCCTGTACAGCACCTCGGGCGGCAGAGAGCACGGACTTACCGCCATAACCATCCTCTGCACCAGCGCCGAGCGCCGTCTCACTTCCTCCATCCTCCGCGACAGCGCGCGGTGGTACACGCGCACGCGCGCCGTCGCGCGCCGGGCGGCCTTGGCCGTGATCACCGTGAAGGGCTCCCGCTCCACGAGGATCTGCACAAGCGCCACCTGCGGCTCGCCTAGTCGGGTCACGCACATGTGAGAAATCTCCTCCGCGCACAGGGCGATTATCTGCGCGTGCGTGGCTATCGCGGCGTCGCTCAGCAGGTCCACGGCCTTGCGGAGGGCCAGCTCCATCACGCACTCGCGCGTGGCGTCCGTGGGCACGAGCACGTTCAGGCGGTTCACAGTTCCGGCTATCAGCGAGTCGGGGACGCCGGGCATGGCCGCGCGCACGGCGTGCGCGTAGTTGTGGCGCACCATGTTCAGGAAGGGCGTCACCTCGTCCAGGTCGGCAAGGGTCGCGTCCGCACCGGCGCGCATGAGACACACGCACGCGCGGGGGTTGAACGCGGCCGCGACGTGCAGCGGGGTCTGCAGCCGCGCGTTCCGCGCGTTCACGCCCACGCCCGCCTCGAGCAGCGGGGCAATCTGCGAGGCGCGGCACGAGCTCCCAATGGCCAGGCTGTGCAGCACCGTGTTGTGCAGGATGTCCGCACCGCGGGGATCGCATCCGGCGGCGATCAGCTCCCGGAACACGCAGGCCCTGGTCTTGAAGGAGTCGCAATGGTAGTGCAGCGCGGTCCGGTTGATCAGGTCCTTCTCGGTCACGCGCGCTCCCGCCTCTACGAGCGTGCGCAGTACGTCGACGTCGACGTTCCTGGACTTCAGGAAGGCGAATAGCGGCGTGCGTCCGTACGCGTCTTTGGCGTTCACGTCCGCGCCGAGGGCGATCATGGTCCGCACCATGGTCTCGACGACGAAGAACCCCGACAGGTACACATGCAGGGGCGTCCGCCCCACGTCGTCCTTGGCGCGGATGTCGGCGCCGTACCGCACGAGCAGCCGCACGACCTCCACCTCGATGCCGAGGAACCCCTGCTGCTGGAAGAACTCCAGTATCGCGGAGACGTTGTACTCCAGTTCGCGGACCCTGACGCCGCCGTGCATGACGGCACGCAGCGTGTCGGGCGTTACCGTCCCGAAGCACATGTACGTGTGCAGCGCCGTGAACCCACACAGAGAGGCCGCGTTCACGTTTGCGCCTGCGGCGATCATGAACCGCACCTCCTCCGTGCCGGGGCTGCAGCGCATGAGTACGTGCAGTGGCGTGTACCCGTACGGACCCGTGAAGTTCACGTCCGCACCGTCGCGGACCAGGCGGAACATCTTCTCGACGGAGGGCTTGTCGGCGGTCTCCAGGTACCGGTACAGCGCGCTCGCCGCTTGGCGGTCGCTAGCCTCGTCGTCAGCGTCTGGGTCCATGGCACCACGGGCGACCGACCAAGCAAAATCCAGGAATCGTATTTCACTTTAGGCGGGCGAATAAAAATCAAGGTCACCGACGGAGGAATCTGGCTCCAACGAACAGAATGCCGCAACCGGCGAGGAACATGCCGAGACCGGCGACGCGGGACATGCGATGACGCGTCGCCTGGACGCGCGCTGCGCGTTCGAGCCAGACGGCGAGGTCCTCGGAGGCCGTAGGCGGCATGCGATCCACGAGGACGTGTACGAGCCGCATGAAGTTGAGGAACTGGAACCGGCGCGTCCACCGCCGGCCCATCTGCGCGCAGAGCTCGATGGCCGTCACCATGCGGCCGGGGGAGGCTGGTGCTTCAAGTAGTGCTGAAATGAGGGTGGCCGGAATGTGCGAGGTCTCCGGGTTCGCGTGATTGCCGCCGGCGTTTGTCAGCTCCTGCAGCATGGGGTGGCGTACCTCGTCTCCGGAGGCGCGCAATGCCTCCAGCGCCACGCGTTCGGCATCCGAAAGGTTGTCGATGACCGCGTTGGCGTACTCGCTGGCGAGATACGCGGTCACGACGGCGCTGGCGTCGATGTCGGTATCGTCGCGATGCCTGTCACCGATCATCTTGGATTAGTTAGTGTTATGGTTGCTGAGGTATTTCGGTGTGGCGCGTCTACCGCGATAACGAAGAATGGGGAGTTAATTTTATGTTTTCGTACAAAAAGGGCGTGAGAGGGCGGCGGGCAAGGAATAAGGTCGGTGTCAGTCGAGCATCTCGGCAACGGCGTTCAGGACGGCGGCCTCCTCGGCTAGCTCTTCCTCGATTACCTGGCCGGCGCCGCCGTCGTCGTGCTCGATCCCGGAATCGGAGGACGACTCGTCGTCCCAGGAGTCGTCGCTGTCGGAGTCCTCCTCCGACGACGTGGTGGCGTAGGAGTACTCGCTCTCCGCGTCGCTCTCGCCGTCCTGGGCGTCCATGTCATCTTCCTCGGCGTCTCCAGCGTCCCTGTGATCGGGTGCCCCGTCCACATCCTGGTCGGCAGGGGCATTGGCAGCTCCAGCCGCGGCAGGCGCGCGGCCTTCGCGGGGCGCCTCCATCGGCGGCGGCGCGTTCAGCATGGCGCGCGCATCGGCGCCGTTCGCGTCTATGTGCAGCGCGACCGGCTCGCGGGGCGTGGGGAACGTCGTCACGCCGTCAGACATCCGCTCCTCGCCCTCCGGAATGAAGACGAGGCCGTACGCGCCGCGCCCGCCGTCCATGCACGCCGCGAACGCCGGGACGGAGCCGCCCAGGAACACGTGGGCGGCGCAGAACACGCCCGTCCAGACCACCGAGGGAAACGCGGCCACGTTGCCGGTGGCGGAGCGGAGCACGCGGACGCGTATGTGGTGTCCGGAGTGGAGGCGGATCTCCGCGACGAGCCCGGTCCCGCCGCGGGGGAGCGGCGGCGCCAGGACGACCGTCGCGCCGCTGCAGAGCTCCACGAGCGTCAGCACCCGCGAGCGCGGCACGTGCGGCCGCAGCTCGCAGCAGCGGCACTCCGCGTCCACGGCCATGTGGTCAGGGCGGTGGGACGTGCACTCGACCTCGAGCTCCGCACCGGCCATCGTCAGGCGGACGACCGTCCCGGACAGACGCATGAAGAAGATGCCGTGCTGGCGCTGCGGCGCGGAGGGCGAGACATTGCAGAGCTCGCTCGCCGAGCGGGCGAGCACCACGTGTGCGGGGACGGGGTACAGGGGCGGGGGCAGGTCCTCGAAGTGCCGCGTGGCGAAGACGCACACTAGCCACACTGGCCGGCGCGATCCGCGCAGCGCGTGCGGCACGGACACGGTCACCATGTCCGAGGGCTCCGTGATGAACATGTGGCCGGCGGGCAGCTGTCTGCAGAGGACGAAGCCCTGGCCCGCCTGGCAGCTCTCGGCGTACACGCGCACCTCTCCGTACAGACACACCCACACGGTGAACACGCACCGCGACGGGCGCCGCACGACGTGCTCGCCGTGCCAGAACTGCGCGAAGTACATCGTGCGGTGCACGCGGCTCATGCCGTACCGCAGGTGCACCTCGGTGCGCAGCCCTTCGACGTCCGCGGGGATGTGTCGGCCCTCGCCCACGCCCATGTTCCGGGTCTCCACGCGGGCGTTGGCGCAGAGGTCCGTCCCATGCGCCACCACCGGGTTCAGCATCGCGCCCTCGAGCGCGCTCGCCATCGGCGGGCTGATGCGCCAGGGCCCCGGGTTCCGCAGGCGCGCGGGCTCTCCAGCACCAAACCTCTCCATCTGGAAGAACTCTGAGGACTATATCACAAAAATAACATTTCAGTTATGCGAAGACGCGTCGTGCGCCGGGCAGCGCAGGGTGGCCGCCAGGTCGTCCGCGGGCACGTGCGACAGCACGCGGACCACCACCTCGGGCGGCAGCGAGCAGGGGCACACCCGGCGGGCCACCTGCTCGACGAGTCGCGTCTTGCGGCGGTGCTCGCGGAACAGGCGCTCCAGCAGGTCTCTGTAGACGCCAAACCGGCAGAGCAGCCGGTTCACCCTCGGCTGGAGCAGCACCGGCTGCAGCGCGCGTCGCCGCGCCAGGGCCAGCAGCGAGGTCTCCGGGTCACCCAGACGGACGGTCGCCATGACCGCCACCTCTGCCTCGCACTGCGCGATGAAGTCGGCGTGCATGTGCCGCATCGGCGCGGACAGGCGCCGCGCGCCGCCGCGCAGCACGACCTCGCGCACGCACATGCGCGTGGCGTCCGATGCGGCACCCGGGCGCGCGCCGTCGAGGGACGCGCATATCGCGTCCAGCGGGGGACAGGTGTTCAGCGCGGCGGTCAGCGCGCGCATGTTTTTTCGCATGATCATGCCGGTCATCGGCGTGCGGTCGTCCGGCGTGCGCGCCGACACGTCCGCGCCCGCGGCGATGAGGCGCGGGCACGCTTCGGGGTTGTAGATGGCGGCGTAGTACAGCGGCGTGTGACCGTACACGTTCATCGCGTTGATGTCCGCGCCGTGCGCGACGAGCTGGTCGAGCACCGAGCGCTTGCACGAACAGAAGGTGGCCAGGCTGTGCAGCGGCGTGTTCTCGAGCATGTCCGTCGCGGCCGGGTCGCACCCCGCGCGCAGGAGCTCGCGCACGATGTCCGCGTTCGCCCGGAAGGAGTCCGCGTGGTGGTGCAGCGCCGTCCGTCCGCGGACGTCGCGGCGCGTCGCGATTCCCTCGCTTGCCGCGAGCAACAGCCGCAGCGTTTCCACGTTGGCGCCCACCGACTTCACGAGCACGTCGGCCGGCGTCATACCGAACTCGTCCAGCGCCTCCGCGTCCGCACCGGCGTCCAGCAGCAGCCGCGTGACCTCCGGGTTCACCGTGAAGCTGGCCGAGTGCACGTGCAGCGGCGTCTTGTCCGCCTCCCCGCGCGCGTTCACGTTGGCGCCCGCGCGGATGAGCAGGTCCACGACCTCGGGGGTCGCCGCGTCGTCGATGCCGTGGGTGTTCAGGTACGCGAACAGCGCGTCCGTCATCATACCGTTCCCGGTGGCGTCCGCGCGCGCGCCGCGCTCGAGGAGGTGCCGGAGGATGTCCGTCTCCACGTCCGCGTAGCAGATGTACATGTGCAGCGGCGTGAACCCGCAGATGTCCCGGCTGTTGAGATCCGCGCCCGCGTCCAGCAGCAGGTCTATCACCTCCACGCTCTTGTCGCCGGGGAGCCGCAAGTAGACGTGGAGCGGCGTGCACTTGTACGTGCCCTTGTAGTTGGCGTCGCCGCCGAACTCCAGGTACCGGCGGACGTCCTCGACCGTCACTGTCGAGGTCGAGGACAGGTACCCGTACAGGGAGGCTTCCCTGAAGACGGCGGTGTGGTCGGATAGTCGGTCCATAGCTTATTTAGGTTCGCAGACGGTGGTTACGGCGTTACTTGTAGGCGTTACCGTACAGTTTCACTATTGCTCGCTATGTACAGATAACAAAAAGGAAGTGATCACTCTATCTCCATCATCTCCGCGGGCGCCGCGTCCGCCTCGCGGTTCACGGGGATGATGCCGTAGAAGAACAGCATGTTGTGGTACCGGCCCACCGCGGACCGCAGGATGCCACACACCAGCCGCAGGCTGCCGAGGGCGATGCGCAGGAGGGCGGGCTCGCAGTGGCCCTTGGCGTCGATGCTCGCCATCAGCCACCCCCGCTCCTTGAGGTGCAGGTCCAGCACTCCGGGAATCAGGGTGGGCACCGTGCGGGCGGAGCGATGGAGCTTTTTGCGGTCGAGCGCCAGCACCGGGGCCTCTGGGTAGCAGCAGTCGCAGTCGTCGCAGACCGTCTCGCGCCGCTCCAGCTGCATCCCGGTCACCCGGATGATGTAGCCCTTGATGAAGAGCTTGCAGACGTTCTCCGACAGGTCGAACTCCACCTTGAAGATCACGGACGAGTTCGCGTCCGACTCCACGTGCGTCAGGTCCCGGGTGAAGAGCACCTCGTCTGGAAGCAGGACGCGCGGGATGGGCATGAAGAAGTCTACGAAGAACACGAGGAGCTCGCACGCCGGGTTGCCGCACACCACCGAGCTCCGCGAGGACTTCACCATGAACATGGTCCCGCGGTCCATGGTGCAGCGCCCGAACTTGAGGGCGTCGCCGGACACGTGGGCGATGCCCCGGACGCAGATCAGGACCATGTGGGGCGCGCAGTCCGCCGCCTGCCGGCTCAGGACGGTGTCGGAGCCAACGACCACGTGCCGCACGAGCCGGCAGGCGCGCCGGGTCCCGAAGGACGCGTTCATGAGGTCGTCCAGCATGCACCCGTCGGCGACCGTGTACCGCGCCGCCGTGCTCGAGTTAGTCCGGATCTTCGTGAACGCACATTTCTTTTGTGCGGGTTCGTACACGCACTGCTCGGCGATGCTGTCCGCCTCGGCGAGGTGCTCGAAGTCCAGCAGTACCAGTTTGTTGTCCATGGTGCCGGCGGTGTGTGTGAACGCATAAGGCTTATCTTATTTCACATTACAGAAAAAATGCATCTTCCCGCCACCAACTCACCGTCGTCGCCATCAGTCGTCGTCATCGTGGATGTCGTTATAGTCCTCGTACAACAGTGCCTTGTTACTGATGTTTGCTGCCCTGGTCGTGAGGAGCGACTTCGTGTCATGGATGTACTGCTTGTAGAACCGGAACTCGCTCTCCAGCGACTTCTCGAGCGCACTCAGCTGCTGCTCTATGTCGTGACACAGCGTGCCTATGTCGCTCTGGAGGTTGTGCTTGCCGCGCGACGTGCCGCCGCTGGCGCCGGGTACCGAGCGCCGCGCTGCCACCCTGCTGTGTATGTGTTCGTTCACGGGGACCAGATCCCTGCGAGGCTCTACCGCACACACCACGTTTTCGGGGGTGTCGTATATGTGGTCGGGGGTTTCGTAGTGCCGCTCCGTCTCCCCGGGAAGCCTTCCCTTGTACAGGTCGGTCTCCGGTGACTGCGGGCAGGGCTGGTATGTGTCGCGCACGGCATCGTGTTTGGACCGTCTGTGTGCACTCTGGTGGGGGCCTCGATGAGCGTGATGGTTGTGAGACGATGAGGTAGATTGGTGGTTATGCGACGACCGGGAGCTGGCCTTGCACGAGTGCTGCTTCCCGTGTCTGCTGGGCGCGGTGTTGTTCTCGTGCGTGAGCGAGGACGCCGTGGTGGGCGTCCTTTCCGCCGAGCGGTGCTGGCGCGACGGGCGAGACTTCCGACGCGACTCCATGCTGTTGGCGCGGCGCCGATGGTGGAAGCAGCTCTCGTGGTGGCCGCTGTGTCCACCGTCGCCGCGCATCGTCTTCCATATCTCGTTGCACACGCAACGGACGGTAGTGAATAGACCCGACATTTTTGACTAAGCCACGAAGTTGAGTCCAAAATTCTGTTTATATTTCACTTAATTTTGGGCGCGCGCATTTGGGATAATGTCACATTATTCGGGATAAAAAGGTCAACGGAGTGCTAGCATGCCCCAGTACCAGCGTACATTTTAACAAAATCGTTAGAATCGGTGGTGGGGAAGTGTTCCAGCATAGCGTCCAGGCGCTCGTTCTCCTCGTCGTCCTCGTCGTCGTTACAGCAGGGACAGTACACACAGCACCAGTCGCACATGCGCCGCTTCACCATCATGACGATCACAACGGCGATCACAATGAACGTAGCGACGATGAGGAAGATGGCGCACACAACCTTGTACGGTTCGGATTCGTCGTTCGCATCGTCTTCACCAATGTGGTGTGTCGTGGGAGTGCTCACTGTCGTCGTGGTTGCGATCGTCGAAGTCGTGGTGTTGGATGTGTCAGTGACGTGGTTTGTGGTCGTCGGCGCTGCTGCGGACAGCGTCGCCAGCAAGCATGTCACGCACACCGACAACATGTACTTCATGGTTATTCTGTTAACGGTTCAACGGTTTGTGGTTTTGTGGGTTGTCTGGGGTCTTGCCCCAAAGGTTCGTCTCCGTGCGCGTCGCGCCCCGCCCCGCCTCTTTCTGCTTGCCTCCCCGGAGTATCTTCACACTGAAATAGACATCAAATATCTATTTTTGTGGGACCATAACAAAAAGGGCTGTGAAATGTGTGGACTTGAAATGCACGGACCTGAAATTGCGGACGAGGCGGCTAGTCGCTGTCGCTGTCGCTGTCACCCAGCGTCTCCCAGCACCAGAGGTCGGCTTCGCACGGCGAGCGCGGGCTTGGCGGCTCGCCGGCCTCGCTCATGACCGGGTTCCGCTGCCCCAGCAGGGCGCCGGAGGCAGAGCGACCGAAGACGGCGGGCTTCATGCCGAAGAAGGGGTCCACGTCCTCGTCTACGTGAAGGTGCGGGTTGTTGGGCAGGTACAGGAAGGCGTTCGCCGGAGTGATGATGCGCGGCGTCTCCTCGGGCTCCGCGCACTGCATGATGACGTCGGGCGGCTCCGCGCCCACCGGCGCGAGCTCGAACGGGTCCGCCGCGGCGCCGTCAACCTCCATGGCGGCACCGCACACGTCGAAGTAGCGCTCGCGCCGCGTTTGCTCCACCACGCGCCGGAGAGCCCCGAGGAGCTCTACAACACCCGCGGCGACTTCGCGATACCTGCCATACTTGCTATAACAACGGCGTGCCTTCTAAACGCCGTTTTATTTCATTTTTAACCTGCTTGCGCAAACTAAAACATCAAAAATTTGATGAGGGTCCGGTCGTCCTCGTCAGCGCCTTCGGCGCCCTCGAGCACCAGCGCCGCCCAGCACACGCACACTGAGGTAAGGACGATCACTGTCCGGTGATCATCTCGCACGTGCTGAACCCGCGCTTGTGCGTCGGGATGACGCTGTTCGGGCTTTTGTGGAGAGGGAAGTTCTCCCGCCCGTAGAAGTTTAGCGGCGTTTCGTTCTTGTGGTGGATGCACGCGTCCCGCAGCACCGTCTTCACGTTCACGCTGTGGACGCAGTAGCTGTCCACGCTCAGGTCGACGAACACGTACCCCGGGTTCTGCTTCCTGTTTTTTGGAATCACGTACCTGAGGAGGTCGGGGTCGTACACGCGCGGGTAGTCTATCGGGTCGACGACGTCCACGGGGATGTCCTCGACGGCACACCCGACGTCGACGTGCACCTTGTTCAGGTCGAGCACCTCGAGCAGGCAGTCTATCGTCTCGTTGTGCGCGTCGGCGGAGGCGTTGCTGTACAGAGGGCGGGTGTACTTCGTCCACGGGCTCCAGGTGTCGAGGTACACGAACATGCTGCTCTTGTTGGTGCTATACAGCACCTGGAGCGTGCGCACGTCCACGCGGCCGACGTTGGCCGTCGCCACCGTGACGGCGATCCCCGCGGTGTTCGCGTACGCGACCACGTCGAACATATCGGGCGGGGCCTCGACGTCCAGCGCGCACTGCGTCGCGTTCCGCGCGGTCTGCACGTTCCGCTGGATGCGCATCCACATCTGGAAGCTAGTGAATATCTCGCGCGAGTGCGCCCGGCAGAACTCGCCGCCGTCGTGCATGCCGCGGTACGACGAAGCGGTTCCGCATATCACCGACAGCGCCAGCAGGGCGCGCGGTAGCCACATGGCGTCTTGCGAATGGATGATTTTTAGTGCTTTTCGTACTTTAATTGCCGCCGGAAAAAATGGCGTGAAAAAAGCGTACCCCGTTGCAGCTATGGCAACGGGGTACGCTTTTTATCTAGAAAGCTGGTGGCGAGATCCGCTCGCCTCGGTCAACACTTAGGCGAGTTACTGCTTAAATTACCTCTTCGTCCTCTTCGGCTGGTGGTTCTTCTACATCTGGAGGTGATGGAGTGCTTGCGCTGTTTCCAAGGTCTATATTCTCTGGGGGATACTGGTTGCCGCCTGTCATTGTAGTTGTGCAAGTACACACGCATTCGCACCGATTTGTACCATTAGTGGCAGTGGTTGAGACGGTGGTAGTGGTGGTAGTTACTGGATTTGGCATTGGAGCGGGAGCTGGAGCGGGAGCTGGAGCGGGAGCTGGAGCGGGATCAGGAGTTGGATCTGTGGTGGTTGGAACTGTGGTGGTAGGCTGAGTCGCAGACGAAGTAGACTCTGATCCGGTACTAGCAGTTGGAGCGGTAGCGGGAACGGGAGCGGGATCAGGAGTTGGATCTGTGGTGGTAGGCTGAGTCGCAGACGAAGTAGACTCTGATCCGGTACTAGCAGTTGGAGTACTCTCGGTAGTAGTAGTGGTTGTAGTCGCAGACCCGGAATCGGCGTTATTGGCGGTAGTAGATGATGACTCTGTGTCAGATGAACTAGAAGTTGTGGCTGATGATGTATTGCTAGTAGTTGATGTGGAACTAGCGTCTGTAGTGGGTGCTGATGACATAGCTGTGCTGTCGTTAGTGCTTGTACTAGCGTCACTGGTACCAGCCGAAGTCGAATCGGTAGTACTAGAGGAGGGTGCTGTTTCACTCATCTTTCCTAACGTATTTGTATGGGGATACCGGGGTTCAATAAACCAGTATAAAAATAAGGAATGCCTCAAAAGGAAATGAATCATGGCGAATTGGGCGGTGATTCAGAAATTGTGGACGATGACGAAAGAGATAACGTGCAGATGCTAAGTGACTCATAATCGAACGACGCTGCGAAGACCGCAACTGTCGTTGTCGTAGTAGTCACAAGATCGATGTAGCTCTCGTCATCCTCCTCGTCGGAGCTTCGACGGTTATTTTTCATCCGGTGTCTGTTCAGCGGAAGCGAGTCGTAGTTTGCACCGCTGCCGAACGACGGGGCTCGACGACATCGTCTGTTGCTCGAGGGAGGGCGGCTGGGCGGCGAACGCGGGGGAGACTGGAGAGCGTTGGGGTCGCGTGGGGTGTACACGTCTTCCGAGTTGAAGCGGGACTTGCGTCTACAGAACAGGGAGTCTAATGCAGCTAGAAGGCACGCCATGGTTACAGAACGCCTGAATAACAGCTATCAATTCAATTATTGGGAGTTCGAGAAAAAGCTAGCCGAGGGCTTTCTTCGCACACTCCTCGGCGATGGCGGCCGCGCCGCCGCCGGCGGGCGGATCCGAGGGCCGGTCGGTCGGAGACAGCAGCTCGGGCCCCGGCGAGGAGCTGCGGCGCGCTGGCGCCTCTGACCGGAACATGCCGTACACGATGGACTCGAGGGCGCACCTGACGTCCACGGCCCCGTGCGTGCACCGGTGCGAGTACGCCAGCGCGTCGTACGCCGGCTCTATCGCCAGCACGCGCCGCATGATATCGGGGGTCACGTCGCAGAAGGGCACCTCTTCCAGGTGCGTGCTCCCCACCACGTCCGCGGGCACGCAGATCCGCCCGCCGCCGGGCGTCGCGAGCACGGTGTACCACCGTCCGTCGATGAACAGCTGCTCGACGACGCGTTCGCCAGAGCGCGCGTCGCGCAGGAGTCGGAACGCGAAGCAGACGTTGGAGCTGTGCCGCGGCCACAGCAGGTGCGGCGAGTTGAAGAGGCGGACGCCGGCGTCCGCGGGCGCCGGCATCTCCAGGTGGTCGAAGCCCGGGATGCTCACGGAGATCTCGGCCACGATCATGGACCCGCTCTCCACGGGCGTGATGTCGAAGGCGCAGAAGGGGCTGAGCACGACGGCCATGCCCTGGCAGGGGCAGAGGATGCTCTTGTCCGCGCGGCTGCGTGTGGAGCGTAGGACTATATCGCCGCCCACGTAGGCGGAGCGCGTGCACACGAGGATACGGGTCTGGCACGAGTTCTCCCCGATCATGCACTGCCCCTGCTCGAAGTAGTAGTAGTTCACGTGTCCGGCGCACAGCACCGGCTGGTTGAGGGACTTCGTGATCTCCTGCACCAGGGAGCTCGTGTCGCAGAGCCGCTGATACATCATGCCCGTGGGCGTGGGGATGAAGCATCGCGAGGGTATGCGGGAGCCCTGCCGGAAGTCCAACGTCAGACACTCCTTAATCAGGGCGCGCGAGACCATGAGCTTCTTAAACAGCGGCATTATTGCGGTTTACGAAGCTCCGATAGTTATTCAGTTTTGGGCGGCCTCACTCCTCGAAATAAAAATCGTCGCATTCGTCTTGCAGACTGACCTCATCGTGTGCGGGCGGGGGCGGTAAGTCCTGCTCCGGCCCGTCACCGTCGGAGTGAATATGTTCCGTGGACCCCATGGACCCGACGCCGCTGGACTCGGCGTCGTCGTAGGGCGGTTCATCTACTTTGGGTACAGGGGGGATGTTGTCCACAGGTGGGGTTCCGCTGTTACGCACCTGCACCTGGAATGTGTCCCTGTGGTGGTACCCAGGGTCGCCGCTCTGGAAGTTCTCGTAGAGCCTGTGTTGGAATCTGGATTGTTGTCTGGACAGGGTGCCGCCGTCACTCGTGGAGGTGGTGGACACAGTCTCCCCTTCGGTGTCACTGTCCCAGCGGCTGCATGTACCGATATCACCCATAACGGGGATCGGGGTGCCCATAGTTGACGCCAGAGTACCGCTTCCCAGCTGGGTGGACAGCTGTCGCATGTGGGCCTTGGCGCGGGATTTCTTGCTTAGTCTCTCCACCGCGAGGCCTATTTCAATCAGCAAGTATATAATCGCGGCCGTGAGGTAGAACGCGCCGACTATCAGACCTATGAGTACTAGCGCCATGGTTGCGGTTGGTGGGTAATATTATTTAATGTTCAATAATCCCACGACAAGGTTGTGTAAACTGTGACTTGTACAATCTACAAAAAGTGGTGTTACTCCTCATCCTTTGCGGATTCCATGTCGTTGTCTGCAGTGGAACTGGTTTTTAACTTGCACGTCCTATAGGAGGTTCCCAAACTCTTCATATCCTGACGCACTTGCTGGCCTGTTCCATGTTGTCCTACCAACTTAAATGGACTCTGGCTCTTATACGCCAGACACGCGTCCTTAAGTTCAAAGTACAGATCCACGTTCTTTATGCATCTGGTATCTACTAGCAACGAGAAGTCGACAGGATCAGGCTTCTTCTTTCGGTCGGACGACGTGTCCACAGGAGGAACGGTAGTAGGTGCCTCTGTTTCCAGAAGAGTCGGACCAGGTGTGGTGCTTGGTGTACTAATCTTTTCCGGCTTTGGTGTAGGCTTGGGCGCCGGGTACTGATGGTCGCATCCAAGGTTAATAGCCAATATTTGGTGGTTGATAATATTTTTTAGACCCTCAAAGTCATTGGCTGCCAAATCAGTGGTAGATTTTTCCCACGGAGTCCAGGAAGACACGTTAACGAACACATAGGCACTGGAAGGGTCAAAACTGACACCGATGTAACTCATGGGTATATGAACTTCGTCCCCCATCAGTGTTATGCTTCCATTTACGCCAGATGCTTCGAACGTTGCTGTAGAATCCCTGAAGGAAATCGTGCTAGTGACGTTTGTAACTTCATCAGTCTCATCTAGATCCATGTTTGAGTTTTCTATGTCCAGCATGCACATTCCCGTCGGTGGTGTAACTGTTGTTCTAGTTATCTTCATATAAAGTCTAAATCTAGAATAGAGTTTGTCTTTATGAATTCTACACCAGTTCCTTTGTTCGTCTGTGTTCATCGGCGCGCTCAGCGCCGCAGATAATACTAAGGATAACGCGAATAACAGATATGTGGACTTCATAGCTGCGACAATCTAAACGCACACTACTTAACGGGTTTACTATTTATGTTTTACTAAGCCATGATGTTGCAATAAAAATAATAGTCACACGTCACGGGGTAAAGGATATCCTCCGGAGGTCGACGACGCACCACCCGGATCCGAACAGGCAGACGGACTCCTTTGCCATGAGCGACGTCATGAAGCGCGCGCTTGGCCCCATGATGAACTCGTAGTTGCCGGACTCCGAGTACAGCTCTAAGATCTCTGTATGCGCCGCCACGTGGCTGAGCTCGCGGAGCCGCAGGGCCGGACGAAAGCCGGAGGGGTTCACGACGTTGAATTCGGGGCCGCAGAGGATCGTCTTGCCGGTGCCTGTGCGGTAGGCCGCCTTAACGCCGTCCATGGGTATCCGAAGCCTGAAGGACTCCGTGCACGGTATGAGGTTCCCGTTCACGGCAAGGTAGCAGTCCGACACGCACGCGGGCACCTCGTTCATGGGTAAGGAGGTGAACGACATCTCGCCGTACAACATGTCTCCGAATGCGCGGGAAACGTAGGTGATCCCCAGTTCCAGCGCGATCTCACGCAGCCGAACATCGTCGGGTGCGAAGATTAGTCCAAATGGAGTGAGTATTTGAAGGCACGACATGTTGCCGTTTGTCATTCAAACAGTATATTTTCAGTTATCCGTACATTTTTTTGACACATATGACAGTGGCGTTCAGAGCGCAGTTGTGGTGGATATACCCATCTGCACTCAACAGACAAAAGTGTTTAGCTTTGTCGTATTCAACGTTCTGGTAAGGAACCCTCCTTCCAAACGGAGCGTCCTCGTATACAGAGGTATACTTGTCATGGTGACCCAGCCAGAAGTGCCTCTCTCCCGTCACAGCCATCACCCCACGAAGCAACGACGTGTTGGGGATGGCTGGCGGCGTGCCTTTAAAGTACCTGCATATCTCGTGCGCCCTGGTGGTGTCCGACTGGTGGTGTGTGTTTAGCACACAGATGTCTTTTATCGGAATCCACCCGTCTTCACAAGCCTCTCTTAAGAAAAATCCTGTGTACTTTATTATAGCACCTAGACTGGTCACGAGCGACAGCATGGTGACGAGAGTGGCCACCGGACACGACGCCTTTTTCAGCGATCGTAAGGACTGTCTGTTGGGAACCTTACAGCAACCCATTTATTAGAATAAACTATTAGCCAAAGCTAATTGTCGTCCACACAAAAATACTTGTTAGTGCTTCCATCCATAGTTACCGACTCTAATCCACCACTAGTACCAAATACTCTTTCGTTTATGTTTCCCCAAGTGTTGACCAGGTAATCAGTAAGCCATGGGTATTTTTCATTGTCGCTTGGTTTTGGCAGACGCTGACCGAGTTCTTTGCACCGTTCATTGGCATTTGTCCACGTATCTGGGTATTTAAGGGTCAGACAGCGGTTACCTGCGTTTATTCCATCACACGTCCTGTTATATGAATTAGTGTCAATAACACAAGTCGTATTGCGACAATCGCTCAATGCTAATGCAAGGATGATGACTAGTGCAGCTAGAATGATGATGGCCAGAGCCGCCATCAGCCGGAAGAATAGCTTGATACACCTTCGGATCGCTTTCTGGCGCTTTACCGACGCTACGTACGTGGCATTAGCCGCCGCCTCGCTGTCGTTATCGCCGAATGTACCGTGAGCCATCTTGCCGGAGAGTCTCGGTGTGCTTTAAGAGGCTCTATTTTCTATATTTCCCGGAGCCGGTAATTTAATGACAGTAAATATACGATGGATGTCGTCCAGGAGGTCCGGTTCAAGCGGGAGAGCCTCACGGAGGCGCCCTTCAGGATGGCGCTCGTGGGCGGCTCGGGGTCCGGGAAGACGGTGTACCTGCTCTCGCTCTTCCGGACGCTGGTGCGCCGCTTCAAGCACATCCTGCTCTTCACGCCCGTGTACAACTCCGCCTACGACGGGTTCGTGTGGCCGGACCACATCCAGAAGGTGACCACGCACGAGGAGCTGGAGTACAACCTCTCGGTGACCAAGCGCAAGATCGAGCGCTACGCGCAGTCCAAAAAACACAAATTCCTCATCATTCTCGACGATATGGGCGACACGCAGACGCGGTCGCCCACACTCTTGGGCCTCATGAACTACGGGCGGCACCTCAACGTGTCGCTGGTGCTGCTGTGCCAGACGTACAAGCACATCCCCGTCAACGGGCGCGCGAGCATCACGCACCTCTGCTGCTGCAACGTGTCCGACTCCGACGTGGAGAACGTGCTCCGGTCCATGTCCATCCGGGGCTCGAAGAAGAGGCTCATCCGGGCCATGGCCATCATGCGGTCGGCCGGGAGCAGGAGAGTGTTGATCATCGAAGACTCGGTGTTCTGCCAGAACCAGGAGCGCATCTGCTACGACTTCGCCGACGAGAGCGTCGTCCGGAGGGACCTCGACCCCGGCATCCTGCTCGCGCAGTTCTCGCACATGAAGACGCGGCTCGCGGACATCCTGACCGCCGCCGCGGAGCGGCAGCAGAAGGCCGCCGACAAGCCGCAGTCCGTCTAGCGTATTCAACCCGCGCGCGACCGTAAATCGGCATGGTGCTGCACGCCTCGGAGGTCCTGCCCGCGTTCGTCGACTGCCTCGTCGTCGAGGGCATGGCCACGGTGTTCGCCTGCCTCCTCCGCCTGTCGCTGCCGCGCGCCCGCGCGCCCGCGGCAGGCGCGCGCGACGCCGCCCGGCCGGGCCGAACGGCGCGCCCTCACAGCTCATAAATGGACGAGGACATCAACGAGACCGCGCTCATACACATGCTCACGCGGCTCACGCAGCTGTGCTCGGGCGACGCGGCCGCGGCCGCGGCCGCCATCAAGATGCTCATGGACCTCGTCAACGAAAGAATAATGGCCCTGAATAAAAAGGCGAAAAAGGAGGTGCGCAACGCGTCTCCCTCGCAGTAATGGACGCGCAGCCTCGCGCCGTTACCGGCGAGGCGCGCGTCGAGGTGGAGCTGCCCCCGGCCGTGGCCTCGCTCATCAAGCACGAGTTCGCCTTCCACGTCAGCTGGCCGGCGCTCACGCAGGGCGTGGTGCTCGAGAACAGCACCACCTGCGTGAACGAGGAGTGGCTGACCGCGCTGGAGAGCATGCCCACGCGACACGTCTTCCACGCGCACGTGGCGGACGTGCTCGACCGGAAGGCCGGGCTGTGCGTGCACCTCAAGTTCGCGCAGACCGCCGCCGGGCAGTACGTCACGCTGCACGACCTCGACTACTACCTGGTGCGCGGCGACGCGCTCGAGCCCGTGCCCAAGCCGGCGGAGATGCGCGAGATGCTGCTGCACACCTTCCACGACTACCGCCCCAAGAGCGAGCAGACCATCGAGCTCGTGGCCTTCGGCGCGGGCACGGAGGTGACGGAAAAGCTGGTGGACGCGCTCGCGGCCTTCCTGGACACCGAGGCCTTCCGCCGCGAGTACGAGAACGTGCGGATCGTGCACCCCGCGGAGTTCCGCGGGTACGCGCCCTACACCGCCATCGCGCCGCGCGGGCGGCTCACCTTCCTGATCACCACGTACGCGTGGCTGGACGACCGGCGCCAGTTCCGCGACTTCCTCGCCGTGCTCGAGCGGCGCGTGCTCGAGGACGTGGTCGCGCACGCCGTGTCTGTGGACGGCACGCCAGACCCGCGCGTGCCCGCCTCCGTGTACTGCACCGCCTCGGGCGTGCTCTACGTGAACGACATCCTCACCGCGTGCGTGGTGCGCTTCTTCGGCTGCAACGCGCGCATGGACAGCTTCCACCGCTTCGACGTGCGCGCGGCGGACACCGAGGAGCTGCTGCGCGCCGTGCGGGCGGCGTTCGTCAAGCTGCGCGACGCCGAGCTCCGCCCGCGCGGCGCGGCGCGCGCGGACGCGTGAATATTCGGCACATAAAAACCATGGACGCGGTGTCCGCGCTCTGTGTGGCCCTGGCCTCGGCCGCGGCCATGTTCGTCGCGCTGCAGATGTGGGCCGTCTACGAGAACTACGACAACATCCGCGAGTTCAACTCCGCCAACGCGGCGCTGGAGTTCGCGCGCACGGCGGGCGGGCCGCGCGTCGACCGGCGCGTGTACGACCCCAACGACGAGGTCTTCGACGCGCGGAAGAAGTGGCGCTGTGTGATCTTTAAGGGCGCCGCGGTGGCGGCCTCGGAGTTCGGGTTCCGCTCGCACGACGGCGTGTCGCCCGCGCGCTTCGGCACCGTGGACGCGTGCGTGGACGAGATATTCACCGACGTCAGCGACTTCCGCGTCTTCAACCCGTGTTTGCCGCCGAACCAGTCCAGCGAGGCCTGCCTTTTTTTAAAATCAATACTTTAAATAAAGGCAATACTTAACTGCCGTTCGTCATGGATGAGAACGACGGAGAGAATCTGTTGGGCACTGGCGTTAACGAAAATGACGGCAGTGCCGTCTACACCGCCGGTGCTCCCTCCAGCGAAAGTGTGGAGGAGCGACTCGTCAGCCTTCTGGACAACTACAAGACCATAACTGACTGCTGTCGGGAGACTGGCGCCCGCCTGGACAGATTGGAGAGGCACCTGGAGAGCCTGCGAACAGCACTTTTGAATCTTAACACTAAAATCGACGTTCAGACGGGATACTCCAGATATTATTAACACGACCTTCGTTCGTTATAAGCTATGTTGATTATTATTTAATTATAAATGGAAGAGCTGGTGGAGCGATTTAGAACTTTCGTTAGCAGTAACTGGTACCAAACATTGAATAATAGAACGTGCATTCCAGTTGAAATCAGGAAGCTAGTTAGAGACTTACTTCGCGAGTATATCAACCATGCACCACCGTTGGACGATAATAACAAAAACGTTGGCAGGCCTATAAACTTGTTCTATAAGCCATATGTCGACAAAAATCCGGTTTATAAGGAGCTTTTTAAAAACAATGTATGGCTTTATGAAAGCGCTGTTGCTATAAAGGATTTTAACGACATGGGAACAGTAGGCAGATTTTTATTAATGATAGTTTACAGAATAATGACTGGTAGTATCAGCAATGGCATGACTATCATGGATGGAAAAGATCCAAATGACGTAGCTGCTGTGGATACACAGATGGATTATTTTTGCTACAACTTTATGTGGTACATGGGGTCTATATCCACGTATTATAAAAACAAGTCGTTGGTGTTCGGCGTGCCGATGTACTGGTGGCGTGGATCTGGCCTAGAGGAAAATGTGAACAAAAAAATCAACGAATATTTTAACACATCAGATCAACAAAAGTATGCTAGTGGTGCTATATCGTTCGTCAAATACATGACCGAGATATATGATAAGGCAGATACAAATATGCCTCGTATAAACGTGTCGTTTAACAATTTTAACACTAATTTTATTGCCACTGTTCCTGAGTTTGTCATGGATGGTCTATGTTACACAGTGTGGGATAAAATAACAAAGTATGGAACGACGTTTTATTTGGATGTGTTTATTACACCAAACAGATATAACGGCGCGATGTTTAAATCCATAGATCATAACAAACAGGGCGTATTGGATGGAATAACAAAACCGGATACGATAGATTGTAGCGCTCTGCGATTTTCGTATCACCCGAGCTTCAGTAGACGTGTCTTACACATTCCAGTTGGAGCTCGTGCTCGAAGACAGCCTCGCGAGATGGAGGATACATTTGACAAACAACACGATGTAAACAAAAGTGAGGCAATAATGTTTACACGTAATAGCGAAAATAACGGATATTACTTGGATTTCCAACATTACAGTTCCGTAGAACCTATAACGGATAACGAATTTGAGCGCAGAGACAGGCTTACGTATGATAGAAAATCGTGTAGAAAACTACGCTTTTTAGGGGACTTAGACAATGATAAGACTACATACAGGAGAATGTTGAGAGACCGGTTCATTGGATATCTAGAAATAAAACCGGACGTGCCTAAAAAGGACGACGCGATAGGGGATGAAGAACCCGTGTGTATGGATATTAACAAGCTGGACAGTCTTATTAAACCATTAGAAGACGCTATACGCAGTATTCCTAAGCCCTGTTGTTCTTCGAAACCCAGCGGTGTTACTTCATTGGCGTCCGTCAATGGTAGTCTATCTTCTGTTAGAGAAGTAGAAAGACCGCTTTCAGTAGCACGCAGATCGTTGTTAACGCGCCCGTTTTTAAGACATCATCCATATAGGTTCCCGTTAGACAGTACGTGGTGGCGGGGACGGGACGGTAACATTTGGTGAACGCAGACTAATTATTTAATTATAAATGGAGAGTGAAGATTCGTTGGTTGCCAGGTTTAAGTCTTTGGTGCAACGACATTGGCACCATCCGTTAAAGTCTGTATCATGCATACCTCGAGAAGACAGGAAGCTTATACGTGATATATTAAGAAAGTATATACAATTAGCACCTCCCATAGAGGGAAAAAACGTTGCTAACAGACCACTGAACCTGTATTTTAGAAAGTACATAGAGCAAAATCCAATGTATCGTAAGATATTCGTAGACGACGACTGGTTAAGCAAGCACGCTACTACGTTGGGTGCGCATAGTAAGATAAACATCGTAAATGTGTCCACACTAGGAAAACTATACTTGATAGTGGTTAAAAAGCTAATGACAGGCCATATATCCCACGACGAGCTTATCATGGAATTTCCTGGAGTGGGCGAGAATAGCTCTAGAGATGTCATCGATAGACAAACAACGTTTTTTTGTTTAGACTTTTTGAACAATATGGGTGCATTAGCATCTTATTACACGAACAGTGCAATTTATTTCGGCGTTCCCATGTTTTGGTGGTACGGTGTTGATGCAAAAAGCATCTACAAAAAACTGGAAACAAACTGGAAAAACCCAGCTACCATGGAATATACACGTCATTCGCTGGCATTCATTCAGTTTATGTCAGAGGTCAACGGCACGCGTGTCAGCGACAAAGACCATGTGAAGATTGTGTTTGAAAAACTCCACATTTTTCAATTTGTGATGAGCGTCCCCGAGTTCGTCATGGACGGACTATGCTTCACCGCCTGGGACACATTCTCCAAGACTGGGACGTCTTTCACGATGGACATATTTATACACCCTTCTGAGCACGACGGTGCAGTGTACAAATCTGTGGACCATGATGTGCAGGGAGTGCTTGAACAACTGTCGCGACCAGAAACCATAGACTGTAGCGCCGTTAGAGTTTCATATTATCCTAGTGTTCACACGAGCAAAGATGAAAACGACATTACTCCTCCCGGCAGCTACGACCTTTACTACTACGAGTACGGAGACCCAAACAACATAAGCAGAAACTATTATGAAAGGCGCGACCGACTCACGTACGACGGGCGCTGCGACCAGCGCCACCGCGTCTGGACGCACGAGGACAGTGACGGTACCACGTACCTCCGCATGCTGTGGGACAGGTACGACGGGAACATTCCCGTGAGCCCCTTCCCCCAGAAGCCAGTGGGATCCTCGGGGTCCGTGTGCGTCCTGCCCCAGCGGGTGGACGCGCTGCTGAAGCCCCTGGAGGAAACGATAGCCACCGCCAAGACCTGCTGCGAGGAGAACCGCGAGGCCGGGAAGCACCTGGAGCACCACATCGAGACCATGCGGCAGTACGCCGTGCTGGTGTCCAACAAGACGGACGTGCAGACGTGCAACCGGCCGGGCGCCGAGGTGACCAAGCACGCGATCGACGGGAGCCTCCCGCCGCCGCACGTGCTGGGCAACTGGGGCGTGCGCAGCGACTGCGGGCAGCGGCGGCCGCCCAGGGTCAGCCACGGCGGCCCCAAGCCGTGGTGGTGGGGGCGCCACGCCGCCATATGGTGAGTGGTGTAGTGTGTACGCGCGCGGAAAAGGTAGGAATCGCAGAGGCTGCCGGGTAAGTAGGTGCGGCGATGCCGCGGATCGTATGCTATATTAGCAGCCTAAAACGCGGCGCCGCGCGACCGCAGAGGTTCAGTCCTCAGACGAGAACAGCGTCTCGTCGGGCTGCAGACTGAACCGTTTCGGAGTCCCGTAGAAGCAGGGGTCCTGCTTCTCGAACTCCACCTTGATCTTGATCCCGCGCGCGTTCATCTGGGTCATGAAGACCTTGGATACGTGCGTGGAGTCCATGCGCGTGAGCACCGGCGAGAGGCTCAGCTTCGAGCACCGGATGCACACGTGTGTGCCGTTTATCCGGGCGGCGATGTCGCCGCAGTTCTCGCAGACGAATACCTCCTGCGCGTCCTCCTCGGAGTCGCGCAGGATCTCCGAGACGGTGAAGGCCGCGCCGTGCGAGATCATGCAGTCGCGCTCCATCTCGCCGATCTTGATGCCGCCGCCGCGGCGGCGGCCCTCGTTGGCCTGCCGGATGAGCTTGGTCTTGCGCCCGCGGCAGCGCACGGTGGCCTTGTCCAGCGTGAGGTGCCGCAGGCGCAGGTAGTACAGCGGCCCGAAGAAGATCCGGGCCGCGAAGGGCTCGTCCGTCTCGGGGTCGTAGAGCACGCGCTCGCAGAAGATGCGGCTCTCGACCTCGGGGTCGTCCAACCGGGCGTCCGGGTGCGCGAGCGCGTAGCAGCGCCGCGCGAACTCGATGTAGGTCTCGAAGTCGGTCTCGTTGGTGCTCGGGAAGCAGATGGGGCGGTTGGAGCCGTCCTCGGCGAAGGGCTTGTGTCCGTACGCCGTGGTCAGGATGACCTCCATGAGCATGGAGAGCGTCTTCCGCGAGAAGATGGAGGTGGAGTTGATGATGACGTCGGGCGTGATCCCGTCCTCGTCGTAGGGCAGCTCGGTCTCGTCGGCGACGTACGCGACCGTGCCCTTCTGGCTGGTGCGCGTGGTGAACTTGTCCCCGAGGATGGCGCGGCGCTCGCGCACGGTGAGCGCGCGCACCTTGACCTTGTCGGTGAGGTCCGCCTGCACGCGCTCCACGCGCGCGGGGTAGATGTCGGAGTAGCGCTCGGCGATGTCGAAGCTGATCTGGTTGTCGGCCACGAAGTCGTCGTCGAGCGTGCGCGAGGAGACGTTCCGCGCGATGGCGTCGCCCTGCTCCAGGAAGGCGTTCAGGCGCACCACGCCGTTGACGTCGATCTTGGAGTACGCGGAGGAGCGCACGCGCTCGCGGTTGTTGAAGTTCTCCAGCGGGATCTCGACCTGGTACTTCTTGCAGGTGAGGATGTCGAGGCCGCCGCGCTCCGCGAACTGCCGCTTGAGGATGATGCCGTCCTCCTGGTTCATGCCCTTGAAGGACATGAGCGCGACGGTGACGTGGTTCCCGAAGCAGTTGTCCGCGATCTTGGAGGTCTCCAGCGCCTTGCTGAGCACGATGGGCCGCTCCGCGTTCATGAGGTGGATGCCGTTGTCGACCTTGTTGCGCAGGTCCGCGCTCAGGCAGGAGATGGCCTGCTTGGCCTGCGCGCAGCCGAGGATGGCGCGCGGCGCGGAGTTGTGGTTGATGCCCACCAGCGAGGAGGCCACGTACCCGTCGCGGAACTCCGCCGGGAAGTCGCAGAAGTCGTACAGCGCGCGCTCCTCGGGCGGCAGCGTGCGGAAGCGCTGCACGGAGTCGCAGACGTTGCTGAAGCTGAACTGCTCCACGTCCACGATCTCCATCACGTGCGGGAACTCGCGCTGGATGTCCGAGAAGGTCATCGCGGGGATGTCGCGCTGCAGGCGCTCCATCTCCGCGTCCATCACGAGCACGCCGTTCTCGACCACCAGCAGCGGGCGGGTGAGCCGCCCGGCGCCGAAGTTGATGCGCACCTCGTTCATGCGGTCGCGGACCAGCGCGACGCTGATCTCGTTGTTCCCGAAGAAGCCCAGGCGCTTGCGGCGACGCATGTCCAGCACGAAGGCGTCCACGATCGCGGGGTTCAGCGAGGCCACGAGCGCGTTCTCCACGGTGACCGCGAACCCGGTCTCGAAGTAGCTGATGTCGCGCTGCGGGTACGAGCGGATGTAGTCGCAGACCTTCTTGGTGAGCTCCACGAAGTCGGCCGTGCGGATGTTGGAGATCGAGCTCAGCACCGAGAGCTGCGAGATGAGCCCCACCTGCGGGCCGCGCTCGGGCACGTCCGAGGGGCAGAAGTACCCGTACTGGCTGGGGTGGTACTTGCGCACCTTGAACATCTTGGAGATCTTGACCTGCTCGGGGTAGAAGCCCACGCTGCGCGGGATGGAGATGCTCTGCATCCAGGAGTAGTGCGGGTGCGTGCGGAAGCTGCCGTCGGACTTGCGGAACTTGCCGCTGAGCAGCGCCGCGAAGGCGTGGTTGAACCCGGGCGTGGTCAGCACGTGGATGCTCACGGTGCAGGTGCCGCGGTTCTTGTGGTTGGCGAGGATGTCGTTGCGGATGTTCCCGATGTAGGTCTCGAGCTCGTCCATGGCCAGCGCCTCGAAGTAGCGCCCGTAGGTGTACACGCGGTGGCAGATCAGCGAGTCGCGGTCGGGGTAGCGGTCCGGGAAGAACACGCAGTAGACCATCTTGCGCACGAGCGAGAGCAGGTACAGGCCCTTGAGCTGGTTGGGGCTGTCCTGCATGTGCGGCAGGAAGTTGTTCAGCATCTCGTAGCGGAACTCGTCCTTGCTCAGCGGGGACTTCTGCTTGGCGTGCTCGGCCGCGATGAGCGCGTTCACGTACTCGGGGATGTCCCCGCCCGTGGGCACGGTCTTCGCGCTCTCCACCAGCGCGGTGGCCAGGTGCGCGGCCTCGGGCGGCATGTCGAAGCAGAGGTTCCGGACGACGAAGTCCAGGCTCACGTCCGCCAGGAACTGCACCATGACGATGACGTTGACGGTGATGAAGGTCTTCGCGGAGGAGATCACGAAGTTGTCCAGCTGGTTCATGTCCATGAGGATCTTGTAGTGGCGGTACCGCGCGGGGATGACGTGCGAGGCGGAGATGGACGAGAAGGAGAGCGTGAACGAGTTGGCCTTCACCTCCCGGAACTTGGGCCAGGTGGTGATCTTCTCGATCATGTTGATGCCGAGCTTCTCGATGGACTGCTTGTTGATGAAGGTGCCGCCGATGGAGTTGGGGACCACGTACTTGGAGGGGTCCAGCGCGTTCTTGTTGCCGTAGCCGATGAGCAGCGGCAGCTTGATGAGGTGAGAGTCGTTGCCCTCGTAGCTGTTGATCTTGGTCACGGTCAGGCCCTCCTTGGTCATGACCTGCCGGTAGATGTTGACGGTGAAGGTGACCAGCGCCTCGTAGCTCTGGCCCTTGATGCTGGCCACGATGGGCGAGAAGTCCGGCGCGGAGATCTTGACATCGTCGATCTCGAGCACGATGGACTCGGTGCCGTTCTTGAAGGTGAGCAGCGTGCGGCGCACGGTGAGGATGTCCTTGAGCCGGTGCTTGATGAAGTTGGCGTAGGACTCGTACTGGAAGTGGAGCGGTCGGTAGTAGACTTCGGCCTTGGGGTCGGGCAACAAAAACTTGTATCCGAGCGACTGCTCCATATTTATGAAATCGATATTATTTCACTATCCGCTCACGAGCAGCTCCTTGAGGAAGTCCACGCTGGCGGCGGTCACGTCCACGGCCTCCAGCCGCGCGGAGCGCTCGCGCATGAGCGCGAGCAGCGCCTGCGCCTGGTCCACGCACTCGCGCCCCTCCTCGGTGGAGCGCACCGCCACGATGTTCAGCTTCTTGCCCTTGAAGAACTTGATCCGGCTGTCGGCCGGGATCAGCGAGGGGAACACCGTGTGCTCGATGGCGCCCGTGTACGTGAGGTTGAACATGCCGATCTTGAAGTTCCGCACGCCGTACGCGTGCCGCATGTCCTCGATGGCCGCGATCTTCGCGTCCGCGCCGTCCAGCGCGAGCACGCGCGCGGACGCCTCCGCGACCTCCGCGAAGCAGGCGGTGCCCGTGATCGCGGCGATCACGCGGAACGTGATCGCGTAGGTCCCGAAGAGCTTGTCCACCAGGTCCGCGCAGCCGCGCTCTGAGTCGTCCTTCGAGAGGATGATGTGCATGGTCGAGTCCTTGAAGATCTTCACGCAGGTGCGGTTCGTGAGCACGATCTCGATGGTCTGCAGGATGGAGCTCTTCCCGCGCGTGGAGATCGAGTGGTGCAGGATGTCCACGCGCAGCTGCTTGGAGATGGACTTGATCCAGGGCTTGCTGGGGTCGGTGCGCACGGTGGTGCACATGTAGTCGTCGGAGCGCCGCCCCGCGAAGTAGCTCTGGCGGCCGCCGTGGATGGTGCGCTTGATCTCGCCGTAGTCGATCTTGCAGCGCTTGGCCGTGGTCTTCACGTACGAGACCAGCGAGGACCGCTCCTGGTCGAAGATCTCCGCCGTGCGCCGGCTGCACGCGTCGTCGCCGACGTGCACGTCGAAGAACTGCGAGAGCGCGGCGCCGCGTCGCGTCGGCCGCGCGCGCGGCGCGAACGCGGCGTGGTTCACGATGTGCTTGGTCGTGCTGATGTCGCAGTACACCACCTTGGCCAGCGAGGCGCCGAGGCCGGCGGGCGCCACCTCCTCGAAGGTGGTGGCGCCGAGGATGCGGTCGCGCAGCACCCCGTAGACATCCCCCACCTCCGCGCTGTGCGAGATGTGGAAGTTGAAGATGGTGCGGCGGTACGAGTCCTCCACGGACCGCAGGAACGAGAACAGTCCGAGCATGTTTGAATCGTCATAATTGTATTTCAGTTTGTTTTCAATACGTAGTTGATGGCCATGTTGAAGCTGTCCGCGACGTCGTCCAGCTTTTTCCTGGCCGGGACGGAGTCCAGGATCCCGAAGCTCTCGGCCAGGGCCAGGAAGGTGCGCACGGACCGCCTCTTGCGCGCGCGGTAGGTGCTCCCGGTCATGGCGGGCGGGACCGCGATCACGCGCACGCGGCGCCGGCCGTCGTAGAGCAGGCCGCGGATGAAGTAGATGAACTTAGAAAAAGGCGACATCTTGCACTGGCGCTCCACGAGCACCACGTTGGCGGGGAAGGCGGTCACGTCGCGGTGCACGCGCTTCTCCCAGTCCTTGCTCCAGTCCAGCTTGGCCACGTCGACCACGCGCACGGTCCCGTCGAGCACCTCCAGCACGGTCCGCGCCGGGTTCTTGGTGCCCAAGTCGAAGGCCGCCACGATCATGCCGCTAGCGGAGGATCGAGGACAGCAGGTTGAAGATGGTCACGAACTGGGAGAAGCTCGAGAAGATGGACTCCGCGGTGGGGTTCACCAGGCAGGACGCGTCGCTCAGCTCGAAGCGCTCCACCTCGCCATCGTCCGATATTTGAAACCGCATATTATTTATAAGCTCTATAGCGTCGCGATGCGGGTAACCCATGCACTCGCAGGCCATTTTTATCGCGCCCGCCTCGCGTAGCCGGCGGGAGAGCGTCCTGTCCGCGACGATGGCCGCGCGCAGCGCGTCGAAGCTGTCGCACGCCACGGGCGCGCCCAGCCGCGCGGCGATGCCGCGCACGTCCGTGTCCCGCACGCGCACGACGTAGCCGTTGCTCACGGCGCAGTCCCGCCCGAAGCGCCGCACGAGCAGCCGCAGGGCCTCCTCGCGCGAGCAGTCGGCGGCGCACCGGGCCGCGTCGTCGCAGAGCACCAGGCAGTCCGCGTAGCGCCGCACGGCCACGAAGACGCCCTCGCGCACGCGCGCGTCCACGAGGTGGCCCACGCCGCGGCTCAGCACGCACCCGCCGCCCGCGGTGCGCAGCACCGGCAGGTGGTGCCGCGCGTCCACGGGCGTCAAGTCGATGCCCTTCACGCGCATGAAGCAGCGCTGCGAGCAGTCGACGACCCGGCGCTGCGGAACGCCGCGCCGCGCCAGGCAGACGGCCGTGCCGAACCCCGCGTCGCCGTCCGCGGCGAGCGCGTGGTGGACCGCGTCGAAGTCCGCGCGCGAGAACGCGTCTCCGGCGCGGATCTCGACGCGCATCGTCCGCGCGGCGCGGACGCCCAGTGCGGCGCACTCGGCCAGGATCGCGTCGCTGGCGGAGTGGTCGGCGACGGCGTCGTCCGCCGTCCACACCTGCCGGAACACGGAGAAGCGCACGAAGGTCAGGTCGGCGTACCTGGCGTCCAGCGCCTCGCAGGCCGCGCGCACCTCGGGGGGCGGCTCCACCTCGGCCCCGCTCGCGGAGTCGAAGACGGCGCCGCGGACCCAGGCGTGCGTGGCGCCGAAGTGGAGCCGGCTCACCGTGTACTCCCCGGGCTCGAGCGCGCAGTCCGCGCGCGCGGCGCGGTAGTACTGCTCGATGGACGCGCACGGCGCGGTGGGCGCGACCGCGACCGTCCAGTACGTGCGGTTGGCCCACTCGACGAGCGCGTTGTACCGGTCCACGGCGCTGCCGGTGACGAGGTGCAGGGAGTCGCGAAGCCGGATGAGCTCTTTCAACGTATATAAATCGTTTTCCGAAGTCATGATTTCGCTGTTTTTGGTGATCTGCTATTTTGTTCTCATTTTTAACATAATCGTCCCACACATATTCGAGAAGCTGCGCCAGGAGGAGGCCGCCTTCGACCGGCTGGCGAGCGCGGGCTCCGTCTACCGGTGCGTGGACGGCGTGGTGGTGTCGTACGCGCTGGGCGCGACCGGGATCGTGGCGCGTGTCATGACGGACGCCGCCGGCGCGCCCCTGCCTTGCGCACGCATGCCGCAGGCCGATCCCGACAAGTTCGTGCGCTGCGGGGGCGGACGCGCGGAACTGCGGGACGTGTGCGCGGACGCGTACGCGAGCGTGTTTTTATGATAAATAAAACGATATGAGTTCGCAGGCAGCACCGGGTAGGGACGCCGCCGCGGCAGGGGGTAACAAAAAGCGCAGGAGGAAGCGGGTGACCACCGTCGTGGACGGCGACACGGACTGCCCGACGTGCTCGTCGTGCCAGTCGCGGCTTGTGACCGTGTCCGACGTGACGCGCCTCCAGACGCTGGACTTCATCAAGTGCGCAGGCACCCTGTCGTGCGCGGCGTGCGGGTCCATGCTCACCCCGCTGCGAGATCTCGTCCGTTGATGGCGCTGTACAGCGCGGGTTCGTCGTTTTTTGCGCCGGCCGCGGCGCGCTCCCGGACGAACCCCAGCCCGTCGGTGGCCAGCGCGACCAGCCGCTGCGCGAACGCGGCCACGGTGTCGCGGATGGCGCGCACGGAGGAGGTCGGGAACACGTAGAGCGTCCGCGCGTCCGAGTGCGACTCGCGACACACGCGCCCGATCATCTGCTCCATGACCATGCGGTTGAGCACGGCGGCGGCCACCGCCAGCGCGTCCAGGTTGGGGAGGTCCAGCCCCGTGCCCGAGAAGAACACCGTGGACACCAGCACGAAGCGGTCCTTCTCGCGCAGCGCGCGCGTGATCTCGGGGGTCTTCCTGTTCTTGGCGTCGCCGAGGAAGACCAGGTCCGCACCTAGCCGGTCCGCCAGCGCGGCGTGCAGATCCACCATGTGGTTGCGGAGCTTGGTGAGCACCAGCACGCGTCTGGACGTCCCGTCCGCGAAGGCCGCGGCCACCGTGTCCACGATGAGCTTGTTCCGGTGCACGTCCTCCGCGAGGATCTTCTCGGTGAAGACGTGGTACTTGTTCTGCGGGCCCTCCAGGCTGCGCGCCATGTTTCGGATTTTAGGCGTGGAGTACGCCTCGAAGAAGGCGTCCACGACGCGGACCACCTTCGAGAGTTTGCTGACCACGGACACGTTGACCACGCGGTTGCAGTAGATGCGGTTCGCGCGGCGCGGCGTGGCCGTCAGGAAGTAGCACATGGGCGGCGGGTACTTCACCAGGAACCGCGCCACCGCCGTGTTGTTCATGAGGTTGTACGTGTGCGACTCGTCGAGCACCAGCACGTCGAAGCGCCGGCTCACCGCCCGACAGAACTCGTCGTTGGCGAAGTGCCGGCTGACCACGATGGCCACCATGGCGCGGTCGAGCTCGCCGGAGCGCAGCAGCGCCGAGGCGCCGTCGTAGGAGACGACGAAGGGCACGCGCAGCTCCGCCACCGCCGAGCGCCACTGCGGCACCAGCATGCGGTTGGGCACGCAGACCACCGCGCGCCGCGCGTGCGTGGCGATGAGGTGGCACGCGGTCAGCGTCTTGCCGAACCCGCACGCCAGGTGCAGGGTGACGTAGACGCACCGCCCGGCCGCGAGGAGCTGGTCGCGCGCGGCGAGCACCTCGTCCACCACGATCTTCTGGTTGGGGTACAGCGAGGGCAGCGTGTTCTCGCCGACGTCCACGCCGCGCATCCGCGCGGAGTCGCGGAGCCGGGGGAACGCCACGCCGCGGCTGCGCACCCGCAGGTCCGAGAACAGACCCACGGGGAGCACGAACCGGAACGCCGACCCCGGGAACACCTCGGCGAACTCCCCGTTGTCCCGGAACAGACACAGCGGGCGGTTGTAGCCCGCCAGATTTTTTAAGTACGCATAGAGTTTATCGTCCACTTGTACTCCTCTAAACATTTTTCAACATATAAATGGCAAACAGCTACTACAGTTACTACAACCCCGTCGAAGAGTTCGAGGGCGGCGGCGTCCAGGACGCCGAGCTCTTCACCACCGAGGAGCAGAATGCCTTCCTTCCCAAGGACCCGAGCAACCCGGACGCGCCTCCCCTGCCTATCGTTCCCAGGCCAGGCCCCGCCGGAAACGTGGCGCCATACAGCGTTCTTCAATACGAGGACGTCCGAGTATTAATAGGTGTGGTGATATTTGTATTGGCCCTGACGTCCACCCCCGTGCTCGCTCTGGTAATGATAGGTATTGCCTCACTTATTCTGCCGCTGCCGTGCCTCGTCGTGGGGTACTGCGCGGCCATGCAGATCATGCACCCCAACGCCGCCGGGAACGCCGGCATGGCCATCGTCTGCACGCTGATGTCCATCATCACCATCATCGTCTCCCACGTGACCGGGTCCGTGGGCGCCACCACGCTCATGTACATCGTGCTCGGGCTCCTCTTCGCCATCTACGCGTTCCGGCTCACCGGCCGCGGCATCCTGCGCGGCCGCATGTCCTCCGCCGCGCCCGCGTGCCCCGTGTACGCCGGAGCCAAGTCGGACGACCTGTTCTTCGCCGAGTAGGGCGGGCGCGGATCATTTCGCGACGGGATAAATAGGCGCTCCAAATGGGGGACTCCGTGTCCAAGGTGGAGGTGATCGACACGCCGGCGCCGGGCGAGTACGCGCTGCGCATCACGCACACGACGGGCGTGGACACCTTCAACTTCGCCGAGGAGTCGGAGACGTTCTCTGACGTGCGTGCTAAAGAAATACGGCCGCGGTTCTGCCTGCTGCCGGACATGGACCCCGGGCAGTGCGGCCGCTTCCTCTCGAAGGAGGTGGCCGCCCGGGCGCGCCTGGTGCAGGGCCCGCCGTGCGACTCGCTCTTCTTCCGTCCGGGGTCGCTGCTGCGCGCGGACTACATCCCCGACAGCGCCAAGCCGTACCTGCGTAAGGGCTCCATGTGCGTGTTCAAGATGGCGAGCGGGCCCGCGCCCACGGACGCCGCCATGGCGCGCTGCTGCACCCGGCCGACCCCGGACTGCCCGTCCGTGCTCGCCAACGGGTACAAGACCGCGCACTGCGACCTGGTCATGGCGAGCCGGTGCGCGGTGGAGCCCGACGCGCCCGAGTGCATGGACTGGCTGCGCACGGGGCGCTACGCCGCGCTGGACGCGTACGCCGGCCTGTGCGCCAAGCACATGGACGCGCGGTTCTGCTCGGAGTTCGCGCGCGTCGCGCGGCCGTCGCTGTTCGCCTTCGGCGACTCGGCGCTCCGGCGCTACTGCGACGCGCACCGATCGGCGCCCGAGTGCGCGTGCGTCACCGGCCGGGCGCTGGGGAAATACCTGGGCCCGCGCGTCTGCCGCGCGCACGAGTGCACGGACCAGTCGCGCGACCGAAAGTGGCTGTTCTTCAGCCAGGACGTGCAGCGCTCGCGCTGCAAGTACGTGGGCTGTCGCATCGACGTGGACAGCCTGGTGATGCAGAACTCGCGCGCGGACATGATCGCCGACTGCGGCAAGGCCGTCGCCGCGGGCTACGCGGACCCGGACCCGGGCGTGCGCGACAACGCGCAGGCGTTCCTGCCCGCCGTCCCGCCGTTCGCGGTGGCCGCGCTGGCGGCGGCGGTGATATTTTACTTCGTGGCGGTGTACTCGAGACGATCGCTAGAAACAAAGGTCATAAATGTTTATAGACGATAACACCGTCATCGTGCTGAACTCGGGCGAGCGGTTTCCGGAGGCGCTGTTCGACACGCGCGGGCGCCCGCTCGGGCCGCGCTCGGTGCGCACGATGGAGTACGACGCCTCCGTGCCGCGCGACGCGCGCGCGCTGCTGCTGGTGAACCCCACCGCGGGCCAGCTCGCGGTCGTGGCTGCCGGCGCCCCGGCGGGCGCTCGGGTACTCGTCCTCGTGGACGCCGAGTATTGCGCCCCGCCTTTTAGCATAGTAAATGGTGTCTGACTACGACCCGGCGGTGTTGGTGCTGATATTCTGTGCGGCCATGGCCGCCAACGTGTACATGACCCCCCAAACGAAGCTGAGCACCATATTCGTGCTCCAGTCCGTCGTGTTCTCGTGGTTTCTCTTCCACTTCGTCCATTCGGTTATTTAAATTTCTCCTCAGATAAATGGACATATTCGACACCTTGAAGTCCTACTACTCCGGCCTGCTGGTCTGCGGAGTGCTGCTGCTCGCCTCCGCGTGTGTGTTTGCCTGCATCGACTTCGGGAAGAACACCAACGTAACGGACTACGTGTGGCGCGCGCTGAGCGTCACGTGCTTCATCGTGGGCTCGATCCTGCTGGTCGGCCTGTTCGTCTTCACCATGTACAGGCGCTGCTCAAAGAGCATGCCCTACGAGCGCCTGAACCAGACCGACATCGAGCTCACCGCCCGCTAGTGTCCGAACGGGTGGGCAATTAACAGTAATAAATGGGGTTGCTCGACGCGTTGCTCACCGTGGTGGTCATCTCCATCGTGTGTTACATCATCATCATGCTGTACCGCAAGGCGTCCACCGCCCCTCGGGTGCCCGGCCGCAGGGACCAGCCCGTTCCCGGAACCTCGTCGTTCGACGACAAGATGACCGACGATCAGGTGAAGGCCTTCCACCGTCTGGTGACCTCCTCGCCCGAGGGCGATGGCGGCAAGGCAACTGCTGCGGTCTAGTCGCCTCTCCGACGCGAGAGTCGACGCTGACGAAAGAATATTTCGCGTAATAAATGGCGTCGGACAGGATAGCGCAGAGGACGCAGAGCAGCTACGATGACTACATCCAGACCCTGAACAAGATAGCGCCGCAGCTGCGCAGCCTGCTGACGCACCTCAACAGCGATCACGTGGTGCGTGGTGGCGCTACCGGCGAGGAGGCTTGCGCCGGCGGGTCGCTGGAGGCCGCGTCGAGCCGCCGCGGTTCATCCTCCTCTTCCTCACGCACCAAACGGACCTCCAGGAGCTCGACGAAGACGTCGTCATCCAGGTCCCGACGCAGTGGGGCGCCCTCTAGGCGCGGCGACGGCGGTATCTCTTCCTCCGGAATGCACGCCTGCGACGCCGAGACCGTGCAGGCCGTGTCCAACTGCGGCCGCATCGTGTACGGCGTGATGAAGGACGGCAAGCTGGAGGTCCACGGGACCATGGGCGACGTGTGCGAGGACCTGCTGGGCGTCGAGTGCGTGAACGCAGGCAGGAAGAAGACGTCCAGGTCCAAGACCACTAAGACATGCACAGGCAGCAGGTCAGGCACTTGCCCCCAGTCGTCCTCGACCTCCTCGACCTCCCGCCGCCGATCTTCCGGCACTTCTTCATCTAGCTCGACCGCCACCAGGCGCCGACGCACCCCCGGCCTCGCCACCATAAACAGCGTCATGGACCTCGACGGCGGCATGTGCTAGAGGCTAGATGAGGTTGAGTTTCCGGACGAACAGTTTTATGACGAACAGCGCGACGTTCAGCACCGGGCTGTTCCCGAACCCGATGCGCTCGGCGATGTGCTCGCAGTCCTCCCCGATCTCCACGTCGATGAGCTCCGTGGAGAGGTCGGCGCTTAGCCCGCGGACCTCGGCGAAGCCCAGTTTGACGAGCGCGTGCTCCAGAATCGTGATTCCGATGATGACCACGTTGGTCACCAGGATCTTCTTTTTGCGGGTCTCGTTGTACCTCCGGATCACGGAGTACATGCGGTCGACCTCCTCGTCAGAGCACTTTTCGAGGTCGTCCAGCGACAGCGTCACGTTGTTCAGCGTCGCGTAGTTGACGATGACCACGCGTTTGTTGAGCTCGCTCGCCCGCGGCGTCTTCCCGAAGAGCACCTTGGTGAAGTTCTCCAGATTACCGTTATCCTGAGATGCCGCGCATTTTCTGCGGAGCTCTTTTACCTCCTCCTCCAGCAGGCGCACGCGCTTGGAGTCGTCGAAGACGGCCCCCAGCGAGGGCGTGGTCGTGGCGAAGGAGGCCGTGGTGCGACGCCCGGCGTCTCCGTGGATCGGGATCGCTGAGACGCGCGCGAACGCGGTCTGCACGGGCTCCCTCTCCACCACGGCTTCTCGATCGGATACCAGAATGTTGATGCGCTGTTGGCGCTGCTGCTCGGCGGCTATGATGTAGCCGTCGGCCTTCTTCGGCATCACCAGGTCGGCCTCGGGCATGACCTTCGCGACGCAGGTGTCCGGCTCCTCCTCGTCGGGCGGGAGCGGGCTCGTGGCGTAGTCGTCGTCCACCTCCTCGATCTCCAGTCCGTCGTCCTCGTCCTCATCGTCCTCGTCCTCGTCGTCGGACGGCTGGACGGTGCGCGCGAGCAGCTTGTCGTTGACCGTCCGGAGGATGGACAGCTGCCCCTTCGTTATCTCGTAGTGCTTGTTCAGCGGGTAGTTGTCCTCGGAAAAGGACGTCGGCCCGTAGTCTCCAGGAATATCGGTCACCGGTACGGCCGTCATTTAATACTAAATAAATGACGGCCTCAAACGTCCAAATGGCGATGCACCATGTGGAGGGCGCGGAATACATGTTCAGGATCGTGTCCAACGTGCTCCCCACGCTGTGCGCGGACTTCAAGCCCAGCTACGACCTCACCCGGACCTACGTCCACCCGCTGGACTCCATGTTCCTCGACGGGCTGGAGAAGCTCATGGGCGACGAGGAGACGGAGGTGACCGTGAAGCAGTTCGGCATCAACTACCTCCTGGACAAGTCCGCCAACTCGTACCTCATCCCGGCGACCGTCGGGCCTAACTCCGCCGAGATCCTCACGAAGCGGCTCAAGCTGACGGACATCGCCAACCCCGTCGTGTGCACCCTCGCGTTCAACGACGTCCCCCCGTTCACGCGCGAGCTCCTGAAGCTGCGGACGTCCAGCTTCGAGGCGCACGCGCGCGTGGCCGGGGGCTACGTGCGCTACCCCACCGGCCTGCAGGTGAAGTCCCCCATCTCCTTCCCGGCGCTCAGCTTCGACAACACCTACCTGCTCAACCTCACGTACCCGCACATCCTCGGGCCGCCCGAGATCGGCTTCCGCGCCCGGATGGTGGACGGGACCGTGATCGCCAGAGACCTGCTCATGCTGCTGAACATCCGCGCGCTGCTGACCGACGCCTCTCGCGCCCGCTTCGACGCCGCCTACGAGATACCTGAGTCCGCCGCGAAGCACGGGATCGTGCTCGCCCAGACGCCGCAGGTGGACACCGAGATCACGACCATGCAGCTCAAGTACCTGCTCACGTTCTTCCAGTACTTCGATCAGCACTTCTCGCTGCGGCAGCTCACCTTCAACGGCCAGAACCTGCGCATGGTCAAGGGGACCGTGGCCAGCCTGGCGGCGTCCATCTTCTACCAGAGCCAGCTGGTGCGGCTCACGCAGCTGCACTCTAGCGTGTCCTTGGCCGACCACATGGACGCGCTGACCACCGGCGGCGCGCCCGTCCGCATCGCGGCGCCCGGGATGAAGTTCGTGGACATCTCCGCCAACGTGAGCTACTACACTAGCCTGCTCTCCATGCTCATGCGCGCCGACCGGACCTCGCCGCTGATCGCCCCGGCCAAGAGCCTCTTCTGGGACGGGCTCGAGTACAGCGAATTCAAGGCCATGAGCACCGCTGACGCGCTGTTCCTCAGCGCCACCTGCTACACCTTCGCGCTGTTCGACCACGAGGACGTCACGTACTGCTCGGGGCTCGCCGACGCGCTGGCCGCCGGGAAGACGCCGCTGCGCGTGTGCTTCTACCCCCGGGCGGTGGGCACCAAGACGGTGGCCGCGCTGGTCCTGGAGACGCTGTCCAGCATCAACCTGATCTCCCCCCGGGAGTTCCCGCGGCGCTCGACCCACCAGCCCAACCACATCGGGCTGTCGCACAAGGCCTTCATGCAGTTCTTCCAGCTGCTCCGCGTCGTGGACCGCTGCGACCCCGACCGCGCGCTGAAGGAGGTGCTGATGGCCTACGCGGGTATCCGGATGACCGACAAGGGCCCCGTGCACTACATCAACAAGGAGAGCCACGCCGACTTCGTGAAGCTGCTCTTCGGCGCCATGGGGTTCCGGGTCCACGTGAGCTCGTCCGTGTACGGCAGCCGGCGCCAGACCGTGATCACCGTCTCGCCCTCCGTGACCAAGCACACCGTCTCGCGCATCCTGACCAAGGTCTGCTGCAGCAAGGACGAGGTGGAGAAGATCATGGCCTCCGCGCACGACCTCCTGCAGTTCATGGTCACGGCCACGAACGTGCGCGACGCGCACACGTACCACGGCCAGTCTCAGTGCCGGGCTCCGCTGTACGCGACCTTCAACTGGCGGTTCCCGCGCACCATCTACGGCGGCGCGCCCGGCGGCGAGGAGGCCGAGACGCTCGAGAACTCCAGCTCCGCGGTGGTGCTCTCCAACAACCTGGGAATTCTCGACCGGATCAACGTCCGGGGGATCTTCTCGGCCAACACGATAGACGAGCTTATGTCCGTGGACTGCTTCATGCCCGAGAACGTGGCCTTCAAGCACAACCTGCAGAGCCTCATCGACACCGACCAGCTGACCGGCGAGAGCATCCTGATGGCCATGCCCAACAACCTCATCGACCGGCTGGTCTCCGTGGGCGGGTCGCCCGACATGACCGTCTCCGCGCTGCTGGACGACGTCACCGGGAGCACCGACGAGTCCTGCGTGAGCAGCAACGAGATCGCCGACGCCATCAACGCCGCGCTGAAGACCAAGTACGTGCGCGACACGTCCAACATCGTGAACAGCGCGCTCTCCATCGCCAGCGCGCGCTCGGAGAAGCAGCTCGAGGCCGTGAAGCGCGCCACCTGCTGCGTGTCGTCGCTCTTCAAGCAGCTCACGCAGTCGGTGTACACGACGGAGCGCATCTTCGGGGTGCCCATCTCGGACGAGGTCAAGAACTCCATCCTGGAGCGGTACCGGGTCTTCGTGGAGCTGTCCAAGTCCCTGTACATGGACATGATCGCGCTGGAGAACCTGAAGGCGCTGCTCCTGATCGTGCGCCGCAGCGGGCGCTACGTGGGCGACTCCGAGATAGGCGTGGCCGAGATGCAGAAGGCGTACGAGATGGTGAAAGAAAAAATATCCAGGCTGACGGGGTACTACGCCAACATCGGGGAGCTGTACTGGAACCACATGAAGCGCAACCTCAACCTCCGCTCCTCGGACGGCTCGGTTTCTTTTGACAGTGAGTAAATAGTCCGCGCGGCGATGCGTCCGTGCTACGTGACGGTGATTAAGTCCATAGGCGGCCTGGCGCTTTTCCAGGTGGCCAACGGCGCCATCGACCTCATGCGCCACCTGTTTATGCACTTCTGCGAGCACCGGCTGCGCTCCAACACGCTCGCCGCCGTCCTCTTCAAGACTGTGATCAGCATGATCATGTACCTGCTTCTCGGCGTGGCCCTGATATACATGTTCAGCGACAGCGACTGCTCGGGCGGCGAGCGCCCGGCACCCCCTAAGCAGACGACGCGGAGCACCCAGACGTCGGGCAGCTAGTCGCGCCCGGCGCCAGTCGGCAGAACCGCGACAGCGCGTCTCTGTCCCTCCTGTTTATCTTAAAGGACCGCGCCCGCGTCATGGTGGTCAGCAGCGCGCGCATGCGCGTTCCGTACTTGCGCAGGTCCTCCACGGATAGCGGGTTCTCCCGCGCCAGGTCGCACACCGGGACCGCGCCCTCCGCCTCCGCGCGGTCCGCGAGCTCGCAGACGACGGTCAGCACGGTGTTGACCACCTGCGAGACCACCGACCCGGTGCTGACGCTCCACTGCGCGGCGTCGGAGCGCAGCTGCATCACGTACAGGCGGTACGTGATCTCGGTGAGGCTGCGCACGAGCCCGCTCTCCGGACGCACGTCGAAGGCCTCCACGTCGGTGTCGGCGCCGCGGATGACGAGCGCCATGAAGGCGAAATAGGTCTCGAAGTCGTAGGTGTGGTAGCTGTCGGTGGCGTACCCCATGAACTCCTGGATGATCCGGATCTGCGCGCCGAACCGGAACCGCTTGCTGGTCTCGCGGTACAGCTCCGGGAAGTATATCTCGACCATGGTCTCCGTGAGCCGGAACCCCCGGCCCGCCAGCGTGGCGATGAGGATGTACGGCGCCACCAGCACGTTGTTCTTCTTCAGCACCGTTTCGGTCTTCACCGCGTCGAGGGACCGGAACTGCAGGTTGACCTCCTTCGAGGTGAGGAAGTCCAGGCGCTGCAGGAAGAAGCCCAGCGAGAGCTTCCGCTCCTCGTCCTTGCTGCGGTGCGGGTACATGCGCTTGTTGCGCGCGAAGAAGACGGTCTTCTCGCGCGCGCCGGCGCGCGTGGCGTCCACGCTGACGTCCCCGAGCTTGATGTCCGCCTCCACCGACATGTCCGGCACCGGCTGAAACATGGCGACGTCGTCGCGCAACGCGTATTTTATTTCAGTTTAACGGCGGCTATAAATAAAATAACCGCGATGCTGTACACCGTGTCCCCGCAGCTGGTCGTCCTGGTCGGGCGGCACCAGGAGATCGAGCGCGTGCTCTACCTCTCGCTGTACGACGAGATCGACCAGTCGTCGCCGATCTACTTCTTCGCCAAGCAGTACATCCAGCACGACCCCGTGCACGTGCGCCGGCACATCCTGCTGACCATGCGCGTGCAGCAGCTCAAGGGGTACCTGGGCCACCTGCTGGACCTCCAGGAGGACATCATCGTGTACTCGCACAAGAACAACCTCGAGTACAGCTACGTGGACAACACCATCTTCAACCCCTTCTCGCCCACGCAGAAGAAGACGCTCATCCGCACGGACGGGATCCTGTACAACGCGTACGCGGACGCGTGCGACTTCCTGGTGGTGTGGGTGGCCCGCGCGGCCGACACCGCGGCGCCGGAGTTCGGCTCCTTCGAGGAGCCCAGCGACTCCATCCTGAAGTTCGAGGAGCGGCTCATCCAGGAGTTCGCCGGCCTCGACCTGAACATGACGGTGGAGACCAAGTTCAACAACATCTTCCGCACCAACCTCCGCGAGTCGGGGCTGCGCGCGATCGCGCAGCAGTCGCCCGAGCGGCGCCGGGAGGTCGGCGACTTCGACATCCTGCTCTCGAAGACGGACGACTTCTTCATCTCCATGACGGGCAGCCGCTTCCTGCTCGTGGACGAGCCGCTGAACCTCTCGGTCTGGGACGCCGAGGGCGCGCTGGCCATCTCCAGCGACGGCAAGACGCTGACCGTGAACGACGTGGCGCTGTTCACCAAGCTCGTCGCCAGCATGGACGTGAAGATGGACCGCGTCAAGGGCGACATCACCTACAAGGTCTCGCTGGGCACGCACATCACCTCCAAGATGAAGCTGGACATGGAGACGAGCTTCATCTTCGTGGAGACCGCGACCAACAACATCCTGCTCTCCACGGACAAGCGCATCTCCATCATCCTGGCGAAGTCGCACGTCTCCGTGAAGGTCAAGAACTACATCCCCAACATCGAGAAGTACTTCACCTTCCTCATCATCGCCATCAGCGTGATGTTCAACAGCGTCAAGCAGTCCTCGGACTTCACGAAGGTGGAGACCGTGTACTGGTCGCGCATCTGCCAGAACACCAAGACCAAGAACCGCAAGCCCGTGATCGTGCAGTCGCTGGACGCGGACATGACCAAGGTCAGCGACAACTTCTTCAGGTCCGACGCGCGCGAGGTCTTCGTCAACAGCAACGGCGTCATGTTCTCGTGCATGGACCCGGACGGGCGCTACAACAGCGTGGGCTTCCTCTCCATCTTCCACCGTCTGCAGCGCATCTGCATCCCGTGCTGCTTCCTGCGCAGCCAGGCGCACACGGACACCTTCAAGTCCTGCGTCTACGACGAGGAGGTGGACCGGAGCTCGCTGAACCCGTACATCCTCAACTTCGGGAAGGTGGTCACCGAGTCCAAGCTCTCCTTCCTGCCCATCATCTTCGACAAGTACTTCAACGAGGGCCTGGAGGCCGACTTCGAGGCGGACAACAAGCGTCTGCGCGCCACCGCCGGGTACTACGTGGTGCACTGCTGCGAGGGCGCGATCGTGCGCCTGCGGTCCGTGTCCGAGATCGTGGCCTACGTGAACGAGAGCGGGAACATCCTCATCTCCGGGGACATGGTGTACTTCCCCATGCGGCTCTCGGACTCCTCCGCCACGCGCATCCTCATCCAGGAGATCGTGCACGACGTGGTGTGCATCCGCAAGGACGCGACCGAGGACGCCATCCACATCGCGCCGGACGCGCGCAGCCGCCTGGCGGACATGTTCCCGCACAAGACCGTGCCCCGGGTCGTTGCGGAGGAGGCCGGCCTGACGCTGGCGACCGACGGCTTCTTCGTGGACGGGGCGCGCTTCGCGCCCAAGCTCTCCTCCTCGTTCACGGCCTTCGTGCGCAACGCGACGGTGCCCAACGCCGTGAGCCGGCACTTCGCCAAGCTGTTCAGGTACGTCGTCACGGACGCGCCGGAGCGCTTCGTGAAGACCTGGTCCATCAACTGCGCGCTGAAGATGGGCACGGAGCCGGACTCCTCGCGCGCGGAGGCGCTGCTGCGGGAGCTGTACCCCCAACAATAATTCAAGAGTGTGTGCCACACTAAAACGCTGCACCGCCGCCATGGACCGCCTCCGCTGCTGCTACGCCCGCTTCTACGACATCAGCCGGGAGTACCTCCAGCGGGGCACGGGGATGTGCGTGGACTGCTTCGACTTCGAGACGGACGTGGACACGCTGGTGGCCATGGTGCCCATGCTGGAGGGCTCCGTGTGCCCGATCGCGCCCGACATGGCGGACGCGGACGTGCTGGCGCTGATGAAGCACTGCAACTACCAGGCGCTCTCGTTCTGGTTCCTGAAGTCTGACGCCGTCGTGAAGTCCGTGTACAACAGCATCCGCTCCGAGGAGGAGCGGCGGGAGTTCGTAGCCGTGTTCCGGGAGCTTCTGCTGGCCGTGCAGACGATCGTGTCCCTGAACGCGATGTACAAGAGCATCCGCAGCGACACGGAGGAGATCGTCGACGACTCGAAGAAGCTCATGGAGATCGTCGCGCAGATCCGGGGCGCCAACGGCTCGAACTCGATCATGAAGATCCTGCAGGGCCACTACAGCTTCCTGGTCAAGTGTCTGAACAAGGTCTTCTCCGACGAGAACTACGTGCTCAAGCTGGTGGCCGTGTTCGACAGCTCGCTGCTCTCCGACAAGGAGAAGCTCAAGGAGTACCGGGAGATGCTGCTGATCTCGGCGGAGAGCGCCGCGCACGGCATCCAGTGCATCTCGGACGTGGACATCGCCAGCGTGACCATCGACGGCGACCGCGCGAAGTACCTCAAGTTCATCAAGAAGATCACCTCGAGCATGCTGGTGTTCCAGAACCGGGAGCTGCGTCCGGTGAAGTTCGCCACCGCCGTGTGCAAGCTCTACGTGGTGCTGTACAACGAGTTCAAGACCAACGCCTCCATCGCGCAGCTCGTGCGCGAGGTCATCGACTCGCTCCGCGGGAAGCTCGCGCCCCAGGACCTCAAGTCGGCGGGCGTCAAGAACGTGCAGACGCTCGTGCGGTACGTGGCCAACCACCGGACGCTGTACAAGGACCTGCTGGCCGGCGAGTACTCGACCCGCGAGGGCTCGCTGGTGGACATCGTGCAGGGCGTGATCTCCGCGAACGGGATCACGTACCGCGGCGAGCCCCTGCAGATCCGGGACCTGATCTCCCTGGTGAAAGAAAAAATCGCGGAGGCGGCGACCGCCGCACCGCCCCCCGCGGCCGAGTAAGCTACATGCGCCCCTGAGACTTCCAGAGGTCCGTCATGTACTCCAGATGGTACCGCAGGCACTCCGGGTCGAAGTCCTGCGTGGACAGGAACTCACCGTTCTTCTCGATGACGATGGGACACACGTTCTCCTCGATCTCCCGCACCACCACCTTCAGCTCGTTGTCCAGCGCCGGGTCCGTGGGATCGGCGACCAGTGGGAGGCGCCCGCGGCACAGAAGATTGAAACTTTCTGCTACAATTCCAGTGAGCTCGAACAGACTCATCCGTCGCGTGTAGCGCGCCTTGAGCTCCTCCACCCTCGCGGTCACGCGCTGCCGCGCGTTCGTTTCCACAGCCGCCGCGTCCTCGGGGACCTCGGAGGCCACGAGCTTCTCGGTCGCAGAGGGGGTCACGTCGCTGACGGAGGTGCCGGCCGCGCCCTCCGCGGGCTCCTCGTCCTCCTCTTCCTCTTCGTAGTCCTCGATCTCGTCCTCGTCCTCCTCGTCCGCGAACCCGGCGACCACCGATTCCTCCATTTAGCGATCCGAGTACACGTTCAATTTTGGAGGCATTTAAATGGATCTCCGAAAGCGCTTCGCCCGGGACCTGGCGAAGACCAGCCTGGTCCTCGCAGAGTACAACTCCATGCTCTTCACCAAGTGCCCGCAGGCCGCGCCCGCACAGCAGCCCGTGTGTCCGACGGAGGAGGTGGACTCCATGGAGAAGTACACCGTGAAGGAGATGGGTAAGTACTTCCAGCAGCGGCTCAAGTCCTCCTCCGACTGCTTCGCCCGTCCGGACGGCCGCAACCCTCTGGCTCCGCCGCCCTGCGCCTCCCCGAGGGCGTCGTGCGCGCCTCCGCCGGTGTGTCCCGCCGCAGAAGCGCCAGTGTGCCCCGTGCAGGCCCAGACGTGCCCGCCCGCGCCGCCGCTGCCCTGCGCGGACCGCCCGGTACCCGCCGCCCGGCCGAGCCTGGGCCAGCAGGCGCCGCCCCCGTACCCGGCGGACAACTGCCCCTCGGTCACCGTCGCCAAGGCCCCAGAGTCGTCGCCGGTGCTGGAGACCCGGATCCCTGACAAGGTCACCGAGAGCGCATCAGACCGCGTCAACATCAAGCGGGAGCTGGAGAACATTGCGGAAAGCGTCCGGGACCTCAGCGCCGAGTCCAGCAACCTCACCAACGACATCGAGCAGGCGAAGAACGCCACCCAGACCGCGATCGACGACCTGCGCCGGCTGCTGTCCAGGTCAATGGACAGCAGCAACGCGACCAGCGCTGTGGATCGCGTGGATAACGCCAGCTCCTCATAAAAACTACCGGTATAAATGGCATCGTCCTCCGCGTTTGCCCTTGCCGACGATTTTTGTAACGCGCGCATCGACCTCGCGCCCTCCTACGACTATGCGGGCCTCTCCCTGGATTGCGACCACGTCCACATCCCGCAGCAGACCATGGCGTGCGGCGTCTGCAACGCCATGTCGCTGATAAACCGCGAGGACATGGTTTCGGCGGGCGCGCGCGCCCAGCGGCCGGTCCGCAGCCAGTCGGCCTCCCGGGGCGCCTCGCGCCGCGCCCCTAGCCGGTCGACCGGGCGGGGCGCCGCGCGTTCGTCGTCGGCCCGGCCCTCGAGCCGCCAGTCAGGCTCCGGCTCCAGCAGTCCTAGCTCCACCGGCAACGTGCTCATGCCCGTCGACCGCATGACCTCCATGCAGGAGTGGCAGCTGCAGATCCGGCGGGAGGGCGAGATGATCGCCGACTACCTCAAGTCCACGCAGAGCGACGCGCGGAACATCACCATCCAGGAGCTGATGAACATCATGAGCCGGCTGGGGATCCGGAGCAGGGACCGGTCGGAGCTGTTCGACCTTCTCTCGAGCGTCAAGGCGGCCATGGCGGACACCGGCGTGAGCGTGAGCAACTCGCACCCGCTGGTGCTCATCTACGCCAGGAACCACCCCCGCGTGAACAAGCAGATGAAGGAGCTGGAGCAGCTGCACAGCCTCTCCAGCTACCAGAACCTGCTGAGCACCACGCAGTTCCAGTCCGGCCACTTCAAGGACATGTCCTCCTCCAGCGACCTGCTCTTCTCCTTCAAGTCCGCCGACTCGGTGGGGTTCGTGCACCCGATCATCATGGCGCTCTTCGGCGTGCGGCTGCCGGGCCTGGAGGCCGCGTTCGTGACGGGAGACAGCCTCTCGCTGCTGCAGCAGCTCCACCACAACCACCGCGTGCGTCCCTGCAACTACCAGCTGCTGGTGAACAAGCTCACGGAGGAGTCGAGCATCATCATGCCGGGCGTGACGGACACCGTCTCCATGGAGATCCAGCGCGCCGTGCTGCACACCAACTTGCGGCGCTGCATCCTCAACCTGCGCATGGGCATCTTCCACTGCAACAGCGACGAGTCCATCGACAACCAGCTGATGAAGATCATCCACCCCGCGTGCTCGTCCATCATGTCCGACGAGGAGCAGATGCTGGCCTCCATCTTCGCCATCGCCTCCTTCCGCCCCACGCTGGTCTCGGTGTCGCGGCCGACCTTCGGCACGGGCATCGGCGGCATGGTGGACATGTCCCTGCGCTCGGTGCCCTACCTGGTGGTGGACTCCAGGAAGATGCTCACGACCTCGAACGCGCCGCTCTCCATCGGAGGCAACTTCTCCTGCACGGCGGAGGCGGGCCGCGTGCTGTACCTCCCCAGCGGATCCTCCAGCCTCGGCGCGACCGGGACGGACGTGGCCGCCACCGTGTGCGCCGCCAACTCCTACGTGTACGAGAAGGAGCGGTCCCCGGTGATCACCAACGGGCTCGTGGTGTTCCTGGTGGAGCGGCGCTCCAGCGGGATGATGCAGACGGGCGACTGCTTCACGAACTACCGGCCCATGATCAGCGACATCCCCATCGAGGTCGCCCAGGACATGACGCTCAACGGCATCATGTACCGGCTCATGTCCGCCGTGTGCTACCGGACCGGGGACGGGGCCGCTGACGGCTGCGGGGCCGTGGACGCCTTCGCCAACGGGTACTGCACCATCCTCTTCACGGACGCCGGGCCCTGGCTCTACGACCCCATGTCCGCGCTGAGCCGCGGCGCCCGCGAGAGCCGGCTCATGCGCGCCATGCGCAACCTGCACGCGCAGGAGAACGGCGCCGGCGGCGACAGCCAGAGCCTGAACGACTGGCTCCGCGGGGACGGCGCGGCGGCGCTGGCGGCCAAGCAGAGCCAGCACATGCAGCACAAGACCATGTTCGAGGACGACCTGCTGACCATGGAGGAGGCCATGGCGATGATCTCCAAGTACTGCACCATCCTGGTGTACGCGCAGGAGTACGACCCGTACATGTCCTCGAGGAGCATGTGCGACGTTTTGTGCTAACCAAATGGGCTCCCGCGACGCGTCGTGGTACGCCGCGTACTCCGTCACGCTAGACCCGCCCCGGCGATGCACCCGGTGCTCGCTGAACTTGACCCGCTTCGTGAACGAAGACCGGGACAACGCGATGCTGCTCATCGCGTCGCAGCCGAACCGCGCACGGATCCTCGGCGAGTTTCTCGTCTTCTGTAGAAACAAGAGCATGGACACTAAAGTGCTGGACCGCGAGATCAGGCGCGTGCTCCTGTAGCGGCGGCATGAACCTGCGGCTGTGCGGGAGCTGCCGGCGCAACGGCCTGGTCTCGGACACCGACTACGACTTCTGCCTGTTCTGCGAAACCGTGTTCCCCATGGGCATCCGCGTGCAGAAGCGGTCCAACTTCCACGTGTCCAACAAGCTCATCCACCTGCGCAACGTGCTCCGGCGGCTGCTGTCAAAGCAGTGCTCGGAGGACGTCATCCGCGAGCTCCGCGAGATCATGGACAGGCACCAGATACGGCCCGTGGACGTGGACGCCAACTACGTCTCCAGCTTCCTAAAAGACAGCGACATGATCAACAAGAAGGACTACAAGCTCGTCTTCGAGATCATCAACCAGGTCAAAAACGAGAAGCTCAACCTCAGCACCGAGAAGATCAACGAGGTCATCGAGATCTTCAAGCAGCTGGTCTTCTTCTGCCAGGAGAGCACGCCCTCCAAGACCATCAACTACTCCTTCTTCCTGGACAAGATCTTCGAGGTCACGGGCGTGACCAGCAACCTGCGCCCGCAGACCGTGAAGAACTACGCCAAGAACAACAGCAACCAGCTCACGTGGGAGAACTTCCTCGCGCACATGCGCGCGCGGAAGCGCGCCGCGCAGATCCAGGAGTTCGGGCACGACTACGTCTTCCGCCACGCGCGCTTCGCGGCGTGCTCGCTGGACCCTTGAAGCGCCGGGCGCGTCCTAAATAGCCCATGAAGCGCATCGCCCTCTGCCGGGTGGACATCTCCGCGCCCCGGGCCTCGGCGTGCCCGCCCCCGGCCGCGGGGCGCATCGAGTACGTGCTCCCGAAGTACTTCAACAGCGTCTCCTCGGACCGGCTGGCGCTGCGCGCCGCGGACGGCTCCTGCTGGTTCTGCAAGCAGCGCGTCGGGGCGGCCCCGCTGGCGGTGGAGACGCTGGACGGTGCGGCCATCGGGGAGTTCTGCTCGCGCCTGTGCCGCGACTCGTTCGCGGGGCTCGTCAAGCACCTGGTGGCGCTGCGCGAGGAGCCCAAGATCGAGCTCCTGCCGCTGGAGATGTACGCCGACCCCGACCGCGTGCGCGCGCTCATCAACGAGACGCGCGAGCTGGACGGCGTGTACGGGCGCTGCTACGTGGAGCGCGACGGCCGCGCCGCGCGCATGGCTCTAAAGAGCCTTATTTAACTGGTTTTCCCAGGGAATAAATGAATAACTCCGTGGTGAGCCTCGTGGGCGCGGATGACAGCGTCCGCCGCGCCAGCGTGTTCACCACGGACTACCGGGTGCCGACCATGTACATGCCGCAGTACATCACCACGCAGGGCGTGGTGGACACCAGCGGCGACGCCGTCACCGTCACGTTCGAGATCCGCGACAAGTATATCTCGGCCATCAACAGCCTCGTGCTCAGCATCGACCTGCCAGAGATCAAGGGCATGGGCAAGCTGTGCTACGTGCCCTACATCGGGTACAAGATGATCAGGCACGTCGCCATAAACTCCTCGTCCGACACCATCTGGGAGACGTCCGGCGAGGAGCTGTTCGACTCGTGCATGGAGAACGACCGGGTGATGGAGCTGTCCGGCTTCTCGCGCGAGCTGAACGACCTCTCCACGGGCACCTCGCCGAACGACGTCATCAAGGAGGCAGTGACCGTGCACGCGTACATCAAGACCCCCTTCGACGCGGAGCGCACCTTCAGCACGCTGAAGCTCGGCGACAACAAGATCGTGGTGACGGTCACCCTGAACCCCATCTCGTGTGTGATGGTGTACGACGAGGCCTTCGACATGTCCAAGCTCGCCAAGGAGTTCCCCTACACCACGGAGCTCAGCTTCATCGGGTACATGGTGAAGAACATGCACGCGCGCCCGGCGTTCATCGAGATGCCGCGCCGCCGCGTGGAGCAGCTCAACCACACCACCTCCGTGATCACGGACGTGCATGCGTGCACCTCGCTCTCGGTGTACACGAAGCCCGTATTCGCCGACGCGAACAACCGCTTCATCTCGTACCCGGGGTACCAGCAGTCTGAGGGCGACTTCGTGCTGGCCTTCGTGGAGCGGCTGCTGGAGGACATGGTCATCGTCTCCAACTGCTATCCGGAGGGGTTCCCCGAGACGGCCGAGATCGTGGAGGTGCCCTCGTCCGGCGTGGTCTCCATCCAGGACACCGACGTCTTCGTGCGCGTCGACGACGTGCCGGTGGGCATGCGCGTGTTCCTGCACACGAACATCCTGGTCTTCAGCACGCGCAAGAACTCCGTCGTGTACAACATGTCCAAGAAGTTCTCCGCCATCACCGGGGCCTACAGCCGCGCCACGCACCGCATCCGCTTCACGAGCGTGGTGCACTCGGTGAACATCGGGGACGCCTCCATCCCCGTGAGCATCTGGACCTGCCAGCGGAACGTGTACCACGGCGACAACCGGTCTCCGGAGTCGCGCTCCAAGGACCTCTTCGTGGCCGACCCCTTCCTCAAGGGCGTGGACTTCAAGAACAAGACGGACGTGATCGCTCGCATGGACGTGCGCTTCGGGAACGAGGTGCTCTACTCCGAGAGCAGTCCGGTCTCCCGCGTGTTCAGCGAGATCTTAGGCAAGACCGCCGGCGTGCGGACGCTGCAGTTCAACTTCACGCCCGGCACCTTCTTCAGCCCCACCGCGCTCACCTCGAACGTCTCCCGCGGCAAGGACAAGCTCACCATCCGCATCAACACGGCGCCCATGGAGGCCCACAACCCGCTGCTGTACGTGCCCCGGCAGATGGTCGTGGTCTGCAACGAGCTCTACCGGATATCCTACGACACCGGGATCCTGGTGGAGAAGGTCACCTCCCAGTAGCGCGAACTGAAAACAGACGCGCCGTTCCTTAAATAGCCGCCATGGAGGCCACCGATGCGGTGCGGCGCAGCATCCGCGAGGGCCTCAGCGTCACGCTGCCCACCTTCGAGACCGCGCCCCGGCTGGACCTGCAGCTTGGCGCGGGCCACCTCCCCAGCCTGGAGTACGGCGCCAACTACTTCCTGCAGCTCTCGCGCGTGAACGACCTCAACCGCATGCCCACCGACATGCTGCGGCTGTACACGCACGACCTCATGACCGAGGAGCGCGACGTGGAGAAGGTGCTCGAGGCGCACGGCATCGCCAGCGTGCGCGGCGTGCAGCGGGGCGGCAAGGCCGACGCCGTAGTCCTGGACCTCAGCGCGCGGAACAAGCTCTACCGCAAGGAGCGCGGCATGATCCGCTCCAACAACCACCTGACGGAGAACAACCTCTACGTCGCGGACTACCACGCGATCACGTTCGCCGTCATGCGGCCGCTGCTCGAGATCTCGCAGGAGCGCTTCGTGGTGCTCAAGCTGCCCACGCTCTTCGGCACCGACGTAGTGCACGCGCTGCGCGTGTACTGCAGCCTCTTCGGCACCGTGCGCCTCTTCAAGTGCGTGAGCGACAGCTGGCTCAAGGACAGCGCGGTGATGGTGGCCAGCGACCCGCGGCGCCAGGATATCGCCAAGTTCGTGGCCCACGTCCGCGACCGCGCCAAGACGGCCTCGTGGCGTGAGTCCCTGGCGGTGCCCTTCCGCATCCTCCGGGACCCCGTGGAGAGCGAGTTCGTCGACCGCTTCCTGGCCTTCGCCGGCCGCGTCTACGACGCGCTCTACGTCACGCACTCGCTGCTCTACGAGAGCATGACCTCCGAGTCCAAGAGCATCGAGAACGAGAGCCAGCGCAAGCTCAAGCTGCTGCTGCAGTAGCGCTCGCACCAACAGCGAAAAACAAGCCCCGTTAACGCGTCCGGTCGCCGCCATGCACCGCCCCGGGACGCGTCGCCGCGCACGCCACCACGAGAACCTCCACATGCCCTCCACGCGGGCCTCGCTGGGCCCGCACATCCACCTCCCGCGGCGCCGGCTGGTGTTGCGGCACCGCGGGATCCGGGGCTACTTCGGGGACAGCGTGGCCTCCCGGCGGGAGATGCTGGACCCCGACTGCGTGCAGGCCATCGTGTTCGGCCACGGGTTCGTGGACACGTACTCCCGCCGGCTGGACGTCCGGCTGCTGGGCGCGTACTACGCCGCAGCCAGGCCGCTCTGCGAGCGCCCGCTGTTCGCCATCCGCGGGTGGCGCCGGCAGTACCCCGTGGTCGCCGCCAGCCTGGACGCCGTGGAGCGCAGCACCCGGCGCGTGCTGCGGAGCATGTGCCGCACCTACTCGGCGTACGGGTGCCGCGCCCGCGAAAACTCGGCGGCTAACGAGGCCGTGCACCGGCGCTGGTTCGGGCACGGGGCCGCGCGGGGCCGGCGCGCGCGGCTGCGGCGCCGCTCTCGGAACCGCGCGGCCAAGCGCCGCGTTAAAAAGAGAGCGCGTTTTTGTAACTCCCGCCCCCTTTAAATCGGAATAGAGGCGACACCCCAAATAGCATGACGAGCGCGCACGCGGCCTACGTGGACTACGCGCTCCGGCGCACCGCGAGCATGCCCTCCGAGATGCAGGGCGTGAACGGCGCGGTGCGCCTCAAGGACTACCAGCTCTTCGTGGCGCGCGTCTTCCTGGGCCTGGACCGCATGCACGGGCTGCTGCTCTTCCACGAGACGGGCGTCGGGAAGACCATGACCGCGGTGTACGTGCTCAAGCACCTCCGGGACGTGTTCACCAACTGGACGGTGGTGGTGCTCGTCAAGAAGGCGCTCATCGAGCAGCCGTGGACCTCCACCATGATGCAGTTCGCGCCGGAGGTGGTGCCCAACTGCGCCTTCATCAACTACGACGACCCGCGGTTCCACCACCGCTTCTTCACCTTCATCAAGACCTCCTCCGCGGGCAGCCGCATCTGCGTGGTCATCGACGAGTTCCACAACTTCATCTCCATGTCGCTGACCAAGGAGGACGGGCGCCAGCGCCCCGCGCGCACGGTGTACAACTACCTCGCGAAGAACATCCCGCTGGTCAACGGCAAGCTCCTCTGCCTCACGGCCACGCCCGTGGTCAACAGCGTCCGGGAGTTCGCCATGGCCATGAACCTGCTGCGCCCGGGCGTGCTCGGCCAGGCCGCGCTCTTCGACGGCGGCGTGCTCGCCAACCCCGAGGACCTCGTGGACAAGCTCGGCGGCGTGTGCTCGTACCTGGTCAACAACGAGGCCTCCATCTTCGACGACGTGGACGGATCGGCGGCCTTCGCGCGCAAGCGCGTGCGCATGATGTACGTGGACATGACCGCCAAGCAGACCGCGGCGTACCGCCGCGCGGCGGTCATGGAGCGCAAGTCCGGCGCGGCGGTCTTCCGCGTGTACCGGCGCACGGCGGCCACCTTCGCCTTCGAGGACGTGCCGGACAAGTCCGTGCTCTCGAAGCAGGAGTACGACGAGACCGTGGCCGCGCTCTTCGCGGACTTCGCGCGCAACGTCGGCGGGCGCACGTTCTCGGAGGCCGCCACGAAGCTCTTCCGGAGCGGCGAGACGATCAGCGGCGACCGCATGACCTCCGCCGACGTCTCGCTGCTGACGGAGCTCCGCGAGCGCAGCTGCAAGTACACGGAGGTGTGCCTGCGCATCCTGGCCTCCCCGGGGAAGTGCCTGGTCTTCGAGCCCTTCGTGAACGTCACCGGCATCGAGATGCTGCTGCTGTACTTCGCGGCCTTCGGGATCTCGCACGTGGAGTTCTCCTCGCGCACGCGGGACACGCGCGCCAAGCTCGTGGACGCCTTCAACGCCTGCGACAACACGGACGGCGAGCGGATCAAGGTCTGTGTGTTCTCGCTAAGCGGCACGGAGGGGCTGAGCTTCCTCTCCATCAACGACATCTTCATCCTGGACATGACCTGGAACGAGGCCTCGCTGCGCCAGATCGTCGGGCGCGCCGTGCGGCTCAACAGCCACGAGATGACGCCCGCCGAGCGGCGGTACGTGAACGTGCACTTCGTGGTGGCGCGGCAGGACTCCGGCGCGGCGACCGTGGACGAGGACCTGCTGGACCTCATCAAGGACAAGTCGCGGCAGTTCACGCAGCTGTTCCGGGTGCTCAAGCGGAGCTCGCTGGAGTGGGTGCGCGCGGCCTTCACCGACTTCGCGCCGCTGGCGGACGACTCCGGGTGGCTGGCGCTGGTCTCGCGGCCCGCGGACGCGCGCGAGGCGACGAGGGCGGTCCGGCTCACCGACGGGCAGAGCGTGTGGTACTCGACCTCCGCCGCGCTGGTCACCGTCCGCAAGGGCTTCCTGGAGACCGGGGGGAAGCTGTTCGACGACGACGGGAACTTCCTGGCGGAGATCGGGGCCAGCCCCACGGTGCGCGTCAGCGGCGGCCGCCTCGTGTACGTGGTCGACCCGGCCGCTATCGCGTAGCCGCGGAGCCCCAGCACCGCATCCGCGCGGCCGCGCGCGCGAAGGCCGCCAGCCGCGCCATCACGCCCCCGGCGTCCTCGGTCGGGCGCAGGAAGAGCAGGCCCTTGACCTCGCCGTTCGGGACGAACTGGCGCTCCACCTCCGCGCTGGAGAGGCGCAGGTCCCCGGTGAAGATGATGGCGTCGAAGTCGCGCCCGGTGACCAGGTCGTCGATGAAGGCGTGCACGAACATCCGCTCGTCGATGCGCATCTGGTCGCGGCGGATGCCGGTCTCCTCCTCGACCTCGCGCGTCACGCAGTCCACGAAGGTCTCCCCGGGCAGCGGCGCCCCGCCGGGGAACATCACGTCGTCGCGGCTCCGGGAGGCGCCGATGCGCGACAGCGCGTCCGCGTGCCGCGCGGCCAGCATCACGCGCCGCGCGGCGGAGCGCGTCTCCGCGAGCTCGGTGGACAAAAAGGACAGCCGGCGCCGGCACGCGACCACGAGGCCGTCGGTGGTGGTGAGCACCGCGCAGATGGAGATCCGGCGGTAGCGGTCGATGCGCCGGTAGACGAAGGCGGTGGCGCTGATGTGCTGCAGCGGGTCCCGGAAGACCCGCGTGCTGCCCAGCCGCCGGTTGGCCTTCACCAGCTTCGAGAGCAGGGACGTGTAGCTGCGCATTTATCATGTGCCCCCGTGGTGCCATATGCGGCTATTTTTCGGCGCGCGGAGACCCGCGCGGCGACCCGCCCTCCCGATCATCCGCCGCAAGCACGGCGGAGAACACGAACGCCGACTCCCGGCCCGAGCGCGCCTCCCGCAGCACGGCGGTGACCTCGCTGCCGTGCGAGTACACGGCGCCGTTGCGGACCAGGCAGTACTTCGACTCGTTGAAGGTGACCGCGCCCGAGGACTTCCCCAGCTGGCAGACGAGGTCCCCGCAGTCCACGAAGACGTTGGTCTCGTCCTCGATGTTTAGTGTCCCGCGGACGACGTCGCCCACGCGGTAGTACTTGAACGTCACGTTGCAGGGCACGGAGATGACCACGGCGTTCCCCACGATGCGCCCCAGCGGCATCTCGCTGCCCAGGCAGACCTCGATGTCCGTGGCCATGAGCCCGCCCTTCTCCTTGAAGAGGTACTCGCGCATGACCGCCTCCGCGACGTTGCCGCGGAAGTCGAGCGTGAGCTCGTGCGGCTGCACGGTCACGGGCAGGTACACGGTCTGCCGGAACGTGGACATGCTTTATGGGCGCTGTTATTTTTATGTTTGCGCGCCCTTATATATTCACGACACTGACCTCCTTCCGGAAGTTTATCGCCCACGCGAACGCGTCGTGCTCGAGCTCGAACGGCACCGTGACGATGTCCCGCTCGTGCCGGAAGAGGAGGCACTTGCCGAAGGTCCGGTTGGTCACGAAGAAGTGCCCGTCGACGACCGCGCGGATGTACTCGAGTGCCGCCTCGCGGGTGCCCAGCACCGCCTTCACGACCGCGACGAGCTTGGGGTCCTCCGCGGGCACGCGGCACCGCCGCGCGAAGAACTGGCGCACGATCTCCCCGAGCACCACGTCCACGAGCTGCGGGTGCGGGCGCGCCGAGTACGCCTCCGAGAGTTCCTGCAGGATGGCGTACACGCGGTTCGTCTCCTTGGCCTTGAACTTGAGGTAGAAGAGCTTCTTCACGTCGAAGGGGAGCGCGTTGATGTCCTCCACGCTGTAGTCCTCCAGCGAGACGATGTCCTCGTCGAAGTCCGAGTACACCGCCGCCATGAGGTAGACGTTCACGGGCAGGCTCACGTCCGTGTACGAGAACTTGCGCACGGCGCGCCCCAGGATCTGGTTGAACTGCGAGAAGGTGTCCGGGATGGTCATGAACCAGATGTTGCGCACCTCCTTGAGCGTGTACGACTCCGACATGATGTTCGAGGAGAAGAGGAACATGAGCCGGCTCCCGTCGTCGTTCTCCGGGGAGTTGTACGCCTCCAGCAGCTCCTCGAGCGAGGCCTTCATCTTGCTGGTCACGATGGCGAAGGTCTTGGGCCGGCCGTCGATGGTGTGCGGGTTGTTGCTGTGCGAGCCGTTGTACTCCGAGTACCCGTTGCTCAGCATCACGTGCCGGATGATGAGGCTGCCGTAGGTGGAGTTCGAGAAGTAGATGAAGTGCTTGCCGCGCATCTCCTCCACCTTGTCGATGAAGAACTTGAACTTGCAGCTGATGTCCAGCTTCGTGAGCTCGTTGCCGTAGAGCACGCCGTTGCTGATGCGCAGGTTGGGGTAGATGTCCTTCTCCTGGGCCTGGAAGAGCACGTCCAGGTTGTTGACCAGGTTCAGCGGGCCCAGCACCGCCATGGAAACGTTGTTCATGTTCTTCTCGAACATCTCGTTGTTGCAGAGGCGGCGCACGGTCAGGTAGTTCTCCTCCTGGAGCCGGGACATGCGGCAGTAGACCACGCGGGTGTCCAGGAACCGGCGTCCGTGGTACACCACCTCGGGCATGTCCGTGTCCGGCATCTCGTAGTAGGAGATGCGCCCCTTGAGCACGTCGCGGAGCACGCTCACGCCGTGCTCGTTGAGCAGGATCTGGAAGACCTTCTTGCCCTGCACCACGATGTCCCCGATCTCGACGTCCGTCTCCGACATGAGGCTGATGATGCTGCTCAGCGTGATGGGCGTGTTCGTGATCGGCGACGCAGAGAGCAGCAGGAAGGGCACGCGCGTCTTGTTCTTGATCACCATCATGAGCTCGCCGGTGTTGTTGCCGAAGATGTTGTGCGCCTCGTCGACCACGAACACGGAGTTCTCGTACTTGCTGAGCCCGTTGTAGTTCACGACGCCGTCGTTGCAGTTCAGCGAATAAAAACTGGTGGTCGAGTAGACGAATATGTTCTCTATCACGAACGGAGCGTTGAAGAGGTTGGCCACCATGACCATGCTGTAGTTGAAGATGTTCATCACGTTGACGTTCGGAACCAGGATGTACACCTTCTTCGTGCGCGAGGCCACCATGGCGAACAGCAGCGCGATGACCGTCTTGCCCGAGCCCATGATGTGGAAGAGGAGGACGCTGACCCCGTCGTCGAGGACGCGGCGGACGAGAAAGTCCACGGTCGCAAGCTGGTGCGGCAGGATGCCGGGCACCGTCTCATCGTGGCCGTGGAAGAGTTTTATCACGTCGGTATTCATGCGCTCCGACCTCGGGCGGGGCGGCCGCCTATTTATTTTCGACATCATCTATGAATACGTACTCGATATACTCCTCGGTGACGTTCACCACCTTCTTGTGTCTGAACAGGAAGGCCTCTATGTCGCCGCCGTGCACCCGCGCGTTGAAGTGCGCGGCCAGGCGCTGCTGGAAGACGTTGGCCGGCATGGCCACGTTGCCGTTGACCAGCACGTAGCCCAGCTTGGACAGCGTCTCCATCATCCGGCGGTGCGTCTCGTTGCTGGGCACGACCAGCTCCGCGACGCGGCGGTGGAACGCGAAGTCGGGCACCGCGTCCGGCGTGGCGTCCAGCGAGACCTGCGGCACGTGGTACTTCCGGAACCACTCCACCAGCAGGCGCAGGAACGCGTAGCGGAAGTAGTTGCGCTGGATCTTGGCGTCCAGGCTGTCGTCCATGTCCTTGACGGCGCTGTACTCGATGTTGTGCACCGCCGCCGCGCGGGTCGCCGCCGACGAGAAGTGCGTGCGGAAGCGCACCAGCGCCACGCGGCGCATGAGCGCGTTGTCGACGCGGTCGAAGACCGGGCGGTAGTTCGTGTCGATGATGAAGGTCGCGTGGTTTCGGTTGTGGATCTTGTTCGAGAAGCACGGGCGCCCCACGATGCAGGGCTCGGTGAGCTTCTTGAAGTTGTCGGAGCGCAGCTTGCGCGCGTTGTTGCAGGCGAAGTCCGGCAGCTCGCTGCAGAAGACGGCGCGGCGCAGGTGCATGTTCGCCACGAAGGGGTTCGGGCCCTTGTCGAGCACGTCCGTGAGCACGGTCTGCCCGGTCTCGATGTAGAGCCCGCTCAGCACCGAGTGCAGCAGGCGCTTGCTCGTGGACTTTCCGGTCATGGTGTCGCCGAAGAAGAAGACGATCACCGTCTTGGTGGCGCCGCAGAGCGCGCTGGACATGGCGCGCTCGTACAGCGCGCGGTTCTCCGCGTTCTCGGGCGTGTTCGGCTGGATGTCGTCGATGACGCTCACCAGCCGCCGCATGGCCTCCGAGTCGGCCGCGGCCTCGTACTCCTCCCTGGAGAAGCGGTACCCGGTGGACACCGTGCACACGCACTCCTTGGCGCGGTCGCCGGTGAGGAACTCGCCCGTGGCCAGGTCCAGCACGCCGTTGGTGAAGGGCAGCTTGTCGTAGAGCACGTCCGTCTCGGAGACGTCCACGAGCATGTCGCGGATGTTGGTCTCGACCACTTTGCGCTTGCGCGGACACAGCATCTCGTTGGCGTAGTCCGCGGGCAGCGAGTGGCGCACGTCCAGCACGAGCTTGGTGATCAGCGACTCCTCGCTGCTGAAGCGCCAGGAGTTGTTCAGCCAGACGATGTAGTCGCCGCGCTCGGTGAGCTTGACCACGTCCGACGCGATGATGATCTGCGCCGCGGTGAATAGCCGGTTGCCCTCGAGCTGGATGATCTTGACCTTGCAGTTGTGCGCGTTGCCCCCCTTGACGATGCGCAGGCAGCCGTTTCCCATGGTGATGTGGTGCGCGTGCTTGTGCCGCGGCTTCCGGCACAGCGCGCAGCGCGTGGCGTAGTCGATGACGAGCGGCGTGTTCAGGAAGTTGTCCTCGGTGATCTCGCGCAGGTTGACGATGTCGTTGACGACGGCCTGGCTCACGCGGCGCATGGCGTCCTGGAAGGGGATGTACGAGGTTTCCCAGGCCACCACGCTGGCGCCGCAATCGCGCTCGCGCTCCGACAGCTCGAAGTAGACGCTGGTGTCGGAGAGCTCCACGTAGGTGAACAGGTAGTCCTTGATGTCGTCGTCGGGCGACTGCATGAGGTGCACGGCGGTCGCGTCCGGCGTCTTGCGCGTGCCCACCACGCGGAGCGTGGCGCCGCGGCGGTACACAGCCGTGTCCAGCGCGCGCAGGAGCACGTTGTCGGAGCGGCGGCACAGGTCCAGCAGCGGCCGCTTGGCGGCCACCAGCGTGTCCAGTGTGGTGTACGCGTCCGTGAAGATGAGGTGGAAGCTGGTCTTGTGCTCGGCCGTGGACCGCGTCACGGTGAAGCCCGAGAGCATGCACCGCTTAAGCTCGCCCGGCACCGTGCCGCAGGAGCCGCTGGCGAAGCGGTCGAAGAAGGAGCCAAGCTCCAGGATGAGGTCCTCCAGCGCCGCCACGAAGTCCTCCTCCTCCATCGCGGCGTCCATGTCCACGTCGGCGAAGATGCGCACGACCGAGCAGTCCTCCTCGTCGCGCAGCGTCTCGAAGAGGCAGCATCCCGGGTTCCGCTCGATGTAGCTGCTGAGTTCGTACGGGGTCAGGATCTCGACGAACCGGGGGTCCTCCGCGCGGCGGCACGACGCCGGAACACCCAGGCGCTTGAGGAGGAAGACGTGGGTGTTATCACAGACGGGCGCCGCCATTTAGGACCACGGATTAATTTTCACTATAAAAAGAAAATCCACGCGCCCAGTCCACTTGAGACTTACCGTTGAGCTCCAATAAGGCATTGACCACCGAGAAGGCCTTCTCCCGCGCGAACTGCCCGTCGCGCGCGGCGGGGTGGAAGCCCACCACCAGCGTCACCGGCACGTCCAGGCGCGCGCGCACGTTCTGGAAGTCCGTGCGCCCCATGCAGTACAGCACGCTCACGTGCTTGGCGATGTGCTGCAGCAGCACGCGCGAGACGCGCTCCCAGTACATGGCGTGGCTCTTGGTCTCGCCCTCCCGGCAGGAGAGGTAGTAGTTCCACGCCAGGACGCCGGGCACCGCGTCCAGGTCGTACCCGGCGTACCCCTGCACGCCAGTCATCCGGGACACGGCGGCGGCGATCGCGCGGATCGTCTTCTTGCTGAAGTCGGGCGACTGGAAGGGCACGCCGGTGCCGCCGCGCGGGTACGGGTCGATGCCGCACACGCACACGCGCTTGTCGCTGAGCGGCTTGGCCAGCTGCGCGAAGATGTTCTCCGGCGCGGGGCTGGTGGCGTCGCGGAGGAGCCAGGGCGCGACGGCGTTGTACTCGTCCACCAGTGTCTCCACCACCGGCTCCCAGTCAGGGTGGTACTCGATGCGGTGCGGCCGGTGCTGGAGGCGCACTGTGCGCAGCACGGGCGTCTCGGCCATGCTAGCGGTCGTCCAAACAGGACCTGGCCTTATCAAAGGCGGAAAATACCTTTTCATTTTCGGGGCCTAGTGCGCTCAGCTGCGCGCCGAACCACCCCACCGCGAAGGCGCGGAGTTTGTCCCTGTTGGTGCACAGCCGCACGCGGTGGGGCGCGCCCGGCGCCGTCACTAGCGCGGCACGCTCAGAGCCGAGCGCGGGCGCACCCACGGCCGCCAGCAGCGCGGCGCCCGGTGCGGCGGCGTCGAAGGTGCCGTCCTTGAGCGCGGCTCCGAGAGCGGACTCGTCGTCGGCGGCGCGCGCTACCACGCACGCGCGCAGGGCGGACGTCGCACCGCCCTCGCTCCACGCGATCGCGACCGCGCCGTCCTCCGGCACGGGCACGCGCGTGCCGCCCTCCTCGGGCACGCGCGTCCACGCCGCCGGCCGGCCGCAGACGTCGAAGTCCTCGACGCTCGCCCACGCGCCGGCCGCGCTCCGGAACCCGGACGCCGTCAGGCGGGCCCGCAGCGGCGCCCCCGGGGCCGCGCTCAGGGCGTACTCGGCCACGAAGATCCGCCGCCCGCTAGGGGCGCGCGCGGCCACCGGCCCCGCGACCCCGAGTACGACCACCGCCGCGTCCGGGGCGACGGGGAGCTCGTGCGTTCCTCCGCGGTAGTAAATGGAGTCCCGCGTCCCCATCGGCGGCGATTTACAGAACCTGAAAAGCCTGGTGGCGCACGCGCCGACCCTGGACCGCGTGAGCGCCGCGGTCGCGGGCTGGCGACACGTGCTCGTGGAGCGCGACCACCGCGGCACTCCCGTCCGGCTCCACCGCTTCGAGCACGCGCTGCGCCTCGACAACCTCACCGCGCTGCAGGCCGTGAAGGCGGTCTTCGGACACCGAAAACGGATGATGCGCGCGCTGTTCCCCAGCGAGGCGATCTTCGACTCGCTGGAGCCGCTGCAGCCGGCCGAGACGCTGGAGCTGCGCGCCGCGCCGCCGGTCCCGGAGGACGACGGGTCCGAGATAGACGCCCAGGAGACGGCCTGGTGGCTGACGGAGCTATTCAACGCCTTTCGGGCGGGCGGTGGGAGTGGTGCGGCGCCGACTTACTGCCTACCGCTTGCTGAAGACGTAAAGCACGTAGCGCTTTAGGAGCTCGGCCACGTCCGTGCGGTCCATCTCCTCCAGCGCGTTGCGGTTGAGCTCGAAGAAGTTCTTGGTGGAGGGCCGCGTCTCCAGCCGCGAGACGCCCTCGACGAAGCGGCGGCTGCGCCGGATCACCGTCTCGAAGTTCGCGTGGTCGATGAGGTCGAATCCGTTGTCCGCGAAGAGCTTCACGATGTCCTCGCGGCGCACGATGTACTCGGTCATGGGCTGCGCCATCGTGGAGGGCGTGTACACCATGACCTGGTCCTCGGCCACGCGCTCCACGGACATGAAGTTCTCGCTCTCCTGCAGGTTGCGGTTGATCACGAAGGAGACCTTGCCGGTCAGCGTGGCGAGGTAGTCGCCGTCCATGGTGGTGATGAGCACCTTGCAGCCCGGCGCCGTGAGCTCGCGCAGGTTGCGCATCACGGTCGCGAAGTGCCGCGCGTGGAAGGAGTAGTGGATCGCCATCTGCCAGTCCACGAGGTTGAAGCGCCCGAAGTACATCACCTGGCGGATGCTCTCCACGTAGGTCTCGGAGCGGATGGTCTCCTGGATGTAGTTGAACTTGTAGTAGCGCGACTTGAGCCCCGCGTTGAGGCGGTTGTAGCGGTCCATGGCGCGCTCGATCGCGCGCGCGTCCGGGTCCGTGGCCACCATGGACGCGATCTCGCCGAAGAAGTACTTCTCCAGGTCCGCGCCGTTGCCGAAGTCCACGGCCAGCACCTTGCGCTTCTCGGGGTTGTTGAGGAAGGTCTTCGAGCAGTACAGCGAGATCATCAGCGTCTTCACGTAGTTGGAGAGCACGCCCAGCGGCCCGCGCGTGCGGCGGTTGGTGAAGTAGGGCGTGTCCGGGTTGAGGCGGAAGGCGTCGTTGGCCAGCGTGTGCCCCACCGCGGCCATGCGGTTCTCGTCGAAGACGTCCATCACGGACAGCAGCTGGTCGCGCGCGTGCTCCAGCACCACCGAGTGCTGGTTGCCGTAGTACGAGGGGTTGCGGAGGTACTTCATCGTCTTCTCGGGCCGCGGGCGCAGGAGGTACCCCTCCTGTGAGAACTCGCTGATGAACTTCACGGGCACCACCACGCTCGCCAGACCGACCTCTCGGTGCGTCTTGGTGAACTCGATGCAGTAGATGTTGTTGTGGTAGATGACGTCGTCCCGGAGGAAGATGCGCCCGGTGCCGTAGTCCTTGGGGAAGCCCTTGTCGTTGCTGAATCGCTTGAACTCCAGGAAGGTGGCCCCGTCGCCGAAGACGATGGGCTCGCTGGACATGTACCGGAACGTCACGTTGGTGGTCTGGTCCACGGTGTTGTCGCGCTTCACCTTGAAGTCCAGCTTCGAACGCTCCCCGGAGGCGTAGAACAGCACGATCCCCTCCGGCTCCGTCTTGATGGCGCTCGAGATGTGCTCCACCAGCTCTGACGTGGCGGAGAACGGACCGTCCACGCGCTTGGACTTGAACTCCACGCGCGCGCAGACGCCGCACAGCGCCTCCGCCGCCGCGGCCGCGTCCGCGATGCGGTCGCTCCCCTGGGGCTCCTCCACGAAGAGGACGTGCATGGCCCACACGCGCTCGCCCACGGGACGCACGGCCTCGCACCAGAGGCGGTACTCGCACTTGGGGGCCTTGGCTAGCGGGTACCGGATGGTGTACCCGAGGTGCCCGAAGGAGCAGCGCACGCCGTCCTCGGTCACGGCGACCGCGGCCAGCACCCCGTCCGTCTTCGACACGGAGTACAGGCCCTCGAGCTCCAGCGCCGGGATCTCCTGCTTCTGCAGCATGACGGTGCGCACCGGGGGCGCGGACAGCGCCGGCGTCAGGAACACCGAGTCGGAGCCGGCCATGAACAGCGCTTTCGCCATGGCGCGGAGCTCGGCCAGCACCGACGCCTCGTCGAGGGTCTCGCCGCTGGGCACCACCTCGAACTCCAGCGTGGCGGAGGGGCGGATCTTGGGGTGGTTGAGCGCGTGCAGCAGCGCGCTCTTGGCCTGCGCGCCCGACCCGAGGAAGTACTTGAACTTGAAGTCCGCGATCACCTCTTTCGAGCGCACGCGCACCAGGTTCACCAGCTCCACGCGGATGGCCGAGAGGTACTTCTTGAAGTCGACGAATAGGTGGCGGCGCTCGGTGGAGTGCCGGAGCAGGCACCCAGGGTGCAGCTCCGTCTCCTCCACTAGCGACTTGCGCTCCCAGACGATGGTGTCTATGGAGTTGACGAGCTGGACGTTCTTCACGTCCAGGCCGACGACGCGGGACAGCGGCATGCGCGCGCGCAGCTTGCCCTCCTCCTTGGCGAGCGCCGTCACCGTGAACAGGATGAAGGACTCCGTCTCCGAGGCGAGCCGCAGGGCGGTGGCCAGCGTGGCCAGCGGCGGGTGCACGAGCACGAGCTCTACCTCGTGGTGCACCTCGTCTGCGGGCGAGCCGCGGTCCACGGCGGCCGCCTTCGCGGCCAGTGCGACCAGCAGCTCGTCTAGGCTCGGGGCGCTCATCCCGATTTATGGGTCGTGTTGTTTTTACGTTTTGTCTAGCGCAGCACGGCGTCGCGGATGAAAGAGAAGTCCACGTCGCGGTCCTCGGACTCCTTTATCAGACGCAGGAGCCGGTGGACCTTCTTCTTGTTCTTGCACACGCGGATCACGGCGCGCGCTTTCCCGCGCGGGCCGGCCGCTAGCGCCAGGTCCGCCTCTGTGAGGCGGCACGCGATCGCGGACATGTGCGCCTTCCGCTCGTCCGGCGCCAGCTCGCGCGCGCACATGGGCAGGTACCGGGAGGCGACGTCCCCGTCGGCGAACTCGAAGTCCAGGAACGCCTCGCCGGAGGCCTCGTCGATCGCAGGGAACCGGCGCGCGGGCTGCTCGGCGCGGAGGTGGCAGAGGCACACCGCGACGTCCAGGGGACTGAGCCCCTCGACGAGCCGCACCGCCACGGCGAGACTCTTATCCATTTACCACCTCTGAGTTATTTACATAGTCCACCACGCTGTTCACGAAGTCGTCGAGACTGTCGGTGGCGGCCACGCGGTCCAGGAAGGTGCCGTCCTTGACGAGCTCCAGGACGGCCGTGGCCATGTACGCGCTCCTGGAGATCGAGGGCGTGTGCCCCACGGTCTCGGCCGTCTGCCGGACAGAGGCGCAGATCAGCGCCTTGGCGCTGGGGCGCGGGTCCAGCGACCGCACGTTGGACCAGAAGTTGTACAAAAACGTGTAGTTCACGCCGTAGGTGCGCAGATCCTTCACGCGGATCCCGAAGCGGCGCATGAACGCGTAGACGCGGCGCTCGCTCAGACGGTCGAAGAGCAGTTGCTCCGGCGCGCCCGGGTCCCAGAGCCGCCGCAGCGCCGCAAAGAGGCGCTGCCCGTCGCGGACCGCGAACTCGTGCGCGACCCTGTCCTTGCCCACGAACTTAACGCGCATCTCCTCGCCGCCCTCCGTCAGGGACAGGTGCTTGTTTCGGAGCGTGAGCATGCCGACGGTGCCGCTCTCCTTCTCGTAGCGCGTCTTCCCGATGCGGATGAAGAAGCTGGTCTCCATGAGGAGGAAGGCGGCCATCTGCGCGTTGGACTCGCTGCCCGACGCCAGGTGGGAGTCGATGAAGGCGTTGATCTTCTCCATGACGCGGTGCACGCGCACGAAGACGGCGTTCCGCACGGCGGTGCGCCGCCGCACGTGGTCGCGTCCGTAGAAGTACTGCTTCCGCCCCTTGGAGTCCTTGCCCACGAAGATCAGGCCCTGGTGCGCGTCCTCCAGGGTCTGCTCGTAGACCACCACATCCGTCAGATGCGGCGGGATCCGGATGTTGGCGATCACCTCGTAGGCGGGGTTGTCGTCCGGTACCGGTTGCGAGAAGTCCTTGTCGAAAAAAAGTTTTCCCTTGGAGAGGAACAGCGCCCGCGCCCCCATGCCGAGGCGCCGTTGCCTATTTAGGACGCTTACTTCTTACCGGCGGCGGCTTTCTTCTTGCGGGGCGCAACAGGCACCTTGGAGCCGCCGGCAGCGATGGCAGCCGCCTCGGTAAGAGCCTTAGACAGTCCGGCAAACGAGCGCCGCACGCCCGAGGCCTGCACGTCGGTGAGCACGGAGGACAGCGCCTTCACGCGACCGGTCAGGTGTTTAAAGTCGGCGAGAATGGCTGCGAACGCCAGGTCCAGGTCTGACTCGCCCAGTTCGTCGAGCTCGTCATCGCCAGCAGCGGCGCCTCCGGAAGCCACGTCCTGGTTCTGCAGCTCCTCCTCGACTTTGGGACTGGATTCCACGTCGGAGACGTTACGTTGTGCTTCTTCCGTGGGCTCTTTCTCGCCGTTCTTATTGTCCCGGTCGTCGTCTTCGCATAGCTTCTCTACGGCCTTGGGCTTCTTCTCGGCGGCCTTCTTGGTGCGGCGCTTGGGCTGCTTGACCGGAGCGGGCGGCGGGCTCAGCACGTCCTCGGGCGGCGGCACCGGCAACTGCACCTGTTGGCAGATGTCGTCGCTGGGCTCGGTGGCACGGGGCCCGTCGATCTCCAGACACACCTCGTCGCAGGGGAAGAGGCTGTCGCGCACCTCGTACTGCTCGGTTGCTTCGTCGCACAGCATGGCCTCCGTCTTCAGGCGCTGTCGGAGGGAGTCGAGAGTCTGGACGCCGCTGGAGCACTTGTTCATGCTGAGTCGCCACGAAGACATGTCTCCGTCTCGCTTTAGGTGTGATTTTTACTTTCAATACCAATCTTTTAAGACTCTATATGATTTCAGTTTTGGACGGAGATCGAAGCCTTGCCCGTCCTTAAATGGATTCCAGGGAGGCCATCCTGTCGAGCATCATCCCCAAGATTCGGGCGTACATGCGCGACCCGAACACGGCCGCGAAGTCGTACACGGACTTCATCGCGGACAACAAGTCCATCTTCGTGGTGAACCTGTACAACGTGGACGCGATCACGGACGACGACATCCGCCTGCTCTTCGCCACCATGGAGCAGAACCCCGACGCGGACGACGCGACGCTGATCTCCATCTTCTCCTACATCGGGTACAAGTTCGAGAAGCAGGTGCGCGACGACGCGACGGTCAGCCTGTCGGTGGGCGAGCGCATCGCGGACGACACCAAGCACAGCATGTACGACATGTTCTTCAACCGCTTCGACATGATCATCCGGCAGCGGCGCGTCAACGTGCTGGTGCACGACGACGCCACGGGCGAGGCGGCGGTGGTGAACCGCACCAGCGACCTGCGCACCGCCTTCGACGACAGCGTGGACCCCGAGGTGCGCGAGATCCCCTTCAACATGCGCAACCTCCTGCAGTACGTGTCCAAGAACATCGACCGCATCCGCTTCTCCAAGAAGTACCTGGAGTTCGCGTACCTGTGCCGGCACATCGGCATCCCCGTGTCCCGCCGGAAACTGAACCTGCGCTACGTCTTCATGTACGACCTCGACGGCGTCCGCATCCCCATCGTGATCCGCGACTTCCTGGACGTGAAGAAGGTGTTCCTGGAGGCCACGGGGAAGGTGTACCTGAACAACTTCGCCGACGACCACCCGGGCATCGTCGAGTGGGGGCGCGCCTTCGTAGACGCCATGGCCCACGACGAGCGGCGGCTGCTGTACAAGTACGTGTTCCTGTCCAGCCGGCACCTCTGCGACATGTTCACGGACCTGCTGAACCCTCGCAACGCCAAGTTCCGCGCGATCGCGCGGACGGCCGTCGCGGTCAGCGAGCCCCCGGGGTGGCGCGACGTCGTGCACTACGAGTCGCCGCCGTGCGAGCACCAGCTCAAGCTCGCCGCCGCCATGCGCGTGGACGTGGACTACTTCGCCAAGGTGAACGAGTTCGTGGAGGAGTACGTGTACTTCGAGGACGGCATGGCGTACTGCAACATCTGCGGGATGAACATCCCGGACCTGAACACCGACGCCTCCGGGTCGCGCGCGGGCGTGGTGGTGCCCGCCACGAACAAGTCCATCTTCCTCAGCGAGCCGTACAGCTACTTCTCGCACAGCCAGCGCTTCATCTTCAACATCGTTATGTCCTTCGACACCATCATGAAAACACAGACCTGGTCCGTCAAGTACAACATCAACCGGCTGATCCTCAACTTCCTCATCGCGATCAACGCGCGCCGGCAGGAGTACGAGCGCCGGTTCGCGGCCGAGATTAAGAAGGGCGTCTTCTTCCTGCGGCTGTCCGCGAACCTGCTGGACGTGCACGCCTCCGCGACGGAGCTCTTCCAGTCCGCGAAGACGCTCAACCTTAACTTCATCGTGGCGCTGGTCATCGTGCTGAACAGCAGCGCGGACTTCCTGGTCTCGTTCATGATGGCGCGCGGCGCGAAGAAGAAGGACAGGCCCGTCGAGGTCACGGAGGGCACGCTGCGGCTGTCCATCGCCACCGTCGTGCACCACTTTCTGGTGAAGACGCGCGTGTGCACCAAGGAGGACTTCGACACCGTCGTGCTACTCACGGAGGTGTACACGGCCATCATGCCGGAGGAGCTCAACGCGCACTACCACCGCCTCGTCGCCGAGCTGCACCGGCTCAACACCATCGGCCGGACCACCAGGAGCCGCAACTACCTGGTGGAGGCGTACTCGGACCGCGAGGAGGCCCGCAGCATCGAGTTCTTCGAGTCCCAGCGCGTGGGCGCGCGCCCCATGCGCATGCCGGCGCGGCAGTGGCGCGTCGCGTGCCCGACCGTGGCCGTGCCCGCACACACGCCCGACGAAACGCCGGACGCGCGGTCGGAGTTCCAGGAGATCATGAGCGACACGCGCGTGCTCATCCGCGTGCACGACACCAACGCGTACAACATGCGGCGGTTCGACGACCACATCAAGATCGAGATCGAGAAGAAGAAGATCATCATCTCGCTGGCGAGCCTGTTCGTGACAAACACCATGAAGTACTACTACGCGAACCCCGCCATGTACGTGTTCCGGTTCAGCGACCCGTACCCCTTCGACGAGACGCTGCTCGGGCCCGAGCACGTGTCGCACAAGGTCAACGGCTACAACGCCTTCCGGCGCAACTTCTTCCCGGACAGCGACCTCTTCGTGTACTTCAGCGACTCCCTCAGCCGCGTGGACCTGGAGTTCGCGTTCTTCCTGTTCCTGTCGGGACTCGTGGGCTCCGTCAAGGACTGGATAGACAAATCCATCACGGCCATCAAAGAGTTGTATATGATTAATTTCAATAATTAAATGGATCCATCGCCCGAGGTCATCAACGCGTACGTGATCGGGGTGGTAGACGGCAGACCCCAGAACGATGTCTTCCCCACGCTGACCTACCTGCTGAAGGGGGTAGCCGACGACCCCAAGCCCACTCCCACCCCCGCGCCTGCCCCGACTCCGGCTCCGACTCCGGCTCCGACCCCAGCCCCAGCCCCCGCGCCCAAGCCGTCCCCCCCCGCGCCGCACCCGCAGGGTGACCACGTGATCCACGTGACCGGGTGGTACGACGTCAAGTCCAAGGACTACGAGCACTACTTCTCGGACATGTGCAAGTCCGCCTGTCCGCAGGAGATGCAGCACAGGGTCGCGCACCACCTGAACCTGTGGGAGCACATCGCCGACCCGAACTCCGCCACCACCTTCCCGGACGACGCGTTCATTCTGGTCGTGAACAACGACATGACGTTCAGACGCCCGGAGGTGGTGAAGCCCCTGATCGAGGCCATGAAAAAGAACAGTTGGTACATGGCGCAGCTGCGCGAGACGTACATCTCCGGGGCTCTGGCCACCGCCATCCCGAACTCAGGCGAGCCCGAGCTCATGGTGTACCCCGGCGGGTTCGACGTCTCGCTGGACGCGTACATCGTGCGGGTAGGGTCCCTGAAGAGGCTGTACGCCTCCCTCATCGAGGAGGGCGGCGTGCGTAGCAGCATGCTGACGGAGATTTCCATGCTCGAAAAGCGGCTCGGGCTCTCCCGGGTCGTGCTCGCGGGCGCCGACAAGGTGGTGCACCCGGAGTACTACCTGCAGGTGAAGAAGCGGCTCGGCAACGCGAAGGGCCTGTGGCCCATGCTGGCCGCGTGGCTGGCGAAGTACTGGCCCGGGGGAATCTACTTCCTGACCACGCCGCTGTTCTCCTTCCTGGGCGTATTCGACATCAACGTGGCCGACATCTTCATCCTGGCGTACCTGCTGGTGCTGCTGATCCTGATGCCGCACTCCCGGTTCCTGTGGTTCGTCGCGGGCATGCTGGTCACGGCCATCGTGTGAGCCGGCGGATCACATAAGAACTCCGGAGGCGGCCGCGCACCAGTGGTCGTCCTCGAAGTACCCGCTGTACCCCACCAGTCGCATCATCTCCGACCCGCAGGTGATGACGTTGTTCGCCCGGTGGCGCAGCACCGACTCGCAGAACTGCTTGGCGGAGAGGTCGGTGTCCGCGGCCTTCTGCACCATCCAGCCGTCGCCGGTGCCCCGACGCACGGCCTGGGGGAGGAACGTCGTGGGGCTGTACCGCACGGGCAGGTAGAACTTCCCGAAGTCCACGCACCGGAACTCGAACAGGTCCGGCCTGTCCACGGTCTTCTGCCGGCCCAGGTCGGACTCGATCTCTGTCTTCGCGTCCACCAGCGGGCGCCACGACCGCACGGCGCTCTTGATGCGCGCGTAGCGACCGAGCTCCGCCAGGAGCGGGTACTCCGTCAGCTGGAGCCAAAGAATGAATAACGACGTCAGCAGAGTAAGAGTGAAAAACACCAGCGTCGACGTCTTGGCCGCGCGGATGCTGCGGACGGCGCGCGAGCGCGCGAAGTCCAGGTCGAGCCCGTTCACCGAAAGCGTAGTGACGTCCGCCATTTGTATCATATAAATAAAATATGGAGGCCAAGAACGACTGGTACGCGAAGCTGCTGCTCCGGTGCACCCGCGCCGGCGCGCCCATCTACCTGCCGACGGCGATGACGCGACTGACCGAGTACGTGTACCTGGGGAGCGCCGAGGACGCGCGGGCCGTCGTGATGGGCGCGTCCGGCGTCGACTTCAAGTGCGTGGTGAACATGACCACGGCCAAGTACTCCGCGCCGGAGAGCATCGCCGTGTACCACATCCCGCTGCGGGACGACAACGTCACCAGCATCGAGGGCGTGATTCCGCCGCTCGTTAAGCTGCTGGAGCGGCTGGAGGCCGAGAAAAAGCCCACGCTCGTGCACTGCGTCGCGGGCATAAACAGGAGCGGCGCCGCCGCGATGGCGTACATCATGCACCGCTGGACCAGCGAGCACCCCGAGGTGTCGCCGGCCGCCAGGTTCGTCTTCTTCCTGAAGACGTACTACGAGCTGCGCGACTCGCGCGGCGCGTTCCTGGAGAACAACAACTTCAGGTACCAGTTGATAAAGATGTTCGTAACGGGGGCCTAGAACTCCTCCTCGGCGGCCTCCTCCAGCTCGCCCATCTTCCGCTCGGCCACGCGGGCCTGGATCTCTTTCTCCATCCGCATGAACATCTCCACGTTCACGAAGTACTTGTAGTACCCGGTCCCCACGCCCGGCGTCTTGCTGAAGAAGTGGCAGCTGCTGTTGTCCGCCACGGTGTCGGTGCGGTTGTGCAGCGCGGCGTTGAGGAGCGCACGGCCGTCCCCGAAGGTCGCCTTCTTCAGCGCGCTCGCGTTCCAGAACTTGAACTTGTTCACCGACTCGGGCTCGTATCCCGCGCAGAGCAGGCTGGCCAGCAAGTCGCACGAGGGGAACAGGTAGTCGAAGCCCACTCCGTAGGTGTCCAGCATGCTCTCGCACAGGTGTCCCCTGGCCGCCTCGATCCCGAAGATGTCGAAGGTGTTCCACATGCCCGGCACCACGTTCACGTCCTCGAGGTCGAAGATGCCCAGCTCCTTCAGGCTCATGAGCTCGATGTTCATGCGGAAGGCCTTGCGCGTGGCGTTGTGGTCGTCGTGCACCGCGCACTCGGTGATGGGGATCTTGAACTTGCTCACCTTGCCCTTGTTCGCGGCGCCCGGCAGCACCAGCATGAACTTGTGGAAGTTGAGCTGCTCGGGCTCCACGAAGCGCAGCAGCAGCGTGTACTCCACGTGGTCGCCGTCCACCGTCATGTCGCTGCCCCACTCCTTGACCAGAACGTTGAAGGAGACGAAGCGCTCGATGATGCTGTCCACCAGCACCTCAGTGAGGTGCGCGCGCTTGATGCGCAGGCGGTGGATGCGCACGCGCACGCGGTAGATGGACGGGCGTCCGGACGGCTCGGCGGAAATCTCGGGCAGCAGCTCGCCGAGGCACACGAACTCGAAGTTTATCTTCAGCGGCATGAGCTTGTTGATGTCCGCGGAGGTGAGCGAGACTATCTCCGTGTGGTTGCGGCTCATGGTTATCAGGTTGCTGAACTCATTGAAGCCCAGCTTCACCTTGACGCCTCCGCTCTTTTCGGTGGTGTGGAAGCTGGAGAGCGCCTGCTGGGTGAACTTCTCGCAGAGCACCTGCGCGGACATGATTCCGACGGGCGTGCCGCCGCCGAGCAGCGCGTTCAGCTTGTGGTACAGCTTCCGGAAGATCAGCGTCGCCGTCTCGCGCGTGATCCGCACGCGCGAGGGGTTGAGGTGCGTCAGGAAGACGTACTCCATGAAGTCCGTGCTCGCCAGCGTGAAGAAGTACTTCTCGCGCACGTCGTCCATCACGCGCCGGATCATGTGGTACAGGTCCCGCGGCGAGATGGCCGCCTCCGCGCTCGGAGCCGGCTTGACGAAGACCAGGAAGTTGAATGGCGCCAGGATCTTCGTCGCCATGCGCTGGCGGTGCATGCGCACGAAGCCGTGCCGGATGCGGTCCCATATCGCGCTGATCTCCAGGAACCAAGTCATCTTCTCGTCGGGGAAGATGAGCTCCACGGGCTTGGTCGTCGAGCCCGGGATCTTCGCGTAGTTGGCCGCGTACTTCAGGAGCACGGAGCCGCTGACCACCTGCCCGTAGCCGTCCACCACCGTGTCCTCCATCTTCTTAATCACCTTGCGCGCCAGCGTGCCCGTGCGCGAGGTCTCGCAGACGATGTCCGTGGACTGCGAGCGCGCCACCAGCATGGCGAAGTAGAACTGGGACCCGGACAGCCCGTTCATGAGCGAGTTGATGATGTACCCGCGCGCCTCGGGGTCCGCGGAGTTGGGGAGCGCGTACGGCAGCACGCGCCCGTAGACCTTGGTCTCGGCCACCGCGCCGTCCACGCGCTGCTGCCCGTAGGTGCCCAGCAGGTACATCAGCTCGGTGGGGTTCACCTTGTACCCCGCGCGCGCCATCTTCAGCAGGTTGTTGTCCGGGTTGTTCTCCAGCGTCTCGCGCATGTACTCGTTGATCTCCCGCACGTTCAGGTTCGTGAGGTTGGACAGCAGCGACTCCACCGCGTCGGCCTCGTCGGCCGGCGACATGGGCACGATCCGCCCCTCCGCCACGTCCTGCAGGTAGCGCGCGTACGCATCCTTGATCTGCTCTATCTTCTCGGTGTTCAGCGCGTGCAGGCGGTTCACGAGCGAGGCGTCGGGACGCAGGTCCCTGAACGTCACGCCGAAGCCGTAGATGGCCAGGTACCGCTTGAGCACGTACGAGAGCGTGTCCACGAACCGCACGCCCTGCACGTTCGTGGAGTAGTCGGCGATGAGCCCCGCCAGCGAGGTCGCCCGCATAGCCACGACGAGGTCGCTGTCCACGTTGGCGGCGACCACGCGTCCGTCCTCCAGGATGCCGCGGTAGTTGATGTCCGCGCTTATCATGAACCGGAAGATGTCGCCGCCAGAGAACTTGGTCTTGCCGGGCTCTGGTGTGAAGTCGCGCCCGTAGCGCCCGAGCAGGTTCAGCACCTCGTCCAGCGTCAGGTCGCGCTCCCGGAACAGGGAGTACGCCGCCACGATTTCGTCCTGGATGGACCCGTACACGGGCGCGCCGTGCGCGTCGTGCTTGAAGATGGTCACCGGGTACATGAGCACGCTCTGCTCGATCACGGACTTGGGGTTCTGCTCCAGCACCATCCATTCCTCGTCGCCGTCGAAGTCGGCGTTCTGCGAGTTGGCGATCCCCGGCGGGATCTTGATCGTGTACCCGAGCGAGGCGCGCGCGGTGGACGAGATGACGTTGTGTCGGTGCAGCGAGGGCTGCCGGCCGAAGATCACGTTCGTGCCCTCGGTCATGGCGATCTCCACCCAGTCTCCGGGCAGCAGGTGGATCTTGTCTTTGATGAACTTCCCGTCCTTGATGCGCGTGAGCTGACGCAGGCGCTTGTTGAAGTAGAACTTCACGGAGCGCTCCTCGAAGAGCGCGCGCACGCGCTTGGACGTCAGGTAGTTGACGAAGACCTTCTGCGTGAGCGTGTTGCGGATGTAGTCGGGGATGCCGACCTCGCGCACCGAGAGCGACGAATCCGGCCCGATGACGGAACGCGCGGTCTGGTCCTTGCGGCGCGCCACCACGAAGCTGCGCAGCATGTTGCTCTTGCCGGAGATGATGTACGAGAGGTTGATGCTGCTGGAGTTCGACGAGATGATCTTGATGTTGTCGTACTCGATCATCGCGCGCTGGATCACCTGCTCCTCGGCGTTCATGGAGCAGTACTTCACGATCATGCCCAGCAGGTACGTGAGCTCGTTGGTCTCCTTGGGGATGTTGTCGATCCAGAAGCTGATGGCCGGCCGGATGAGCAGCGGCGGGATCGGGATGTACTCGCGGTAGAAGAGGTTGGCGGGGTCCTGGTACACCTCCAGGAGCGGCCAGAACTTGCGGTGGATGGACGTCAGCTTCTGGTAGATGAGCGCGTTCGGCACGGGGATCTCGTCGATCTTGTTCACGAAGCAGATCTTCTTCTTGGAGAAGACGATCTTCTGGTACGGCTGCAGGCACTTGCTGTTCCAGCACGCCTTCTTCTTGGACATCATGCGGTCCTTCATCTTCCGCATCTCGTGCACGCTCAGCGTTGTCACGTCCGTGGTGTAGGGGTCGCGCGAGCGCAGGAGCCCGCAGCGGATGCAGAGGTGGTTGAGCAGCCGCATCACCTCGGAGATGTACTCGGGTCGCACGATGTACGACTCGTAGATGCGCGTCTTGCCCCAGTGCCCGAAGCACTCCATCTCCGTGAGCCCGCACGTGCGGCATATGGACCCGTCGGAGGCCCCCAGGCGCGGGTCCTTCACGGTGCCGAGGTCGTCCTCGTTCTTCATCTGGCTGATGACCACATCCGTGGCGCTGATCTCGCTCTGCGAGTAGAGGCTGTAGGACACGCGATGCACGATCGACATGGCGCAAATATATGACGTATTAATAGTATTTTTATCTTTGAAATAAGATCCGGGCGCTCGTTCTTGGTCGGAGTAATTTTTCACAAAGCATGTTTTTTCGTCGCCGCGCGGCGCTAAGCGCCGCACCCGGCCCGGACGCGCCGGACGAGGAGATCTACGCCTTCTGCGACGCGAACCCGGACGACGTCCGGTGCGCGTGCCTGAAGCCGAGCCAGGCGGTCGTGGACACCGGGCGCGACACGCGGCTCCCGTACTACTGCTGGTACGGGCCGTGCCGGCGCGCGGACGCGCTCCTGCCGCGGGCGCTGAAGAAAAACATAGCCGGGTGCAACGTCTCCGACTGCGTGATATCGATGGGCGACGTGCGCGTGCGCGACGCGGTGATCCGGCTCACAAACGCGTGCGGGTCCAAGCTAGACGCCACCGCGGAGCGGTTCCAGGCGCGATACCTGAACCAGCACGCGTTCGCGCCGGTCGCGGACCCGGTCGTGTGGCTGCCGCTGTGTCTGCTCGCGGTGGCGTCGCTGGTCGTGCCCGCGCTCGTCAGTCGAGGACCACGGACACAGACCGGTCCGCGATCTCCACGCCGGTGAACATGTTGCGCCGCAGGAACCGCACGACGCGCAGCTGCATCTCCGGGCGGAAGAGGATCTTGTACACGAGCTCCGTGTCCAGCATGCGCGGCAGCTTCAGCGCGGCCTCCTTGCGGCCGCCGACGCGCTGCATCGCGGCGATCACGGCGCACTCCTCCTCGGTGGGGCGCTTGAAGACGGGGAACATGTCGGATGCCAGTACATCGATGTACAGCATAAACACGGGGAAGCGCGTGTGCTCGCGCTGCATGTAGGTGGTAAGCACTATGGGTTCCCCGTAGTCGTCGGGAAGCGGGGAGTACGTCACGGACGTCTCGTTGAAGACCTGGAAGACCGTGCGGGAGCTCTCGATCTTGTGCGTCACCGTCACCACGCTCACCAGGTCCCCGTACTCCACGTCTATGTCGTACCGCTTCACCGTGTCCCTACTTATGGTCGCGAACGGATCGTTTTTTACCTCGGCCTTTAGGCAGAGAATTTTTGCCAGGTACCGCACGTTGTGCCGGTTCATCGTCGGGCGCGCGAAGTCCGGGCGTGGAGATGGCGGGGATGCGCAGGAACCTGAAGAAGCCCTGCTGCAGGCTCAGCACCTTGTCCTTGGCCGATTTAAATTCCTTGGAGCACACGACGCTCGACAGCAGGTAGAACATATGAAAGAAGTCGTACTCCTGGTTGGGATAGTCAAAGTTCAAAATTACCCTGCGGCGCACGACGCTATTGAGGTAGAACATCCTTTTTTCATACTTCACCGCGTCGCTCAGCGTCACGAGCCGCAGCCGGGCGGGCGTGTCCGCGTACACGCTCAACAACCGCATCTCCGCGGAGAACGGCGGCGCGAAGGGCTGGAGCATCTCCTTGCCGCAGGGCACGTAGAAGTCCTTCTCCCAGGAGTCGGGGAACGGGCACCGCCACTTCAGGCTGGAGGCGATGGGCTTCAGCACGCTCACCATCACGTTCTGGAGCGCGTAGTCGCGCAGCAGGTCCGCCGTGGTGGGCTCCGTGTTCACGCGGTTGGACCGGATATCGGAGATGAGCACCACCTTCGCGCGCTTCAGCTCGGCGCGCAGCTCGCGCAGGTAGGCCTCGTCCGCGAAGCGCGTGACGGTGGTCACGTTCCGCAGCCCCATCAGGCAGGCGTCGTGCTTGCGCCCGTCGACGAGGATCCACTTCAGCGAGACCCCGAGCTCCTGGAAGTGCGAGTGCAGGCAGCAGATGTGGGTCCCGGGGGCCGAGCCGATGTACACGATGACGCTCCCGTCCAGCATGCCGTGCCGGTACAGCCGGTTCAGGAACACCAGCTCGCCGACGAGCAGCTTCAGCTGGCCCTGCGCCGGGAGCTTCGCTGGCTCGTTGGCCTCGGCGAAGGCGGCGTCGAAGTCGCGCTCGCCGGTGAGCTCGTCGAAGTACAGGAGCGGTTTTTCCATCTCCACCCCCTCCATTTAAGCGACGGGTTTGTGATCCGCGGCGATTCACCCCCGGCTATCCGGGAGTCTGGTCTGTTGAAATTTATTAATATTTTTTACGTTATATGTTGGGCGACAGCGTCGCGGAAATGGCGTCGAGCGCGGCCACGTCCCGGGGCGTGATGTAGCGGACGCGGTCGGCCGTCTGCGCGCCGTCGAAGCCGCGCTGGCGCATGAGCGCGCGACACGCGTCCACGAAGGCCATGGCCGGCCCGTCGCGCACCTGCACGCGGCCGCCGGGCGCGCACGGCCGGCGGTCGAAGAGCCGAACCAGCTCCCGCAGGTCCCGGAACTCCATGACCGCGCGCGCGCGGCCGTCCGTCACGGCGTCGTAGTGGTGCCCCGCCGCCGCCAGCTTCTCCTTGCCCCGCAGCACCACCGCCAACAGGAAGTCCAGGAGCGTGGCCGCCGACTGCACGGCGCCGAGGGCCTCGTCGTCGGGGAGCCCCGCGACGAACGAGAAGAACGAGTCATCCTCTTCCAAGAACATCGACAAGACGTACCTTTCGTGTTCCATTTATGCGGCGCAAAACGCCGTCGCACCCGGGGAACGCCACGGGGCGGCCGTCCAGCGCCAGGGCGGGCAGCCTGCCGCCAGGCAGCTCGATCATCAGCGCGTCGCCGTCGCAGGCCAGACTGGCCTCGCCGTAGGCGTCCAGGGGCGACGGCGGGCGCTGGCGACCGCGGAGCGCCGACCGCAGCTCGTCGCCGAAGAAGAGGTACGTCAGCGCCAGCGCGAGAAGCAGCTCCAAGACCACCAGAGTCAGGTAGGGCTCCGAGCGGAGCAGCGAGTGTGCGATGGTGGGCTCCACGAACACCGGCGTGAGGTTGACGACGGGAGCCGCCTTATCAGTCGCCATCGCGCCGGCGATTTATCGCTCGTAAAAGGCCTAGGAGACTGTATCCGCGGCGGCGGGAACGGGCACGTTGGTCAGCTGTATGCTCTTCTTCACGCCGTCGAACAGCTTGGTGAAGTCTGACAGGCGTATGGGGTCGGAGAGCGGCGTGGACTGGTAGTCGGCCAGCTCCTTGTCGTTGCCTATCTTCTTCAGCGCCTTATCCTCGGTGACGCCGTACACGGCGGACACCGTCAGCATGCTGCTGGGCGTGTGCACGTCCACCAGCTGCAGTCCGGCGTAGCGGGTGACGATGGCCAGGTTGGACCCCACCTCCTTGTACGACGAGTTCGCCTGCTCGTCGGTGCGCTCGCGGTAGATGTTCACCTTCTTGCGCGACTCCAGGACCATGAGGATGGGGATGGAGCCGCTGCGGAAGATCACGGGGTTGGGGATGCGGCGCCCGCGCTTCTTCACGCCAGACAGGTTGGAGAAGTCTGTGTTATTCACCACCAGCGTCAGGACCTCGTTCTCCGAGTCCAGGAAGTACCTCTCCAGGTCGCGCATGGTCACCGGTTCCTCTCCCAGCCCCAGGTTCCGGCGCACGTTGTAGGCGGTGCTGAAGATGGCGCCCACGAGCATCTCGGTGCCGACAAGCTCGGTCTCGTACCGCGTCATGGTGCGGGGCACCACGTGGAACAGCGAGAGCAGGGACCGCGGGAACCGCACGCGTGCGCCCGCGATCACGAGCATCGTCTCGTCGCGGGACGGCAGTCCCGCGCAAAACAGGGGGTCCGCGTCCACCAACGAAAGGAGACTGGCCATTTAGAGAAGTTTTTTTTGTGATAAATATCATGGAGGAAAAAAGGGACCCGGGGGGAGGGGGCTTCCGCCGCTTCGGCGCGTCGCGACAGGCCTTCAGGCGCGGCAAGAAGTTCAAGAACCCTACCGGGTCCACAGAGCCCTACGTACACCCTTCTAGGAAGACGGTCACGTTCGCGAAGACCGAGACCCGCCACCCGTCGGGCGCGCCAGGACAACACGCGCCGCCCGAATCCCGGGCGGAAGCGCCCGCCGCTCCGTCACCGACGCGCGGCGCGCCCCCGCGCCAGGCGCCCGTGCCCGGGCCCGTCTCCGCCGGCGTGGGGTTCTTGGAGAAGCGGATTTGCGACAACGTCACGGCGTTCACGCCGGTGGTGGTCTCCATGGCGGACGAGGAGGCGGGGTGCTGGATCGAGCTGTCCGCCATGGTGCGCTGCCGGAAAGCTGTGGGGTTCCCCGTGTGCAGACGCGCGCCGCAGAGCGCGGACACGGGCGCGGTCGCCGTCTGTTTCGAGTCGTTCGGGAGTCTGTCCACCGCGCAGATGCGCGCCAGCGAGCGCCCGTGTTCCATCAGCGACGCCGTGGTCTTCCAGATCGTGGCCATCATGTACCACCTGTTCCAGCGCGGCATCTTCCTGGACGACGTGTGCGTCGACGTGGTCACCGTTCCGTCGTGCACCATCACCTTCTCCGTGAGCCAGCTCGTGTTCCAGGTGAACACCTCCAGCCTGGTCGTGCTGTCCCCGCGCTCGCGCCTGTACCGAGCCAGCCTGCCCCAGAGCTGCTACATGGACATCGTGCGGCTGCTGATGCCGCCGGCGTCCCGGTTCGCGTGCGACAGCTGCTCGTACTTCTTCGAGTGGATCATCCGGAACCACCTGGACCTGCTCTCCAAGCACTTCGTGGACATGTTCCGCACGCACCGGCGCACCGTGTCCGGCGTCCCGCTCAACCGGCGCGCCGAGCCCGGGGCGCTGGTGTGGGTGACCACGAGCGACGCCGTGGTGCTGGGCGTCACGCTCACGGAGGTCTCCATCAGCGACAACGTCCGCGTGATCTGGTCGTCGGACGGGGCCGTGTTCGAGGTGGACGACTTCCCCGTACACGACGTGTTCCCGGCGCCGGAGCTGGTCTCCCGCGCGCGCGCGATGGTGTGCTTGTAGCTAGAAGTACACCAGACACAAAAACAGGTAGATGATGGCGGCCAGCAACGCCAGCATCGCGCACGCGGCCGCGTTTCGGAGCACCATCCGAAGCACGATGTACATGATCACGAAGACCGTGAGCACGAGGTCGAACAGTAGCCGCCGCACGCGCCGCAGAAGCATCGAGTTGCCCTCCGCGTGTCGCTGGATGGCCTCCAGGTATCGCCGGTCCGCCCGGGCGCGTTCGCCGATGCCGTTCACGCGCTCGAGGACTAGCTGCCTAAGCATGTCGGCGCGTCAAAGTACCTGTGTAATGTTTCAATGTTTGCCGGTCATCTATACGGACGGCGGAAATTCAGTAAAGAAGGTGTCCAGGTACGTGGTCCAGTGCACCACGGGCTTCTTGGCGAGCTCGAGCTTGATCTTGTCGGTGGTGGACGTAAACAGCATCCGCCTGGCGTACCAGGCGAAGACGGCGGCCAGGATGGCGACGACCACCGCGATGATGATGGTCTGGTACCCCTTGCCGGCGACCTGCTGGTCCTTGACGGTGGTGCTCGCCTTGGCCAGCACGTCCATCACCGCCTTCACGCCGCAGTTGCCGGACGCGGTGCCCGTGTTTATGAACTCCAGGTGCGTGGTCTGGCCGCCGGGCGGGGACGCGCACTCGTCCATGACGATGCTCTGGACCTTGATCTTGTTGTGGATCACCGAGTCGGCCGTGCAGGTTTGTCGCACGTAGTTCTCGAAGTCCTTGACCGCGGTGGTCACCGTCGTCTGGATGTTGAGCGCGGCGGTGAGAAGCCCCGGCACGTACGCCTTCTGGTCTGCCGAGAGGTCGTTGAAGGTGCTGCTCACGGCCTTCATCACGGCGTCCAGCTGCGCGCTGGCGTCCGCCGAGCACATGTTCTGCACAGACACGCTGCATCCCAGGTTCTTGCGGATGATCAGACTGCCTATCGTGACGTCGCAGTCCGCCGTCGCGGACGCGGACGCGGTCTGCTGCAGCTCATTGCGTATCCGCTCGTTGATGGTCGTGACAGTGGTCTGTATGCTCGCCGCGGCCCCCATTTAGAGCCATACAATTAGCAGATACACCACGCACAGCGCCAGTACGCCGAGCGTCTCCGTGCGCGGCTCGAAGGCGCGGCTGACGTTCTCGTCCACCACCGCGGCCTGGTTCACCGGCGCCCGGCTCATGCCCGTCAGCGCGCCCGCGCACCGCATGCGGAGGCGCGACCGCGGGTCCAGCCGCAGGTGCGTCACGCCGATGGAGCACCTGGAGATGCGACAGAGCCCCAGGTTGGTGTAGTTGTCGCTGAGCATGAAGTCCACGTCCCCGGAGACGCACTCCGGGTCCCAGCACTCGCGGGGCTCGTCCACGTACGAGGCCATCTCCAGCGTGGCGGGGGAGGGGTAGCTGCAGCGCATGCGCGCGCGCTTGAACTCCGGGCTCTGCACGGAGAGCACGGCGTCTATCCGCGCGTCGTTCGCCGCCGTGTTCGTGCTCCGCAGCGCGCGGATCCAGGCCACGCAGTGCGGCCTGGACGCGTCCGCGCCGCACTCGCGCGCGAACATGGCGTTCAGTCGCTCCACGCTTCGCCGGTCGGTGCGTTTGGTGACGGCCGCGTTTATCCACTGCGCGCAGAAGTCTGCGTCCGCCGCGCCCGACGTGCACTCGCGGAAGAGACGGTCGTCGCAGAGGCCGGCGTCGAAGCGCGAGGGGTCGCACGTGCGCAGCACCCCGCCCTCGAAGTACGCGTTGGCGCGGCGGGCGCCCTTCTCCCAGTAGTGCGAGATTCCGAAGCCCCCGCAGCACACTGTGGGGTCGCCGTCGTACCGCACGCGGACGCCCGCCAGCATGCCGGGCGCCGGGCTCGTCACAGCGAACTCCGGGAACGTGGCTTTCAGCGCGGCCGCGCGCGCGGCGTCGCCCACGCCCAGCGGCTGCGGCTCGTCGGCGGTGGTCAGTCGCGGCATCAGGCCCACGAGGTCCCGCTCCGGCACGATGGCCATCTCCGGCGTCCGCACGGGCGGCGGCAGGTCCCGCGACGGCAGCGACACGGACCCGCCCATGGTCGGTCGATTTAGTCGCACGAAAGACACCGGTCCTGGAAGGACATAAACACGTTGACTCGGTACACGCCCACGCGGTCGGTGAAGAGCATGCCGATGATGTTGTCGTCGGCGTCCATGACCACGCGCGCCTCGAACATGACCACGCGCTTCTTGAAGCCGCGGAGCTTGTTGATGGAGGAGATGGGGATCTTGAAGGAGAAGCGCTCCAGGTCGGGGGCCCACTCTGTCATCGAGTACTCGCGGAAGTAGTTGTCCACCTTCCCGGGCGTGTGCAGCACCATCTTCTTGTCGCGGAAGCACACCGTGATGTACTGGTACTGGTGGATGCACTTGATGAACCCGAGCAGCAGGTCCAGGTTAACGATGGTGCGGCCGCAGCACTTCTCCTCGTAGCGCCGGAAGTTGAACACGTAGGACTTGCGCTGGTTGATGCCCAGGCAGATGGAGGTGTTCGTGCGGTGCGCGATCGGCTCGTTCTCGCAGTCCACGCTGACCACGTGGTGGCTGGAGAGCCGGATGACGTTGTCCTCGAGGTCGGGCTCCAGACACACCACCGAGTCGGGGTGGAAGCTGCACAGACACGACTTCACCTTGAGCACCGGGACGTTGAACACGCGGCTCACCTCGCCGTCGTAGACGACGCTCGCGCTCAGCGGGATGATCGTCCAGATGTTAACCGAGCCGCCGAGCGCAGCGAAGATGTACATGAGCCCGTCCGCCACATCGACGTTCACGGAGACCTCCTCGCTGAACTCCGAGAAGTAGGTGACGATCTGCTTGAGCTTCTCGAGTTTTATGCGGAGAGCCATTTTATTTTGATCTCGTAAATTATTTAAAGTTAAATGGAGGCGTCAAACGCGGCCTCCCGCGCGGGGGGACGCATATTCGACTCGCTTCTGAGGTTCATCGTCACCGGGGCCACTGCGGGGTGCCTGACGGACACCGCGGACATAGAGGCCAAGGCGCGGCTGCTGCCCGGGAGCTCGCCGGCGCGCCGCGCGCAGATCGCGAACATCATCCACGACCGGTGCATCGCCAACACCCGGGTGACCTCGCGGCAGGACCTGGCTGACGCGCTGGCGCGCCTGCGCCGGCGCTTCGTGCACGCCGGCGGCAGCCCGGACCTCCTGCGCCTGCACGGGGCGCTGCTGCGGTTCACACACTGCAACTCCTTCTTCATGGTGTGCCGGCCCACCATCCAGGTCACGCTCGCCACGCTGATCGCGTACGTGCTCGTCGGCGAGCTCATGCAGGCCGTGGACATGGTGGACGCCGTGGAGCGGGTCGTCTTCCGGAAGAACCGCCCCATGGCGTCGGAGCTCGCGGACCTGCTGGAGCTCAAGTACGGGCTCATAAACCTGGCCCAGTACAAGCTCATCCCCGGCCTCCTCGAGGAGGCGGGCTGCTGCGAAGACGTCGTGCGTGCCGGCGCGCCGGCGGGCGCCGCGGAGGACATGGCCGAGATGGAGGCGGAGCGGCTCCTGGAAATGCCCGTGCGCTCCGGCGCGCTCTCCAGGCTCTGCGACTTCCTGGTCCAAAGGGGGACGCCCACGTCCCACGCGCAGTCCGAGTACATGGCGGGGCTGAAGATCGAGGAGCTTCCCGCGGACGCGCCGGTCGCGGAACACGCCGTCGAGGAGCAGAACTCCGCGCTCGCCAAGCTGTCTGCCGTCATGGACAGCGCCGCGCGGTACGAACGCGGGGCCGTGCTAGACGGCGCCGTCACCAGCCCGCTCGGTGCGGTTGGTCAGAGCCCCTTTGATGGAGTGACCCTGCAGAGGTTCGTGCTCCTGGAGTACCTCCACATCATGAAGCTGCTGGCGAACTGCATATCCCAGCGGTCGTCGGGCGAGAAGATCCGAATAGCCGTGAACACCTGTCCGTTCAAGACCACCACGGCGGCGCCGACTCCAGCACCGGCTCCCGACGCCGAGGACCCGGAGGCGCAGGTCCGCGCGTACCAGAAGCGGCTGCAGAGCCTGCCCATCACGGGGACAAAGACAACGCCGTTCGGCTAGAGACGGGGACGTCCAGATCCTCGGTTGAGTCCAGGATCTTCGTCCACGCGCCGTCCTCCAGGAAGTCCTGGCTGAGCACCACCTCGCGCCCCATGATCCGCCTGGTCTTGGTGGGCACCCCGACGCTGGCGAAACAGTCTGCGACGAGCTTGAAGCAGTAGGTGCGGCCGTGGTTGAACCCGTACGGCGTCCCGACGAGCTCGAAGGCCGCGTCCGCCGCGAGACTCATGAGCGACAGCGCCCCGGGCACGGCCAGCCGGTACGCCTTGACCACGACGCAGTTCCGCAGCAGATCCTCGAGCGGCGTGAGGCGAGCCCCGTGTGGCGCCGAGGCGTCTATTACGTAGGGCACGTCGGCACGGATCTCCGGCCGGCCGGCGCCCAGCTTGCGGAGCATCGTGCGGCAGTCCACGCTCCCCACGTAGATGGCCGCGTGCTTGTACTTCGAGGGGTTGAAGCAGTCGGTCATCGACGCGGCGCTGGACACGAAGATGAGCGATCCGCGCGGACACGTGTCCACGATCTCCCGCAGCATCCGTGCCTCCATTCCTATAAAAACTAGCTTATGTCCAGCATGGGCGTCACAGTTAGGTTCCTGTGCGGCTCTATTTGGGTGGCCAACTTTATGCGGCAGCAGATGTTGCGCACGTCGCGCAAAACCACCTTCAGCCGCTCCTGTCTGATGATGAGGCGGAAGCGCTCGTTGGAGAGGTCCCGGCCGCACGTCGAGCACACCACCGGAAACACCATCACAGCAGTTTTAGGAGTCTGGATTCGCTTTCAATTTCCACGTGCTCGGGGTTGAAGAACACTCGAGAGGCTCCCAGGCGCCGGAACACGCCCTTGGCGGAGACGCCGATCGCGGCGGCCGCGTCGTCACTGTCGCCCTCCGCCACGCGGTAGCCGAGGAGCTCCGCCGCGAGCGCGAGTTGCGCGTCGGTGACGCGGCCGCGCCTCGAACTGGCCTCCAGCTCGGCGAGGCGCTCGACGTCCTCCGGCGGCGGCTCCCGGCGCTCCGGCAGACCCACGATCATGTCCGCCACAGGCCCCATCCCGGTGGGCGGCGGGGCGTCGCCCCACTCCTCACAGAGGGCCGCGCGGATAAAGGCGCGGCCGCAGCACGCGCTCGGGGGAGCGGCGCCGTAAATGCCCTCGTCGCCGCGCGCGTAGCGGTCGATGAACGAAATCATGTCCGCGACGGCCTCGGCGCTCGCCCGCTCCGCGGCGGCCAGACGCATTGCGCGCGTGCAGAGACTCATCGCCACGTTCCGCGCGTTGAACTCTCGGAACAGCGTCATCCGCCGCACGGACTCGACGCCGACGCTGATCCCTGCCAGGCCGGGGAAGAAGTCGCATCCGTTTGTCAGCGCCGCCAGCTTGCAGAGGTACTCTGTCTCGTCCGTGGGCAGGTACCGGTAGCACGCGGACACCGTGCTCACGAACTTCTCCATGCGGTCGGTGGAGGTAAACAGCAGTGCGTCCTGGTCCGTGGTCACGAGCAGCGGCCAGCGGCCGTTACGCGCGGCCTCTTCCCGGCCGCGCGTGCACATCACCATCTCCGCGTCCACGCCGTCGCAGTACACGATCTCCACCGCGCCGCCGGCCCGCTGCAGCGTGGAGGTGATGAGCGACCGCACCACGTCGTGGTTGGCGATGCTGAGCTGGAACCGGATGCGCTGCAGCTTCAGCTGCTTCTCGGTGCGGATCTCCTCGGCGAAGTCGCCGTCGTCGGCCGGTCCGTCGTCGGCGTCCGCCCGGGCCACGATTTCCCGGTGCCTGTTCACCCGTTCCTTGATCGCGCGGCGGCGCTGATCTCGGAGCGGCTGCTTGATGGGGATGTCCCCGCGGTCCAGGAAGACGACCAGCTTCTCTGTGGCGGAGACCCGCGTCCAGTGCTGGATGCGCTCCTCCACGGAGCTGCGGAACTCGTCCTCGTCCATGCACGAGTACGCCATCGTCATCAGGACGCTGAACCCGTCCACGAACACCGCGGGGTGCCGCTCGCCGTCCGCGGGCTCGTACGGTTTCAGCGACCCCTGGCTCATAAGTAGAGCCTTTAAGTTTTTGATACCCATAAATGGCGACCGACGCGGCAGTGGGTGCAAAGCCAACGCTTATCTTACTAGGTAAGCCTCTTTGTTCAGTATGCGAGGTTACCAGCCGGATGCTGGCGGCGCTCGAGAGCGAGTTCGACCTGAAGCGCGTGAATATCCTCTCCCTCTTCGCGAAGGACGGCGCGGTGACCGTGCTCGGGATGGGCGTGTACCGGCTGATCACGGAGATCACCGAGTACTTCGGCAACGAGTACGTCCTCCTTTTAAAGTACGACGCCGCTTTAAAGGCGATGGCCGCGGTGGACATCCGACAGTTCGTGGTCGTGGCGCAGATAGACGAGAAAAAGGTGGACCTGGATCAGCTGCGCGAGGCCATCCTCTCCGCCAAGTTCAACGTCTGGCCCGTCGCCGCGCCGTCCTCGTCCTCCCTGAGGCGGTAGAACATGTCCCTGAGCGCGCGGAGCAGCACGCCGGAGCCGCGCTCGAAGACCTCGGCGGCGCCCCGCTCCAGCACCTTCGTCACGCAGGCGTCCGTCACCACCACGCGCAGCGGGCGGTTGGCCGTTATCCGGCTCTCGTGCGCCGCCACGAAGGTCACGCTGCCGCCCGAGCACACGAACGCGCGGGACCCGCACCGCACGCTCGGCGCGGCCGTGGCCACGTACCGGTACACCTCGGGGTCGTATCGCTTGGCGAGGAAGTCCAGGAGCGCGTCGTTCGCGCCACAGACACGCACGGAGCAGCCGTCGACCACCGCGGTGCCGCACATGGCGGGCGCTAGCAGCCGCGACGCCTTCACGGAGAGCCCCGCGGCCTCCAGCCGCAGCCGCACCAGCGCCCGCAGCGCGTCCGGCGGGAACACCATGTCCGTCTCCGGGAGCAGTTCCGCGCGCTCCACGGCGGCGGCGGTGCGCGGGTACCGCTTCGCGAACTCCCCGTACTCGGCCCGGAAGCTCACGCCGAAGCCGGCGCACAGCGAGGCCGCGCGCCGCGGCGCCTCCGGGTCGCCGGTCACGACGTGCGTCGCCGCGTGGAACAAAATAAGCTCCCTAAATGACATGGGCCGTGCTTGAGGTCGCGCTCTTCGTGGGCTTCCTGGCTCTGATGTACGCGCTCAACGTGCTCCCCACAAACAAGATGCAGCTGGCCGTGCGCGAACTCGCGGACGACCGGCTGTACCGGCAGCGGCTGGACGCGCAGCTGGACGCGGTGTCCGAGTCGGTGCTCTTCCAGACCCCGGACGCGCCGCGGGCCAGCGCCGTCCTCGTCTCGATGGACTCCCGGAACGAGCGCGTGACCGTGGCGCACGGTAGGGACAAGTCCGTATTTGATTTAAAAAGGCGCGGGGACGTTCAAACACTAATCCCTATACTACTTCTGAGTAAGTAAATACGAAACTCGGGATGATCGTGCTGGGAAACGGTGTCAGGGTGTTCCTGAGGCCGTCCATGAAACGGGACATCTACCTGGGGATATCAAACTTCGGTTTTGGACGCGACGTCGGGGACGTGCTGGGGCTCGCGCACCTGCTCGAGCACGTGCTCATCTCCTTCGACCACCGCCGGTTCCTGGCGAACGCCTCGACGGCGCGCAACTTCATGAGCTTCTGGTGCAAGAGCCTGCGCGGCCGCCCCATGGACGCGGTGCGCGAGCTCGCCTCCTGGTTCTTCGAGGACGGCCGGCTCCGGACGTGCTTCGACGACGTGGACGTCCGCGCCTTCGCCAAGGAGCTGGAGAACGAGTACTACTTCCGGAACGAGGTGCTGCACTGCTTCGACGTGCTCACCTTCCTGGGCGGCGGCGACCTCTACAACGGCGGGCGGTTCGACGACCTCGTGGCCGCGACCGACATCCGCGAGCGGATGGCCGCGCGGATGCGCTCCATCGCGGGCCCCTCCATCGTCGTGTTTCTGCGACAGATCAGCGCTCCCGCGGTGGAGCTGCTCAACGCGACGTTCGGCACGCTCCCGCGGACGCCGGACGTCATCTGCCCGCGCGCGGTTGCCGGCGTCGGCGGCAAGGCCGTGATGATGGCGACGCCGTTCTACAGCGTGCTGGTGCGCGTGGACGCCACGCTGGACAACGCGCTGGCCGTGATGGCGCTGCGCGAGACGTACCACCTCTTCGACTACGAGACCATGGGCGAGGACCTGTACGTGGTGCTCTCCTTCGTGGACGAGACGGACTACGACGGGCTCCTCCGCGGCATCAAGGACCTGCCCCTGGAGACGGTCCCGGACGCGCGTCTCGCCGTGGACTCAGACGACCACGCTATGAACGCGTACCTCAACTTCCCGTGGATGTCGCACGACCTCCTGGACTACGAGGACTACTTCCGCGACAACGCGGAGCGGCTGGTGGCGGGCCTCAAGCGGGACATCCTGGCCGCCGTGGCAGAGCGGGACTGCGTGGCGCTGTACCCGGGCTTCACGTCCTCGATCTTCAACGCGCAGGACGCGCAGCGCCACCGGGTGATGATGCTCGACCTGCATCAGGACCAGGACGGCCGCCCTCTGCACCGGGGGCACGGCGACGCGTGTCCCGTGCGGCTCATGCGGAAGACGCCCGCCGGCGGGAACGTGGTGGTGCGCCTCGGAGACGCGGACCTGCTCAGGTTCGTAACACTGGCGACGGCCGTGCACCCAGAGACGCGAGTCCGGCGCACCCACGAGGGAATCCGGTTCCAGCACCGGCTCTCCGCCGAGGACATGGACGCGATCATGGAATCCGAGGTCTTCATGAAGTTCAGCAAGTCGCGGCCGGCCGCGGCGTACCAGTACATGTTCCTGGACTTCTTCGCCAGCGAGCGGTCCATGGAGGACATCCTCGAGAACCGCACCACCGCGCGCCGCGGCGGCTGCATGCCGCACCTCGTCTTCGATCGCCGGACGCGCTACGACGTGGTCGCGTGCTCCAGTTTCGTCTGCGGCGTCGTCAAGGGCCGTGCGCTCCGGAAGGAGCGCCTGCACGAGCTCATGTGGCGGATGAAGCGGCTGGGCATCATCTACTCGCTAGACCACACGCCCCTCAAGTCCCCGTGCACCTTCTACGTGTTCGCGTTCTCGCTGTCCCCCGAGGAGACGTTCCGGTGCATTTCCAAATGCCCCGGTGTGACGTCCTACTGTCTCGTGGTGGCGCGGCGCGGCGCGGCCGACGACTTCTCCGCGCTGACGAAGAAGGTGGTGCTCAGGATGGGACCTCCGACTCGATGAACACGCGGTCGGTGACCATGAGCACGTATTTCCCGGGGCGGCGCCTCCCCACGACGGAGAACCGCTTGCCGACGAAGGGTCCGAACAGCACCTTGCACTCCGCGCGGTACCGGTCCCCGGTTCGGCGCACCGCGACGACGCCCGCTAGCATCTCCACCGCGCGGATGGCCTCCGTGGCCTCCTGCGTCATCACGCCGTCGCGCTCGAATGCGTCGAGCGCCCGCGCGAGGCGCCCGCCGCGCACGTACACCTTCGCGTACTCGAGCATGTGCATGTAGTGTCTGTTCAGCAGCTCCGTCCAGCGGCAGACGCTGATGCCGAAGCCGTCGACGTACTCCTCCGTGCGGCGGAGCAGCTCCGGGTCGCTCGGCCGCACTAGCAGGTCGTCGGGGAGTTTCAGGTCGAAGACGCGCGCGTACAGCACGTACGGGTGCAGGAACTCCGAGTCGATGCGCTTGATGGGCGCGGCCAGCCGCGTGTCGAAGAAGCGCACGTACGTGCCCGGGGCCACGCGCCCCACGCGGCCGCGCCGCTGCGTGTACATGGCCCGCGAGACGATCCGCTCCCGCCCGCCGAAGGGCTCGGGCACGAACACGCGGCCGGTGTCGTAGACGTGCGTGGCGTTCTTGACGGTGACGCTGGACTCCAGGTAGGGCGTGGACACCAGCACCGCCGGTCGATCGGCGGCGTAGACCTCGGCGAGCACGTCCGCCACTGAGGGGATCTTACCGTGGACGATGCGCACCAGCAGGCCCGGGTGTTTAGCGGATATGTTCTCCGCGAACAAGGCGCACTGCGCCACGGTGGCGACGAAGAGGATGCCGCACTTCCCCTGGTCGGGCACGAAGGTCCCGAGGGCCTCCGTGACGTTCCGCAGTTCCTCCTCCGCGTACTTGCGCGACAGCGGCGGCTGCTGCGCGTTCTTCACGTACACCTCGCGGATTGCGAAGAGCGTGCCCCCGCCGATGTGCACGAAGGCGGGATCGTCGAGGAACTCCTCGAGGCGCTCGCGGTCGTCCTCCAGCGTCGCCGTCATAAGCACGAGCGAGCGCACGCTGCCCGCGAGCTTCCGCGCCACGGCGACCACGATGTCGCCCATCTGGTCGTGCTCGTGGATCTCGTCCACGACAACGGTGTCGAAGCGCCGGATGGCGTTCAGGGTCAGCCGGTGGGTGGACATGACGAGTCCGTAGGCGCGCGGCGCGCTGTTGCGCTCGTCGTCGGTTAGCGCGCCGTGGCGCTGCGACACCGGGGAGCCGTCGATGCCGACGAAGCCCAGCGACCGCAGGTAGGTCGCGGTGTGCGCCCGCACGAGCGTCACGCGGGGCAGCGATAGCACTACCGGCCGTTCGGAGAACTCGTGGATCGCGTCCAGTCGGTCGAAGCCACCGAAGAGGTAGTTGAACCAGAGCAGGAGCTTGGGCACCTGCGAGGTCTTGCCGACGCCGGTGTCCCCCGTCAGGACGACGGGCCGCCGCCGACACCAGGCGGCGAACAGCGTCTGCTGCACGTCGGGTTTGAGCGATGCCAGGGGCACGGGCTCCAGGGGCTCCGGGTTCCCCAGCACGCCCACGCTGCGCTCGCGCCACGCCTCCTTGGCGTGCACGGAGTCCGATGAGAAGATCCGGAGCGCGTTCCCGCCGTGCACGATCCCCGCGATCGCGGCGACGTCGTCGGCCAGCTCGGCGACGCGCGCGCCCGGCGCGCACCGCATGAAGGCGTACGCCTCGGGCGTGATGACGCGCCCCTGGTCGTCCACCAGCCTGTCCATCGCATCGTCTAGCAGGGCGCTCGTGCTCGCGGCGACGGCGGCCGCGCGCGCCTCGCGCTCCACGTCCAGCCAGACGCGTCGGTCGTTGCGCTCGACGCGCGCGCCCCTCCACCGGTGCTTGACGAGCGGGAACGCCGCGAGCGCGAACGCGCGCCGCGTCTCGTCAGGCAGCCGGAGCACGTCCTCGAGTGCGTACTCAAAGGGAAACACGGTGACGCAGTTGGGAAACAGCAGCATTTCCGGCAGAGGATTCTCCATGATAAATGGACAGGTACACGGATTTAGTGGTGAGCAAAATCCCGGAGATGGGATTCACCAACCTGCTGTGCCACATCTACTCGGTGGTGGGGCTGAGCGCGTACCTGGACGTGTCCAACTTCAAGACGAACTGCAACGGGTACGTGGTCAAGCGCTTCGACACGTCGGCCAGCGCCGGGAAGGTGACCTGCCTCCCGCTGGCGGCGCTGCTGGACTTCGCGAAGCGGGGGCTGATCGACCCGGTCGCGCCCGAGCAGGCGGCGGAGGACGAGGTGGCGCAGAAGACCGTGCTCCTGGAGAACCTCAAGCGCAAGTTCAGCTTCCGCGAGGCCGTGACGCTGGAGTGGACCGTGCCGCTCATGTACTTCTTCAAGCCCTCGCTGCGCGAGAAGGTCTCCGCCGCCGTCGACTTCTCGCAGATGCCGCTGCAGGTGGACGACCTCACGCGCGCGGGCGTCCACACGGGCGTGAACAGCAAGGTGGTGCCCATCGCGGTGAAGCCCGACCGCGGCGCCTGGATGAGCAACGTGAGCATCCAGAACCTGGTCGCGCCCTTCGCGTTCCGGAGCGAGGTCACCTACCTGGGCCAGTTCAACCTCAACTTCCTCAACGGCGCCGCCATCCACGAGAAGTCCGAGCGCTTCCGCAGCAACATGCTGCACCTCACGCTCAAGGACAAGATCGAGCGCGCGGAGACGCGGTACGTCATGTTCGGGTTCTGCTACATGTTCCACTGGAAGTGCTGCATCTTCGACACGGTGTCGCGCCTGGTCTCCTTCTACGACTCCGGCGGAAACAGCCCCGCGGAGTTCCACCCGTGCAAGTACTTCTACTTCTACTCCTTCTCGGACGGCTTCAACGTGAACTCGGGGTCCGCGGACCTGGACAACCGCAACTGCGACGTGGACGTGCTCATGCGCTTCTTCGTGGACTCCTTCAAGGCGCGCCGCGGGTGCATAAACCTGGAGGTCAACCAGCTCATGGAGTCCGAGTGCGGCATGTTCACCTGCATCTTCATGATCCTGTGCACCATCAGGCCCCCCGACAACTTCCGCACGCTGCGGTGCATCTACACCTACTTCCGATTTCTCGCGGACAAGAAGATGACACTGCTCAAGAGCATCCTCTTCGACCCCACGTCCCCGCGGCTGGAGACCGCGGAGATCATGAGCGACGGCATGAAGGAGTACATGAAGATGGAGCGCTGGACGCGAAAGTCCGCGCGGGTGCTAGCGGAAAGGATAACCGAACGAATAAATACCCTCCTGCCGCCGGAGCCAGAACCGCCAGCCGAATGAACCACTTCGTAAAGCAGATAGCCTCCGGAATCAGGAAACCGGCGACGCGGCTGACGCCCAGCGGGTCGCACGAGGTCCGCGTGCACACCGTGCCCGTGGAGATGCCGGGCTTCTTCTACAACAACGAGAACCTCTTCCACAAGCCCCTGAACTCCGTGGACGCCGTGCTGAAGTCGCTGGCCATCGCCGGCACCTTCCGGGACGAGTGGGAGTCGCTGCGCTCGGTCGCGCGCGCGCTCCAGGCCGCGGGCGTGCACGTGGTGGACGTCTTCTTCTCGCCGGTGGGGTGGCTCGCCGGCGCCGCCCAGCCGCCGGGGACGCCCGCGGCGTTCAGGATCGTCGCGCCGAGCGCCGCGGCCGCGGCCAAGGCCGTGCGGCAGGTGGTGAAGACCGTGCGTCCGCCCGCGCAGCTGCAGCCGGGTGAGGCGCGCGAGGACTCCGTGGTGGAGGTGCAGGAGTTCTCGTCGGCGTACTCCAGCCAGGGGCCGCCGCCCGTGGGCGTGATGGCGGTGTGTCCCTTCGATCAGGAGGCGAGCCTGCTGGTGCTGTTCTTCGGGCGAACGCAGGACGCGCAGTGCGGCATCGCGTACCAGTGTGCCTCGAAGACGGAGACGGACCGCATGCTGGCCACGCTCATGCCCGTGGTCTCGGAGATGCACGTGGTCTGCGACGACGTGGGCCGGTCCACCGTGACCAGGCACCGCGGCGGCGGGTCCGTGGCGGCCTTCCCCGACGACCGCGTGACCTCCATCGTCGGCGTGGTGCACCACTTCGACCACCGCCAGTTCCCCTCGGCCCCGGGGGCCTCGCCCTCGTCGGACCTCGCGCTCTACGTCCCCAAGCGCTTCGTGTTCGTGATCGACCTGCCCTCCGGCGTCGACATCCGCTGCGCGAGCCGCAACGGCACGGACTTCGTCACGCACGTGGACGGGCGGAAGCTGGACGCCGTGCTGGTCATCGTCAAGGACGGGTTCATGGCGGGGACCACCATGGAGGGCGTCTTCCAGAAGGAGAACCTCGTCTGGCGCGGGAAGTACACGTACCGCATCACGAGGTCCACCTTCGACGTCCCCGAGTTCCGCGGCAAGGCCGGGGGGAGCCCGCCCGACGGCCGCGTGCTTGCCAGCCGGGACTTCGTCACGCGATCGCTATATACCGTCCTATAAATACGATGAACAACCGGGACCTCGGGACCGCCGTCGGCGCGACCCTCCTGATGCTCGTCATCGTGGTGCTGGGCGGAGCCACGGTGCTCCGGCGGGGATCCGCCTCGCTAGGCATCCGCTCGCGCGGCGCCCTGCGCGTGCTGACCGTCATGGACTTCCTCGCGATGCTGACCACCATTCCCTGCACCATCATCCTGTACTTCCTCTGCATGCAGCAGCTCTGGAGGGCGTCCGGCAAAAGAACTGAAAATATACACGTACTCTAAAATCAGCGCAAATATGAAACGCGCTAGCACCGGAACCACCAAGTCACCGTCCGCCCGCCAGCCGTCCGACGACTCACCGAACACGGCCCAGGCCCCGAAAAAGTTCGATTGCCGCGCGATGAAGTGCATCGAGGCCGTGGAGTTCGCGCGCTCCCTGTCGACCAGCCAGACCAGGGCCATCGAATCCGTCACGCTCACGCCGTCGCAGTACCCGAGCTGCTCCAACATCAACGTGACGCTCGTCGATAGCCTCGCGAGCCGGCTCGTCGCGCCGCTCATCATGCTCAAGGGCGAGTTCAAGATCCACACCAGCAAGAAGACCGACATGCAGCGCCAGGGCCCCGACAGCGGCTTCTTCGCGCGCATAAAGCCCGTGTCGGCCAGCCAGATGCTGTACCAGCTGCTGGAGGGCATCTACACCAACATCCTGGAGGGAACCCGCGTTCCGCACTCGCTGCGCTCCTTCAACGTGGAGTCGTCCACCGACGCCACCTTCAAAAACGGCTGCATCTACGTCAACCGCCTGACCGGCGCGCTCGTAGAGTTCACGTCGGAGGATGGCGCGCCGCCGCATATATGCCCCATCATGCGGGAGATAGAGGCGCTGGCCACCCGCGACGCGCAGATGGCGACCATGATCCTGTCGCCGATCGTCCTGTACCGGGCGGGCAACGAGGCCAAGGTCACCTTCGCGCTAAAGAAGGTGACCATGCCGCGCGAGTGCACGCTGACCGTGCTGGGCCTGGACGGCGAGAGCACCAGCGTGAAGATGAGCGAGACGCCCGCCGTCTTCAACGAGGAGCAGGAGGTCCGCGGCCTGGGCGTGGTGGACCCGGCGACCTTCGAGGAGGAGGACGCCGAAAGCCCGTTTAATATCTAGTAGTAAATGGACAAACTGTACGCGGGCGTCTTCGGCTCGTTTTTATCCAACTCCGACGAGGATTTCGAGGAGTTTCTGAACGTGGTGCGCAGCGTCATGGCCGACAAGCCGCCCGCCAGGCGGTCGGGCCTGCCCTGGAGCACCGCCACGCTCCTCTGGCTCGCCGCGGCGGCGCTCCTCGTGCTGCTGTGTTTCCACTATTTAAAGCTCGTTTGAGCAGGTAAATGGAGGAGGAACGTCTCGTGTTCAATAAGGTTAACGCCAACGTCCTCAAGGCGTACCTGTGCGCGCGCATTTCCGAGATCGTCGACGAGATGGTCGACCGCCGGCACATGCAGAAAAAGAAGTCCGCGGCGCGCCGCGTGGAGCTGCGCATCCCCGTGGACCTGTTGCACCCCGCGTTCGTGCGGGAGTTCTCCCTGGACTCATACAAGGACGGGGTGCTGTCGAGCCTGGTCACCAGCATCGTCGAGAACAACTTTTTCTCCTCCGTCGACGGCAAGCTCGTGGAGGGCGCCGAGCGGGTGCTCCTCCTGACGCCGCTGGAGACGCGCATCCTGGGCTGCGTCCCCCGCGAGTCCTCGCTCTACATCGACGTGGCGGACGTGAAGGCGCTCGCGGGGCGCCTGAAGTCGCCGCCTTCGTGCATCGAGTGCGCGGGCGCGCGCTACGAGATCGACGCGCGCCACGTGGACGACTTCATAAACACGGCCCTTCGCGACGGACTCATCTCGCTGGACGAGCGGAGCTCGCTCAAGGACAGCATGTACTGCGTGGACGAGGAGCTGCTCTGCGCCATGCGCCGGCGGTTCATGCGCAGCCCTCAGATTTCCATGGGCCTCATCTCGCGCTCGCGGCTGCACGACTACCTCATGCGCGCCATGACGCGCGAGGAGCATCGGATATACGTGGGCCTGAAGGACCCGGCGTCCGCGACGGTGCTCGGGCTCGAGACGGTCTGTCTCGGCGACTTCACGTACGTGAAGTACACGGCTCTGGTGTCCGCGCTCTCCGCCGCGATCGACCGCTGCAACAAGCGAATGCACGAGGACGTCTACGTGCGCCTGGCGCACGTCGTGCCTGAGAACTCGCGCATGAACGTGACTAAGCTCGTGGACGCGCTCACCGTGCCGATGACGCGCATGGAGCAGCCGGTGCAGGGTCTGTCGCCCGTCGTGAGCGGAGACGAGTAGCGCGCGCCCAGAGTTCAGACTACATAAAAGGCGCACCATGATCGTCTTCTTCGTCTGGCTCGTCGCCACGCTCGCGGGCCTCTGGATGGCGTGGACTCGCGTGGGCCCGTTTCTGCGCTCCGCGAACTCCTCTGAGAGGCGCGCCCCGCCGTCGGGAGGGCCCGTCCGGCGCGGGGCATAAAAATGAAGCATTATTGACCAATGCGAATTCGCGTATTCACACCTACCACGATGAACCACCACACAGGGCAGCGGGCCGCGTCGCTGGTGCGATGCCTGATGGCGTCCGGGTTCGACCTCTGGGCCATCGAGCGCGATGACCTGCCGCTGGCGGTCCTCATGGGGTTCACGGGAACCGTCAACGCGCAATTCAGCGAGCGAACCGACTACAACCTCCACCGCCTAGCCTCCGAGCTTAGCAAGTTCTCCAGCTCCTGCGTCACCCTCGTATCGCCCGAACTCGTCACTCCCGACCTAGTGTGCACCATGCTCCAGAACACCACGGATGTCACGCCCGCCATGGTCCCGTACCTCGACACTCACGCCTACTGCGTGTCCAACATGCTGGATGTGGACTGCCTCTTCCGCCTGTGTCTGTACGGAACGGAGGAGCTGCAGAGCCTCAGCGTGTCGCGCCCCTTTGCGCACTTCATGGACTACGCGCTCCGACGCCTCTCCGCCAGCAGCCCCCTCTGCGACCTGTCCAAGATCCCGTACGCCGTCGCCCTTTGCGACACCGAAGAGAAGACCCGCGATTTCTTCCGGCAGTGCACCGTGTCGGAGGCCCGCACTGCCCTGACGTGCCGGGAGCTGAGCCACGAGGTCCTCCTGGAGGTGCACAACCTGCACGGGATCCCCCCGCTCAACTCCGGGCTTCGGAACGTGCGAAACTTCCGGATGCTGCTGGACATCATCCCCAGCCTCATGAACGAGACGAGCGTGGACTTCACGCAGTTCCTGCACCACTCCATGCTGAAGCACCGGCTGGTCCTGGAGACCGTCCTGGACGAGCTGCGCCCGCACGTGGCCTGCCGCTCGCTGTTCCGCTTCCTCTCGGCCGAGTTCACGCCCGAGTACATCGTGCAGCGCGCGGGCGTGATCGCGTACGCCTGCTTCCCGGAGCACGCCTCCGACCTCTTCGAGGCCTGCAACATCTCGGTGGCCCTTCCGCTCGCGAACTCGGAGCTGGACATCATCTTCGAGTACGCCGAGGTGTACGTGGACACGCTGGACATGCGCGCCGCCATGTACAACGTGCTGGAGACGCTGCGCATCACGGACCCCGACACGTACGCCCGGCTGTGGCGCGTGCAGACGGCCGGGTGCGTCACCGTGGCCATGTACGCCAACTCCATAAACGACATCCTGCAGCAGTCCATGCGCCTGGGGCTCCGCGTGGAGGCCACCGAGAACCTGGTGGAGCTGCAAAGCGCCTTCGCCGAGACCATCACGGCGGAGACCATGGAGATGATCGTGGAGCGCGACGCGGTGGACATGGAGTGGTTCTCCGCGTCCACGGTGGACATGGTCCTGCCCTACCTCGACCGCGTGCTCAGCGTGGAGGACGTGCTCCTCCCGAGCAGCTCCGACGCCACGGAGTCCATCTTCCTGCGCGAGGAGGTCGTCACCGCGTACGCGCTCAAGTTCCGGAACCACCACATGTTCTTCGGGGCGGTGGTGGGGAGCTCCATGCCCGTGTCGCTCAAGCTCCGGATCTTCGCCCGCGCCATGCAGGGCGGCCCCTTCCCCATCTCGATGCTGGAGTCCGCCATCTTCAGCTTCGCCTACAGCTGGTCCCCGCGCCTGCTGTACAACTACCAGCCCACCATCCACCCGGAGGTCGAGCGCGTCGAAGGCGTGAGCCTGTTGGACGACAACCTGATTCGCCTGGGCAACAAGACGCGCGTCATGGTCGGGCCGCGCGCCAGGAAGTGCATGTTCGTCATGGACATGATGCGCCGCGAGGGCGGCATGAAGAGCGAGAGCTCCTGCGACCACAAGCTGGTGCTGGTGCAGTGCGAGAACACCGTGGTCGTGGGGATGCGCTTCGAGCAGCGGAAGATGGCCTTCGCCTCCCTGGCGCACCGCATCCGCTGCCGGAGCCGCGACCTGCTGATGCTGCTGCAGCGCGGCATCGTCTACCGCCTGGTCACCTGGGGCTCGTCGGCCGACATCGACCTCCCGGAGTGCGGCATCGTGCGCGCGCTCTACAGCGTCCAGTTCAATACCCTGCACTGGGGCAACTACTGCACGCTGGACGACGACATGCTCCGTGTCGGCAACTGCATGGCCCGCTGCAACCTGCCGCTGGTGCGCGCCCGCGCGGTGGCCCACTACCTCTACACGTACGTGGCCTACTTCATCCTGATGTGGTTCTACAACTACCGCGAGGAGCGGCTGGAGGACATCCTGCGCGTGATCGACGAGTCCATCGGCGCAGGGCTCGCCTGCCGTCGCTACGACCCGAAGGTCGCGGCCCAGCAGCTGGGGCTTGTGGTCACCGAGAACGCGCTGGTCTCGACGCGCTGCCACCACCGCTTCACCGAGGCCGACCTCTTCGTGGACGCCGTCGTGACCGGAGCCCTCGCCAAGCTCTGCGAGGACGCGCAAAGTGCGCAAAATTGAAATGGTATAGTCCTGTGTTTTTGTTTCGTTTTTACAGCCCGCCATGTTGTTATACCCCCGGAAGGCCCGCGACGCGGCAGCCTCCCTCGCCAAGAAGAGCTTCTGCGCGGAGAAGCTCTCCCGCTCGCAGCTGCAATGCCTCCTGGCGCACGGCCTCCACGGGGAGCTCCCCGAGTCCGTCTACGAAGAGGCCGTGGCTGCCTGTCCTCTCAACGTCATGTACTTCCCCCCGCACACCGTCAAGCTCACCGACCTCATCACCGCCCTTAAGACCGTGAAGACCGTCCCCAAGAAGATGACCCCCGTCGTGATCCTGAACAAGCGCCAGCTGCTGGCCGCGCGCGACATGGACGTGCTCCGCGTGCTCCTGTCCGCGGGGCTGGTGTACGAGCCCGAGGTCGTCGATCTGGTGGAGAAGGGGGAGGTGCCGGCCGTCCTGGCGCTCACCTGCGCGCCGTGGACCGCCTGCCCGCGCCTGCGCCTGACCCGCACAGAGATCGAGACCGTGTGTCGCGCCATCGACCCCTCCAACGTGAACGAGATGATCCCCAAGCTGAAGATCTCCCCCCAGGACCTGGTTGCCCTTGCCGATAAAGGAAACATCCCCCCGCTGAACCGCGCCCTCTGCGAGCTGGAGGACGCCTGCACCTGCGCCCGACTCGTGTGTGAATGGCCCTACTTTAACATTATGAAGTTCCTTAGTGTCGACATGGTCCGCAGCAAGGAGTTCGCGCGGGCGGTCCGCGAGGGCGCGGCGGCGCTCTGCGTGCGTCCCGTCGGTGCCGACAACCTTGTGGGCATTTCAAAGTCGCAGTCGCGCCGGCTCCCCGAGGAGCACGTGGACTTCCACTACGACGAGTCGGACACCACCGACTCCTGCAGCAACACGTGGAGCACGCGCAGCACACACAGTACGCGGAGCACGCGGAGCACGCGCAGCGGCGACAGTCCAGACAGTGAGTCGTTCGAGGAGCCCGGCCCGCTGGTCCGCCGCAACACCGCGCGCGCGTGCGCGCCTCGCGCGTCCGTCCGGTCGTCGGCGGCGAGCATACGGCGCCACCGCGGGAGCACGCGCATCTCGGAGCCCGTGATCAGCAGCGAAGGGCGCGTGCCCAAGGTCGTCATGGCGTCCGCGTCGGACACCGCCGAGGAGCTGCTGTGCCACCTGAGCAGCGAGTGGGTGCACGGCCGCCGCGCGAAGACCGCCGTGCTGGAGAAGCTCCTGGAGGACTTCCGGCTGAACCTCGCGTTCCCGCGGCTGGTGCTCTGCTCTGACGCGCCCAACGAGCTCAAGAAGAAAATTCTGAAGGTGATCTGCAACTGGCACACGGTGGGGGACCCCACCAGCGCCGCGACGGCCGCCGTCGAGGGCACCACGGACCAGATCCTGGGCCTGCTGCTCACCGACTACCGGCACGTGAGCGGCGTGATGACCCTGCTCTCCAAGCCCCCGCTGCCCCCGAGTTGCGGCTGCGAGTTCTGCGACCGGCAGGCGACGCCCGGCCGCGCGGCGCTGCGCAGCGCCTCCTTCGGCACGGGCGCCGCCGCGTCTCCGGAGCTGGACGACGCGGCGCTCCGGACGGCCGTCGCCGACATGGTGCTGCTGGCGCTGCACGGCGTGGTCGACCCCTGCTTCGCGGGGTCCGCGGCCTGGGGGCCGCTGAGCTGCGCGCTCGCGGGCGCCCGGCTCATGGACGAGGCCCGCCTCGTCGAGGCGCTCGAGTACGAGAAGCTCATCTTCGCGAACCTCTCGGCCGACGGCGTCAAGAACACCAACAACCTCCTGCGCCTGTCGCGCGTGAAGGCCTCCGACTTCGTAGCGGAGGCCAGCATCCTCAACACGGACCACTCGCGCGCGCTGATCGCCGTCGGGTGCATCGCGGAGTACATGCTGGCCGCCATCTTCTTCCGGGTGGTCGTGCTGCGGCGCATGAGCAAGATCCGGGAGTTCGTGGCGCAGATCATCGCGGCCGCCATGGACGCGACTGGAACGGTGGCGCCACCCATAAAAGTCCACGACCGCGTGGAGAAGGAGGTCCGGGACTTCGCCGAGGTCGGGGCCGGCGTGCCGTTCTGCACCGTCGGGCTCGTGCTCCGGACCGTGCTCACCATCCTGGAGGAGCTCGTGCACCATGGAAGCGATTAACGTTTTTCTAGAGACCGCCTCTGGGCGCGTCCGGATCCTCTACTCCGAGGACGAGTGCGCCTGCCCCACGCAGTGCCGCGCGACCGCGCGCCGCGCGGCCGCATCCGTGCTCCAGGAGCTCGACAAGTACATCGTCGTGAAGGAGTCCACGTTCACGCTGGCCATCCGCGACGAGGACATCTTCTACTACCTGTGCGACAAGGGGCGGCTGACCCTGGCGGACAACGAGTTCTACCTGTTCCACCACGGGCTGCTGTTCCTGGACGACGCGCGCGACGAGGAGGTCACCGGCGTGGGGTTCGTGATCACGGACACCACGCACGTGCGCGTGGTGCCGCGCGACGGCGTTTCGGTGATCGTGTACTCGGACAACTCGCGGGCGTACGAGGGCATGCTCTAGGGCACCAGCGGACGCACCTTCGAAGGGTCTATCTTGAACCTGTCGTCGAACGCCAGGTTGTTGAACAGCGAGATGAAGAAGAACAGCACGAAGTTGGGGTCGTCGCTGGAGAGCACGTTGTTTTTCTCCATGGCGGCGGTCGCGTGCCGGCGGCAGGCGATGCAGGGCAGCGTGGAGCAGATCACGTACAGCTGCCGCTTGCACAGCTCCAGGTTCCGGTGCTCCTCGAACCGGCGCAGCACGATGAAGATGACCGTCCAGATCGCGCGCCCCCAGAACCTGGGTTCCATTTAAATGAAATGTTATTCTGTTCTTTGAAATGGAGCTGAAATGTTTGAACTGGTTCGAGAACCGCAGCAACGACAGCCGGTACCTGTTCCTGAAGGCGCGATGCTCCCGCAACTCCGTGGTGTACCTGCGGTTCGTGCAGCACTTTTACTACGTCGTGCGCAAGAGCGCGCTGCGGGAGATCGTGCAGCCGGTGGCGTGGACGCGCGACCTGGGGCCCATGTCCGTAGTGAGTATCGACGAGATCGTGGCGCGCTCCGCCAAGATCCCGGAGCGCGAGCGGCGGGAGGAGGAGCTGTGCCTCGTGGCGAGCGTGCACAAGCTGTCGCTGCCGGAGACGTTCATGTCCGACTTTCTGAACGTGTCCTGGTTCTTCGTGGCGCACGACATCGACCCCGACGGGTGCTACCGCGTGGACACGTCGGCGCTGCGGGACCTGGGGAACAACTGCTTCCACTGCGACGACCCGGGCGCGTGCTTTGCGGAGAAGATCCCGCGGTTCAACGTTGTCAAGTCGTGCCTGTTCCTCGACATTGAGTGCCACTTCGACAAAAAGTTTCCCTCCGTGTTCAAGAACCCCGTCTCGCACATAAGCTTCTGCGTCGTGGACAAGGCGGGCGCAGAGACGCGGTTCACGCTCACGAACTCGGAGATGCTGTCCGACGAGGACCTGGCGGCGGCGGCGCGCCAGGGGGTGCCGCTGTGCGCGGAGCCTCAAGACGTCGTCTTCGACGCGGCGGTGACGCTGTGTCCGGAGGTCACGCTGCTGCGCGTGGCCAAGCGGCTGCTGGAGATGCCGCTGGACTTCGTGGTCACCTTCAACGGCCACAACTTCGATCTGCGGTACCTGGACTCGCGGCTGTCGCTGCTGGCCGGGGAGCACATCCGCTTCCGGCTGCCGGACGGGTCCGAGACCGTGAACTTCTGCGTGTACGAGCGCACGAAGACCAGCCACAAGGGCGTGGGCGGCGTCTCCAGCACCACCTTCCACATCAACAACAACAACGGGACCATATTCTTCGACCTGTACGCGTTCATCCAGCGCACCGAGAAGCTGGACTCGTACAAGCTGGACGCCATCTCCAAGAACTCCTTCCACTGCACGGCCGTCGTCGAGGACGTGGGTCGCACGACGACCACGTTTCGCGGCGACCGGAGCACCGACAAGGACGGCAACGCCGCGGTCTTCGCCCGCGTGCTGTCCACGGGCAACTACGTCACGGTGGACGAGCACGTGTGTCGTGTCCTCCACAAGCGCGTGGACGACGGCGGGTTCACCGTGGAGCTGGAGGACCCCGCGTGTCGCTCCCCCGGCGACGTCGTCACGCTGTCCTTCGGCAAGGACGACGTCAGCCTGGCGGACATGTACGCGAACTACTCGCTGGAGGTGTGTATGGACATGGCGCGGTACTGTCTCCACGACGCGTGCCTCTGTCTGTACCTCTGGGAGCACTACGGCGTGGAGACGAAGATCGCGGCCGCCGCGAGCACGTACCTGCTGCCGCAGTCGGTGGTCTTCGAGTACCGCGCGAGCACCTGCATCAAGGGCCCGCTGATGCGGCTGCTGCTGGACAACCGGACCGTCATGGTGCGCTCCGACACCAAGTCCAAGTACTTCTACGAGGGCGGGCGCGTGATGGCGCCCAAGCAGAAGATGTACGACAAGCACGTGCTCATCTTCGACTACAACAGCCTGTACCCCAACGTCTGCATTTACGGGAACCTCTCGCCGGAGACGCTGGTCGGCGTGGTGGTGTCCGACAACCGTCTGGAGGCGGAGATCGCCGCGGTGGACATCCGGCGGCGCTTCCCCGCGCCGCGCTACATTGCGGTGGCGTGCGAGCCGCGCTCGCCGGAGTTCGTGAGCGAGGTGGCCATCTTCGACCGCGAGGCGAAGGGCATCATCCCCATGCTGCTGCGCTCCTTCCTGGACGCGCGGGCGAAGTACAAGAAGCTGATGAAGAGCGCGGAGACGGCGGTGGACCGGGCCATCTACGACTCCATGCAGTACACGTACAAGATCACGGCCAACTCCGTGTACGGGCTCATGGGCTTCCGGAACAGCGCGCTCTTCTCGTACGCCTCCGCCAAGAGCTGCACGGCCATCGGGCGCAACATGATCATGTACCTGGAGCGCACGCTGGACGGCGCGACGGTGCGGGGCGCGCGCCTGACGCTGGCGGCGCGGCCGGACAACCCGCTCCTGCGCGACGCCGCCTTCGAGGGCCGCGGCGCCGAGGTGGAGATCGACGCGGCCGTGGCGGGCGACCGCGCGGACGAAACCGTGTCCTTCCGCAGCGTCTACGGCGACACCGACTCCGTGTTCCTGGAGGTGGGGTCGGCGGACATCGGATTCTCGCGGCGCGTGGGCCGCTGCCTGGAGCGCGTCATCAACGAGTACGTGCTCTTCGAGAACTTCAAGGTGGAGTTCGAGGCCGTGTACTGCAACCTGATCATGCAGTCCAAGAAGAAGTACACCACGCTCAAGTACGCGGTCGTCGACGGCGGCGGCAGCGAGCGCGTGAGCAAGGGCACCAGCGAGACGCGCCGCGACGTGGCGCCCTTCCACAAGTTCATGATCCGCAAGTACAAGGACATGCTCTGCCGGACGCTGGCCGAGGAGGGCTCGCGGAACGTGGGCGTGGAGATCCTGCGGTCGCTGGAGGACGAGCTCACCTTCGAGTTCGAGTCCCGCGCGATGCCGCTGGAGTGGTTCACGCTCAGCCGCGTGCACCACAAGAACTTCAAGTCGCCGGACAACCCCAACATCGCGCTGGTGACGAAGTACAACGCCGAGAACGCGGAGTCCATCGAGATCGGCGAGCGGTACTTCTTTGCGTACGTCTGCGAGGAGGGCCCGTGGCGACGGCGCCTCACGAACATCAAGTCGTACGAGCGGGTCGTCGACAAGACGTTCGCTCTGGAGAAAAACGAGAGGATCATGTATGAGGTATACTTCAAAAGACTATGCACGGAGATAGTCAATCTACTGGACAATAAGGCTATGTCAACACTGTTCTTCGAGAAGCTGTTCGGGTGCAAGCCCGTGTTCACCAGCTAGGTCACACGTAAACCGTGTGCGTGCGCGCGTGGGCGCGCTTCCGGATCTCGGCGATCCTGTTTTTTATGAACGGTGCCAGGTCCTCGTGCTGCAGCGCGAGGATCTTCAGCATGCACAGCGAGCGGTAGCAGCCCAGGTGCTTGAAGCGCCTGAGCAGCGTTTCCACCGCGGTGAGGAGGTTGTCCTCGGTGATGTCCTCGTTGGCGCTCATCAGGTACCGGTACACGTCCATCTCCTCGTCCAGCATGTCCTCGAGGATCCGTTGGCGATGGCGCCGGAACGCCGAGCAGTCGGCGGTGCGCAGCACGTCCGCGAGGTCGTCCGCGGTGTGGACGACCTCGCGTGCGTACATGACGCGCAGGCGACTCGTGATGATTTGCAGGCACGCGTACGGGACGAACGTGTAGTTCCGGTAGAAGGCCGCCGCCATGCACCGGAGCATGGTGATCTGGTCGCCCGGACACAGCGCGGAGAACTCCTCCAGCAGGCACTGCACCGCGGTCTCCGTGCTGCCGTCGACGATGTCCCGCGTGTCCAACGAGTCTTCCTCCATGAGCTGCTCCAGACTCAGCGTCGGGAGCATGATGTTGGCGGGAACAGGGTCCGCGTAGCGGTACGGGGATCTGCAGCGCGTCTGTGAGGCAGTGCGTTCTCCGTAGAAGGCGGTATTGTCGTAGGAAGCCATGGCTGCGTGTGGTTGTGTTGGGAAAGGCGCATTACATTTTATGTTTGTGGCGGCTAGACCAACACGACGTCCTCGGCGGTCAGCGACAGCTTCTCCATGAGGAACTCCACGCCGGGCGTGATCTTCGTGGTTACGGACATGCCCGGCACGTAGAACACGAGGAACATGAGCACGGGGTCGTAGCGCGTGAAGTACAGGATGGTGCTGAGATTGGCGAGCGTCTCGAAGTCGGAGGGCGGCAGCCGTCCCACGGGCGTGGGGTTGCTGATGCGCGTGAACCCCGAGAACGCGCGGTCGAAGGTCTCGTCGTTCCCCAGACGGCTGAACAGCGGCTTGTAGTCGCCCGTGCGGCGCAGGTACCGGGCCAGCTCGACGTGGCGCTCGCGCGTGGTGAACACGGCGCCCACCAGGCTGTGTTTTGCCGTGTCGAAGGTCTCGCCCTTGAACCAGAAGAGGATGTTGAAGATGGGGACGGAGGTCAGCAGCAGGAAGGAGATGTACTCGCGCTCGGGCAGCACCGCGAAGCGGTGGAAGGGGTTCACGAAGCGGCCCGAGAAGGACCCCTGGTTGACGAACTCGGTGTTCAGCTTGGGCGTGTACGCGGGGCAGGCCCCGCCGGGGTCCGCGAGCAGCGAGAACATGAACTCGAACTTCTTGAGCATGCCCAGGGAGATCGGGTAGAAGTCGGTGACGCTGTAGTCGCCCAGGCGGCTGCTCCACACCGCGGTCTCCGGGATCCAGCCGTAGGCGTAGTTGTTGTAGATGTAGGTGTGTCGCATCCGCGGGCTGAGCCCCTTGGTGAAGAAGGTCTGCTGGTTGGGCGTGCGCAGCTGCGCGGCCGCGTCGACGTCGTGCGTGTTGACGTCCACCATCGCGATTTAAGGGCCGTAACGTGCCGCCGTCACGACCTCCCCTGGAGGATGACGCGGCGGATGTACTGCTTGTCCGCGGGCGTGAGGTGCGCCAGGCCGTCCAGCAGCGCCTCCACGCGGGTCAGGTTCTCCCGGAGGAAGGGGCGCATGGCCGCGACCACGGCGGGGTTGAAGTTGCTGACCACCGCGCGCACGATGCCGGGCACGGCCGCCGCGTTCCGGCGCGCGGCGTGCGTCACGAACGAGGACACGTCCTCGACGCGGCGCAAGTGCCGCAGCATGCTCGCAACCACGTCGTCGCTGTAGTCCTCGAGGACGAGCCCCAGCGTGCCCAGCTTGGCGTCCAGGAAGTAGCGGAGGACGCTGTCGCTGAAGAGCTCGCGGTGCCGCTCGCGCGGCACGTCGGACAGTTTCGAGAGCGCGCCGCGGTCCAGCACGAGCGGGTCGTCCTCGGTGAGGAAGAGGTAGGTGTTGTACTCGCGGATGAAGAACTCCGAGTCCTCGTTGTACAGCCGCATACCGAGCCCGCGCTCCGCCGCGTGCAGGTCGGGGTCGGCGGTGCCGTAGACGAGGTGCGACATGAACGCGCCGTTCAGGTCCATGTCCGCGAAGCGCTCCCGCAGCCGCGCGTCCGCGCCGAAGGCCTCGCGGATCCGCGCCGGCTCGAAGAAGTCCGGGTCCACGGCGGCGACGACCCGGAAGAGGTCGTCCCTGAACCGCGCGTCCGCGGTGAAGGTCTTCCCGTCCACGAAGTTCTCGCGGTACAGCCGGACGAAGTACTGGCGCCACTCCTCGTCGGCGGAGTCCACCACGCCCAGGATATCGCCCGGGACGTCGTAGATGAGCTGCAGGAGCAGGCCCCGGATGTCGGTGTCGTCCTCCAGGCGGTACACGAGCTTAAGCGTGTTGGCGTTCACGCGCCCCTGCTTCACCTCCGAGTACGCGTAGCTGAGCACGCGCTCGTAGAGCGTGCGCGCGTTCCTGTCCCGGTACACGTCCGCGTCGCTGGTGACGCGGGCGTTCAGCCACACCCAGTAGCTGGGCTTGTCCCCGGGGAACATGTACTCGCGGATGCTCTCGGTGAGCCCGCTGTGCCGCACGGGCCCGGCCTTCTGCAGGAGCGTGAACAGGTCCTGGCGGTCGTTGTCCGCGTACTCGCCGCCGACGTCCCGCTTGACGAGGAACGCCCACACGAGCAGGCGCAGTACGGCCAGGCGCTTCACCGCGCGGAACTCGGTCTTCCGGAACAGCCGGGCGAACACGAGCTCCATGTCCCGGATGGGCTCCCCGTCCGCGAACAGCGGGTTGCTCGCGAGGTCGTAGTTCACGCCGATGACCTCCGCGAGCTCGGCGGAGCGCGCGGCCACCTCCATGAAGCGCGCGTCCTGGAGGAGCGCCGCGCAGGCCGTGCGGTAGGCCTGGATCGCGGACGAGAACGCCTCGAAGTTCCGGGAGAGCGCGCGCACGAAGAGCTGCGGCGCGTCGAAGGCGGCCCGCAGCACGGCGTCGAAGACCTCGCAGCGCTGCGACATGTGCACGAAGACGAAGAAGTTGGTGCTGGCGAGCACGTCCTTGGTCACCACGGCGTGCGGAAACGTCGTGACCAGGTAGTGCAGCGCGAGCACGTGCCCCAGCGAGAAGATGGAGACCTTCTGCTGGAACTCCGCGCGCATGAAGTCCAGGTTGCGGTCGATGGCGTGGATCATGTACTTCCTCCGGATGAAGTCCATTTGTAACGCCAAATTTGCCGCCGCGCGCGGTCGCTGCTGCAATAACGCGCGGTATACTAAAGAGGGCAGATAATACTGAGATTTGATACCGGACCTAAATCGATGGACGAGGCGAAGCTCCGCGAGCTGGCCGCGGCCCACGTCGACGATGCCGCGGCCGCCGAGATCGCGTCTTGGGCGCTGATCTGCGCACACAAGTTCGCGCTCAAGAACATCGTCAACACCAAGACCTCGAACACCGAGGACACGAACTTCGACCCGGCGCACAACATCGGCATCGAGTACTCTAAGGACACGAAGAACCGGCTCTCGTACAAGAACAAGCGCAGCCTCGAGGTCGTCGAAGGGGACGAGTACGCGGACCTGCGCGCGCAGGTCCGCGCGACGAACGGCGTCGAGCAGGACGCGCTGCGGTACGTGCTGTTCGCGGTGCGCTGCGTGGCGGCCGGCGTCCCGTACGACATCGACGACGTCCGGGACCACGACTACGGCGAGTACTTCAACGTCCTGGACGAGGAGCACAACCTGCCCTGCCCCTCCTGCCGGAGCAAGAACACCATGCCCATGATGATCCAGACCCGGTCCGCCGACGAGCCGCCCTTGATCAAATACGCCTGCAAAAATTGCCAAAAGAGTTTCAATCCTCCCAAGTTCTGCGACAAGAAGCCTCCGCAAAATCCTAAAAAAACGTCGGATCCGTAAATAACGATGGCGTCCTGCGATCGCGAGTCCAAGATCCTGACCTTCCTGTCCAGCTCCGGCACGCCCGTCCCCGCGAAGCGCGTGGCCGCGGCCCTGGGCATATCCAAACACGATGCCAACCGCTGTCTGTACAAGCTGCTCGAGTCCGACGCTGTATCATGCGTCGACGGGTGCCCGCCCCTCTGGTCCGCGCCGTGCGAGGCCGACGAAAAGAAGGACACGGCCTCCGGCGACGATGAAGCGACAGGCGGGTCCGGGTCCGACCCTGAGCCCATGGAGACGGAGTGCACGTACCTCGGCGCCTCGCTATTCGGCGAGGACATCGACGTGCTCACTGTCGGTGCGGTCACGCATCTGAAAACGCTCAACCCCGTCAGCGCTGTCAACGAGTACTGCATGCGCGTCCACAGACCGCTCGTGTTCCAAGAGTGCCGCACCGGTGGTCACGACCACTGCCCTCTCTTCACATGCACGGTGGTGGTCTCGAACAAGACCGTGAGCACCGCCAGCGGATGCAGCAAGAAGGCAGCGCGCAACGCCGCCTGCACAGATGCGCTCACCATCCTCATAAACAATTGCGGAGTCAGTTTCTAATTATTTTTATCGCGACGCGGAATAACATTAAAATAAGCGCCTTCCGCGAAAGCCATCGCTATGCTTCACAACGTCAAGAGCTTCGTGGCCTCCGCCGCGGCCTGCGGCAGCGTGGAGCGCGCCTTCGCCGACCTCTCGGTGGAGGACGCGCTCTCGCTGATGGCGGACGGCATCCACCCCAAGCACCTCCCTCGGAAGATGTACGCGCCGGTCTCCGAGCGGTTCCAGACGTACCTCCACCTCTTCCGCCCGCAGCACGTGCTGCCCGAGGACCTCCTGGAGGAGCTCTCGCGGCGCCGGTGCGGAGCCCTCTTCGCTGAGCACATCGCGTACCACACGCCCTACCTGGTCCAGCACGCGGACTACGCGCTCCTGTGCCGGTGCATCCCCTTCATGGACATCACGGAGGACGACGTCCGGCTCATCGAGGAGCGGTTCCCCGACGACGTCGACGACGTGCTCGTGAACGTCAACGCGCGCAGCGTGCACAACATTAACGCCGTGTTCACGGACGAGATGATGGAGGCCATCGTGGAGGCGCGGCCGCAGATGGCGCCGGCGCTGTACGCCACGCGGCCGCTGGACATAGGGTTCCTCAAGAGGATGCTGTGCGACCACGGGATCCCCCCGGTGAACGCGGGCCTCGAGGCCGCCTCTCCGCTGGACGCAGTGGAGATCCTCGCGCGGCTCACCGCCGTTTACGACGTCCGGCGCGTGCTGGACGGGCTCCGGCACTCGGTGCTCTCCTCGGAGACCGTGAAGGCCTTCGCCATCGAACGCATCCGGCAGGGGGAGGTGCAGGCGTACCGGCACTACGCCGAGGACTACCTCCGCGACCGCGTCTCCGACATCGGCGCCTTCGGCCCCATCTTCGTGGAAGCCGCCACCTACCTCAACATGGACGCCCTGAGCCACGCGGAGCTGCTGGCCATCGCAGACTTCCCCAACAAGTTCGACGCTACGTTCATGTGGAACACGGCGCTCGCCAAAGGCTACCACGACGTGCTGGCCAAGCTCATCAGACTCGCGGACGTGGACGCCGTCACGGACGACGTCTGCGTGGGCATCGTGGAGTCCGGACACCCGGTGGCCGTCGCCGACATGTGCGTGCACACGACGCGCGTGGCGGAGGCCTGCGTCCGACAGAAGCTCCCTGACATCGTGGACCTCCTGGACACGGTGCCGCTGCGGGCGCTGCTGAAGATGGGCGCGGACCCCTTCGCCTCTGACTACGTCTTCCGGACGGCGTGGTTCAACGACCGGCCCGAGCTCGCGGAGGAGTACACGCGCCGCTTCTCGTTCTCCGGGGAGCGGATGTCCCGCCTGCTGTTCGGGTACGCGCTCAAGCCCGCGACGCTCCAGCGCGTGTACGACACGCTCCGCTCCGAGGACGCCGTCTCGCCGGCCGTCCGGGAGTCGCTGGGGTTCCTGGTGTCGGCCGGAGACATGCGCCTGAAGCCCAACCACGAGGTGCGCCGGCCTCGCGAGGTCGACGACCTGGAGGAGGGCTACGAGCAGGAAGTGTTCTCCTCCGAGCACAGCGCGCGACTGGCCGCGTGTCTGAGCGTGTACTCGCTGCCCGGGCTGCGCGGGTACGCCACCGCCGACCTGGCGATCACACACCACCCCTCCGGCAACGTCATCCTGCAGATACTCCGCGCGCACAAGTCGGACAACGCCGTCAACAAGGTCGTGGACCACATCTTCGACGTCGCACGCATGGCGCGGTACGGCCTCTTCCTTCTGCCCGACATGTTCACGCCCGGCTGGACGCCGGTGCTGGACATGGCGCGCGGACTCCCCGCCAGTCCCCCGCCCGTGCTCAAGGCGGAGCGGCTCTCGTTCTCGCCGTCCGAGATGGTCGAGTACCGCGGCATCGGGCGCTTCTCGCTGGGGTACGAGTCGGCCACGGGCCCGTGCTCGGACCACCAGATGGCCATGGACGCGCTGTTCCGCTGCCTGTTCGTGCACATCGCGCTGGGCGTGCGGCTCACCGAGCAGGTGGACGTGACCGTCCTCGCGCGGCAGGTGATCAACGCGTTCACGGACGGGCTCTGCACGGAGCGCTACACCGACACGGTGGAGTTCGTCGAGCAGGAGCTCGTGGAGCTGCGCGCCTGGGGGCCGAACGAGCGCACCATCGAGTCCTCCAAGGTGTGCATGCGGAACACCACGCTCCTCTGCCAGCGCGTGTGCGCCCAGTTTGCGATGTACAATAATCGGGTGTTTAAAAAATAGCAGAGCTGCCATGGCTCCGCCGGTGATCGAGGAGTACCTCGGCTCCCGCCCCTCCATGGAGCGGTGCGTGCTGCTGCGGGCGCAGCGCCGGGCCATGACCCGCGTCCTCAACTTCGACAGGAAGCTTTTTCTCTCTCTTGTTGTAAAGAGCCGCCGCCGCTTCTTCAAGAAGCTCGGCGGGTCCGAGAAGGAGATCGCCGCGCGCATCGAGGAGTACTTCACGCGACAGACGCGCCTGGAGAAGCTGGGCCAGATCCTGACGGTGCTGGAGCTGCAGAGCGTGATCGTGACCGAGTTCACCAAGACCGTGGGCTCGCTGACCTCGCCCATGCCCGCCATCAACGCCGCGGTGCGGCGCGTGGACGTGTCGCCCGCCAAAGACCTCACCAGACGGGCGCTGGAGTCCTACATGGTGCTGCAGCCGCCCGCGGGCGAGCCGGCCGCAATGGCGCGGCACAAGCACTCCGACCTCGTGGACGTGGTGAAGCGGCTGATGAAGGAGCACCTGCGCCGGAACAACAAGCGCTGCGTGTGCTACGGCTCGTACTCGCTGCACCTGCTCAACCCCGAGATCGAGTACGGGGACATCGACATGGTGCAGACGAACGCGCGCCCGTTCCTCATCAACCTGGCCTTCCTGATCTACTTCGTCACCGGGCGGCAGACGGTGCTGCTGCGCGTGCCGTACCTCAAGAGCTACGTGGTGCTGCAGGACGAGGAGGGCGGGCACATCCTCGACAGCTTCAACGTGCGCCAGGCCACGCTCCGGGCGCTGCCGACGCTGCAGGTGGACAACATCTACATCCTTCACCCCTTCGTGCAGCTCATGGCCGCGCTGAAGATGTTCTCGCAGACGGACCGCATCTTCGACCTGGTGGAGAACTTCGACAAGGCGCGGGCGCGCATGGAGACGCTCCTCGCGTTCGCCATGGAAGAGCTGGAGTGCCGCCCGCCTGTCGCTGAGCCCTCCGACCGGATGCCGCTGCCGTGCGCCTTCGCGCGGCCCGCAGACCCCGACGAGTCGGCGGGGTCCCGCGTGCTGGAGGTGGACGCCTCCGCGCACGCGTTCGGGTTCTCCAGGGCCGTGGTCTTCCTCGACGAGCCCGTGCTGGTCCAGAAGATCCTGGACCTCGGCGTCCCCGAGGACGACATCGTGGACTTCGAGAGCGTGTCCAACTCGGCCTTCCTGGTGCACGGGGACACGCTGTACACGCACTTCTCGAACACGGTGCTGATGGACGGCGACGCGGTGCACGACATCAGCCGGCGCGCCGTGACCGCGCACATCGTCATGTTCCTGCTACTGACGCGTCACCCGGCAGCGGAGGCCGCCGTGCGCGAGATGCTGTCGACCCTCGTCTCGACCGGCCGCCGCGTCACCGCCGTGGTGGAGCGCTCGAAGAAGTCGGGCACGCACGGCGTCATCGATATCACCAGAAACGTCATCACCCACTGATCCAGGGCGTCGCGGTAGTTACTGGCGCCGACACGCCTGCTCTCCGTTGGTCTTGGCCCGGGTGAAGAGGCTCTCCAGCATGTTAGTGGGCATGAACGGCGTGGCGCCCGGGGACCCGGGCGGGGTGCGCACGCAGGCGGTGGGGGACAAGGGGACGGGGCGTCTGTCGCAGACGGGCGACTTTGGCGGGTCCACCTTGAGCACGCAGGAGGTTCTGGGTGCTTCACATCTGGCCTCGGGGACCTCGCACAGCTTGACGTACCGCAGCACCAGCACCCGCCCTTGTCCCTCGACATTGACGATGAACGGCCTTTTATGGACACCGCCGGCCTCCATTTAATTACGTTGAAAATATAAGCCCCACTCTGACCAAGCGTTACGTTATGGAGCGGGCCCGCTGCCGCGATTCACATCACGATGCGTCCGTCACGTCGCCGTACATCGTCGTCCTGCGGCGGTCCGTAAGCTGCAGCGACCTAACCAACGACGAGCTTCGTAGACTCTACTTCAGCGGCCCGCGCGGCGGCAGGCGCCGCAGCGCGTGTACCTGCCGGCCGCGCGTACGGTCTCGCAGCTGCGACTCCGGTTTTTCTGCGTCCGCTAAAATGTAAATTGGATATGTCGACTTACGGACGTTCGGTGCAGCCATGGACGAAAGCGATGAGATATCGCGGAGGATGGCGATGATCATCACCACGTCGCGCATGCAGAGCATGGGCGACACCATCCGCCAGGAGGAGATTTGCCGCCAGTTCTGCAGCAAGCACGGCATGTTCCCGGCGGTGACCGTGCGGGTGACCGGCGTCGTGTCGGCGGATGCCATCGGCCAGGACACGTGGGACCTCGCGCGCTCGCACGACGTCCGGCACGTCGTGCTGTTCAAGGCCTCCGTCGTGGACTGGAGGATCGCCGAGCTCTTCCTGGAGTTCGGGGACAAGCTGTGTGAGATATACACCCTCTCTTTCGTCGTCGACGGGTTCCACTACGACGGCTCCGCCTCGCCGTTCAAGCCGGTGGACGGCATGGAGACGATGCTGCGCTGCGTGCTGCGCGACGTCCTAGATGACGCCGGCGGCGGCGCCGTCGTGCCGCGCGCGCCGTCGGTGGCCAGCCAGTGTCTCCTGGACCGGTATCTCGTCCCGTTCGGCGGGCTGCTGGCCATGTACAACCACTTCACGGGCGTGCACTCCCAGGTACCGAGTGCGCGCCTGGAAGCGTCGCGCGGGCGCAGCGTGCGTCGCGCGATATTCCACGGGTACGCGGACACGGAGACGTACAACCAGATGCTCGCGGAGGCGCGTCGCCACAACGTTCGGCGCCGGCGCCGCCAGGACCGGTTCGACCTCCTCGCGGTGTGTCGCAGCCTGGACTGCATGACCCTCGACGGCGACGAGTAGTTTTTGTCCAAAAATGAAATAGCACGGTTTATCGAGTGTTCGTCAATCTCCCGTCTCGCGTGTCTGTGCCGCAACACCGCCGCAGCCATGGACGAAGAGCTGATCCTGCTCCTTGGCTTTGCCATGGACTCGGAGATGCCGCTGTCGCACATGAACAAACTGCGGCGCCGGCTCACCAAGCTGCGCATGAACTCGTTCGCCGTGATCATGTGTCTGCGCGAGGCCATCCTGCGCAAGGCCTGGCTCCCCAGCGGCAGCATCCTGGGAACGGACATCTCGGACGACGTTCGGCTGCTTGAGTTCGTGGTGAGCGAGGTGGATAGCGCGCGCGAGAACATCGAGCCCTACCTGGTCACCGTCCAGTGGACGCACAACGCCGACATCTTCGACGAGTGCATGCGCGAGGCGATGGAAGCGCTCTTCGGCGATTCGGTGCAGCGGCTGGCGATGGGCGTCGTGGAGAGCAGGTACCCGCACCTGGTCGCCGAGCGCTGCAACTCCTGTCTCGCCGCGCTGATGCCGGAGGACGCCTCGGTGCGCTTCGTCAACGCGATACTGCGGTACTCGGGGAACATGGCCGGCGCCATCGTGGACCGGAGCCGCGAGGCCGGATCGCACGAGGAACTCGCGGACATGGTGCGCCAGCAGCACGCGAGCAAGATACGCATGTGGCCGCGCGTGGTCGGTGCGGTGGTGGCGAGGGTGGTGGAGATGGACATTGAGGGCCTGAAGACCTACTGCCGCACGTGTCTCCTGGCGGCGCGGTTCAGCGCCGGCGGACTGCTGGACGTCATCAAGGACCACCTGGCGGGCATCGTCGTGGAGTGCATAGACAGTCACATCAACGAGCGGAACCTCGAGCGCGCGCTGAGCCTGTACATCCACTTCCACTCCGCCATCGTAAGGGAGGGCCTGCATGCGACGGTATTGACCAAGCTGTCCGGAAAGGCCTTGTACTCCGCCGCTATCTCGGCGGACCCCTGCGACACGGACACGCTACTGTCGTACATCGCCCGGCTGCCGAAGGACGAGCTCGCGGACTTCGTCCGCGTGGCCACCGCCCGCATAGTCAAGAGCCTGTACACGGAGGTGGGGCTGGAGAAGCACCTGTCCCTCAAGATCGCCATGGAGCGGTACCCGCAGATGGTGTCTCCGAGCCTGAACGACCTGTCGCGCAAGTACATGGCCGGCACGCTCCGCATCCCCCTCCTGTCCCCGCCCTCGCCCATGGAGCACGACGGGGCTGCGCCCGCCCACGACCCGACGATGACGCTGGTCCCCGTCAACGTGTACACGCTGCCCACGACCGTCCCGGAGGCGGAGCTCACGCCCCCCGAGTCCCTGCGGGGCGCGCTCGAGCGCGCGCTGGATCGCGCGGACACGAGCTACGACCTGGCGCCCCTCGCCGCGTTCGGGCGCGCGGAGATCACGCTCACCACTAGCCACGGCGACCTGGACGTGATCTGCTCCACCGCGCACCTAGTCTGCCTCGCGCTCATGGAGGAGGCCGGCAAGACGGGCGTCACGATCGAGGAGGTGGCCCTGTCCCTCGGCGGCGACGCCCGGCTGGCGGAGATGGCGCTCCTGGGGTTGTGCAGAAATAAAATTGCAAAGAGAAGAACCGTTGACTCCGTCAAGCGGTTCACGCTGAACACTCGCCGAGAAGTGCTCGACTCTCCGGTACTGGTGTTCATCTGAGCCGACATGCCCATAAAAGTCAAGTCGTGGAAGGTCGCCGTCAAGTGCTCGCTGGCGTGTCCGCCGGTGTGCTACATTTGCAGCAAGAAGGCCTCGGAGGGATGTCTGAACGCCGCGTGTCCCGGCGCGTGCCCGTTCGTGGTCATGGTGTGCGGCCACGGGTACCACCGGCACTGCTTGGGTCCGGCGAACACGGACGTCTGCTTCGTGTGCCGATCGGTGCTGCAAAAGGCGGACATTCCAGACGAGACGGCGTCCGATGCGGTGATACGTGAGTTCATGCTATAGCCGTGTGAAGGTGAATTGGTGGCGGGTGATATTTATTTTTGTGTATGATATGTGTATATATGTGAATTATGTGATTATCGTCACACCCGCGCGATTGGCGTCGCCGCTTCCGCGCCCGCGCGCAGCAGCGACACGGACTGCTGGGCATCGAACTCGTCCTCGGTGAAGTAGTCGTCGCAGGCCTGCACGACCGAGACATACGCCGGCTCGCCTCCGACCCGCCTTCGGACCCAAATGATGAGACGGTTGACGCGCCGCACCAGCCACTCGGCGCACGGGAAGAAGATGCCGCACAAGCACATGTTGCCCGACCGCTATTAATCGTGCCCGAAACGGTTAAATAGGCCAATTCCGGCGCAAACGTATCAAAAATCAGTGCCTAAATCGAGCGATGATCGTGGGCCTCGTCATCGCGGCAGCGGCGGTCTTCGGCGCGATCGGACTTTGCACGCTGGGGCTGGAGGCGTACGTCGCCTTCGCCGAGCACCGCATGTACGCGCGCCGGGAGGAGGAGCTGGAGGAGCTCATGCTGCAGGACGAGGGGGAGTTTGTCAATTATTGAAATTGTACGCGGTGTTCGTTTACGTTGGCTCTTGCGTTATACGACGTAAAGAACGTACACTACATAACCTAAACACTACAATGCGCGTTCACGGAGCTCGCAGGAACCTCGATGAGGTCATCGACCAGCTGCTCGATGACATGCAGATCGACGGCGATATTTTCCCCGAAGTACCTGACTGCACGCCGGAGGACATGGTTGACGCGCTCGATAATTTTCTAGAAGACATTAATTACAAGAACGAGTGTTGTCTCCTTTCGCAGGAGGAGATGGACGAGCTGTTGGTGGAAATCGAGGACATGATGAAACTGCTGAGCGACGGGATGAAGCAGTCGTAACTTTTTGTGAGATAAATAAAATGTGGCCGTTCTCCTCCATCCCCGTCGGTGCCGAGTGCCGCGTCGTGGAGACGCTGCCCGCGGAGGTGTCGTCGCTGCAGGTGGGCAACATGAGCACCTTCGAGTGCTTCTCCGCGATCGTCGAGTCCGCGACCAAGTTTTTGTACATCGCCAGCTTCTGCTGCAACCTCGGGTCCACGCGCGAGGGCGTGGACGTCAAGGACAAGCTGTGCACGCTCGCCAAGTCGGGCGTGAACGTGACCGTCCTCGTGGACGTCCAGAGCAAGGACCGGGACGCGGAGGAGCTCCGCGAGGCGGGCGTGAACTACTACAAGGTCAAGGTCTCCGGCCGGGACGACGTCGGCAACCTGCTGGGCAGCTTCTGGATCTCCAACGCGGGGCAGTGGTACGTGGGCAGCGCCTCGCTCACGGGCGGCTCCATCTCCAACATCAAGAACCTGGGGGTGTACTCGACCAACCGGCACCTGGCCACGGACCTGATGAACCGGTACAACACCTTCTACTCCATGATCGTGGAGCCCAAGGTCCCCTTCTCGCGGCTGTGCTGCGCCATGATCACGCCCACGGCAACGGACTTCCACCTGGACCACGCGGGCGGCGGCGTGTTCTTCTCGGACGCGCCCGAGAAGTTCCTGGGCTTCTACCGCACGCTGGACGAGGACCTGGTGCTGCACCGCATCGACTCCGCGAAGAACAGCATCGACCTGTCGCTGCTGTCCCTGGTGCCCGTGATCCGGCACGCCGACCGCGTGGAGTACTGGCCGCGGATCATGGACGCGTTGCTGCGCGCGGCCATCGACCGCAGCGTGCGCGTCCGCGTGATCGTGACGGAGTGGAAGAACGCAGACCCGCTGTCCGTGTCGGCCGCGCGCACGCTGAACGACTTCGGCGTGGGGAGCATCGACATCTCCACGCGGCTCTTCTCCATCCCCGGCCGCGACGACGCCGCCAACAACACCAAGCTGCTGATCGTGGACGACACCTTCGCGCACGTAACGGTGGCCAACATGGACGGCACCCACTACAAGTACCACGCGTTCGTCAGTGTCAACGCCGAGAAGGGCGATATCGTGAACCAGCTCTCCGCCGTATTCGAGCGGGACTGGCGCTCCCAGTACTGCAAACCAATAAATTAAAAATAAAGCACGGAAGGCCAATCACCCGGTACCTCTCCAGCTGCGGTCGCGGCGGCGACCGATCTGCGGCCTCGCGATGCTGGGGTTCTGGGGAAAAGTATGCAACAGTTTGACGAGCAAGCAGGCCTGGGACGAGCAGCTGGTGGCGACCGACCTCGTTCCTGGAGAATACGCGCTCGCTAAAGCCAGGGACGGGAAAACGATCATCTTCGACGCGCAGAGCGTGCGCGACGCGGCGATCGTGCTTCCATCCCTCAAGTCCACGCGTATAACGTGCACGTTTGTAGACCCGCACAGAGATGCGCTAGACCCGCCCGCGGCGTCCACGCAGCGGTTCGCTATCGTATCCAGGGACGACCCCGCCTGCTACATCCCCGAGTCCAGCAGCCCCTTCCTCGACATCCTCCGGCGCCGGTCGGAGGACGAGCCCGAGCTCCTGGCCGCCTTCGAGGAGAACCCGCCGCCGGCCGGCGCGCGGTCCATAGACGAACTCAACCAGTGGCTCTCTGACGCGGGCCTGTACCACCTCCGCATGGTGTCCACGGACGCCGTGCGGCGGCTGGGCACGCCCGTGCGGAAGCAGACGCTGCTGGACATCATGAACGTGTGTTACGTCGGCGTCTACGCCATCTGGGTGAAGGACCCCGCGTCCTACACGCGTCCGGACACGGAGGTCCTGGCGCACGACGCGCGCACCGCCGCGCAGGCGTCCTCCTGGGCGCAGCCGCACCTCCACAGCCCGAGCACCAGCTGCGTGGCCGCCTGGTTCTGCTACCGCTGCGGCGGCGACGGCCGCGTGCAGCTCCACTCCATCGTCATGAACACAGGCATGGTGTTCCGAGGCCCCTCCGCCAGGATGGTGGTCCGGGAGCTGCTGATGTGGCTGGCCACCTGCAAGGAGCACATGACCGTGTACGGCTTCTACAGCTCCTTCTTCGACAGCCGCCAGGTCTTCGCGCTCGCCGGCAAGGGCTGGACGCGCCTGTCCGAGAACACGCTTCTCTCCAAGCTCGGCAACCGCGTGACCTTCGTGGACCTCGCCCGCTTCGCGCCCGGCACCCTGTTCTCCGAGTACTGCGAGTTCTGGGGCGGCGCCTGCGTGGAGGTCCCCGAGGACATCGTCCCGGACGACGAGAACCCTGCCGTGGCCGAGGACGCGGCCTCCGTCGCGGCGCAGGCGCTCATGGACGCGGCGCGATCGCATCAGGCCGCGCTGGCCCGCATCTTCCCCTCCTGCGACATGGCCGCGTTCAACGGTCTGCGCGAGATGGTCCTGGGCAACGCCGCGCGCGGGTGCGGGGCCTGCCCCATGCACTCATCCGCCCTGGACATGGTGAACGCCGCCCTGTTCATCGAGGAGGCCGGTGCCAACCCGGCGCCGGCCGACGCGCGCTGCTTCAGGCTCTCCTCCCCGCTGCGCGAGGCCGCGTCCAAGCGCTACCCTGCGGGCAAGCCCCATTTCGTTACCGAGCTCACGCGCGGGCTGCTCAGCATCGCGCTCTGCGAGGTCGAGCGCAGCCCCGAGGTCAGGATCCCCGTGCTCTTCGACCCCGACGACGAGGACCAGCTCCGGTTCAGCGTCGTGCTGACCTCGGTGGACATCGAGACCGCCAACCGGCTCAAGGGCTACTCCATCCGCGTCATCGCCGCGCTGGAGTGGGGCCGCAGCGAGGAGGTGCTCCGCACGGGCATCGAGGCGCAGATGGCCGCCACCCGCGAGCTCAACATCCCCCAGACCTCCAACCTCATGTCCCGCATCGCCAGCATGCCCCTGCCCCTGGACCCCGACAGCAGTCCCTCCGGACGCAGCTCGGCTGTCGTCCGTGCGTTCGCCGCCAGCTACTGCCGGAGCACCATCCACAGCCTCATAGAGCGCGTGGACAGCCACTTCTCGGGGAACTTCGTCGTTCGGCACGGGTACGACCGGTTCTGGGTCCGCGACCGCGTGGCCAAGCACCTGACCGGGGTCTCCGGCATCCAGGAGGTCCTCCCGGCCGTCGCGCGGTAGCATTAAACAGTCAAATAACTGATAAAATATGTTTTTATGACTTGGTGTGGACTGGCAAGGATGTCGTCGTTTACCAGCTTGTTTCGGCGCCTCAGCTACGGACGCTCATCGTGCGTGCCCAGGACAGGATGCATGCCTATGCGGCGCCCGCGGATCCGAAGCAACGATGAGGACTCCGAGTACGACGACAATGTCCCGTACGGCGGGGACCCAGACTCTGTAGACGCGGCCGCGCCTGTGGCGCGGCCCTTGGTCCTGACCGTGCCCGGGGCCAGTCGCCCCGTGCTCGTGGACTCTGTGTTCGAGCGGATCATCCCCGACGTCTCCGCGTTGGTGACGCATCTCGGGGAGTGGACGGAGATACGCCTCTTCGAGTCGCCGTTCCACCGAGCCCCCGTGCGCGTGTGCAGAAGCGTGCTGGCCAGGTACATCTACGACGCCGAGGCGATGTTCGAAGTCAAGGACTGCCAGGCGCTGAAGCTCCGGCACGGCGAGTGGTACATGCGTCAGAAGGTCTCGCCGGACATGGCGTCGTTCGTCGCCCTCATATGCATAAGGAACGAGGGTGTTGCTGCGCTGGCCGTGAACAACACCAAGTATCTGAACACCAACATAACCGTGGGAAGCGCCATCGTATTCCCCGCCGTGCGGGGGATGTTCCTGCTGCCGCACATCGGCGGTGAAGCGGAGTACATCATACTGACGATGACGCCGACCCAGGACCTCCTGGATCAGGGGTACGACGTGTTCTCACCATCCGTTGACCAGGACGCACAGATTAGAACTGCAAGCGCTGCTGAAACTAGAAAGCGTGCATGCGTACTAGTTAGTGATCTTATAACCCTCCGCATAGAACTGGAGGAGTGCTACCACAGGATTTGCAAGCTCATGATCGTCATCTCTGAGTTCGGGGATCTGTACAGCAACGTTGGAGCCAAGATGATCACTGAGTCGGTTGACGCTATCGCCAAAGGCATGGGATCGGTGGATGTGGGCGGCGAGAACTGCGAAGTCGATGGTGTTGCCAGCGCAGTCGCACTGTGCCGTCGCGCGTCCTCGCGGTCGCGGAGGAGGCCCGTGTCCGTTTCGATGAACAGGTCCCACTCACTCCTGAACATCGGCCTCAACAATCTGTTTGCCATGTTCGCGCAGTGCGCCAACGGAACCCCTCACCCCGACTCCCTGATGGCGCGCATGGAGAAGGACCTGCAGGACATGTACGCCAGGTTCACCGAGCTCTGGGATACGGTGCTGGAAAAGGCGGCCGACCTGGACTCCACGCTCCCGCGCACCGAAGTTCTGGAGAAGTTCATCCACCTCCAGGTCTGCAATTCCCCCGCCGGCATTGAGCGCAACCAATTAGTGCAAAGGCTCACCATGCTCGCCGGATCCGGCTACCGGCTCACCGGTAGCGGAGAGGGAGTCCCTGTGTAACCCGCCCACCCTTTCCAGCCGCCCGTTTTCTACCTTTTTGTAGTCCCAGTTTGATACGCCATCCCGTTTTTATAAATCCAGCCACCGATGAGTGAAAAAAGCTCTCAACTAGTAGCTAACGTATACACAACATGCTGTCGAGGGAGTCGGTGTTCTCGTCGCACGAGGACCTGCTCTTCAGGTACCTGGAGACCGGCAGCCCCGTGGACCTGGACGTCGTGCGCGCCCTCGTCGCCACGGACGCCGACGTGAACTTCCGGGGCGAGTATGGCCGGACGCCGCTGCACCTCTGCGTGCTCGTGGCGAGGAACGCCAACTGCGCGGACATCGTCGAGACGCTGCTGGAGGCGGGCGCGGACGTGAACGCGCGCGACGTGTGCGGGTACACGCCACTGCACTGCTACGTCCAGCACGACTACGTCCAGCTGCGCGTCGTGGAGACCATGCTGGCGGCGGGCGCGGAGGTGCGCACCGAAGGCGGGTTCGTCTTCTACGACAACGTGCTCTCCTCCTTCCTGGCCTCCTGCGGGTCCACGGGGTCCGAGGCGGACATCGTCCGCGTGCTGATCCGCGCGGGCGCGGACGTCCGCGAGTCTGACGCGTACGACATGACCGCGCTGCACGTCTACGCGCGCAACCCCGCCGCCCGCCCCGACGTGCTCGGCCTGATGCTGGAGGCGGGCGCGGACGTCCGCGCCATGGACAAGCACGGCGTCACCCCGCTGGCCGTGCTGCTAAGCTCCACGGGAGTGAACGACGAGCTGGTGGCGATGATGCTGCGCGCCGGCGCGGACCCGCGCGCGCGCGACATGGACGGGCGCACGCTGCTGCACCACCTGGCGACCGTGCCGCGGGCCAAGGAATCCATCATGCGCACGCTCGTGGACAGCGGCTGCGATCCGGCGGGCATCGACACCGGCGGGAACACCGCGCTGCACTACATGGCGATGTACGGTACCTGCCGGCGCCCCGTGGTCTCGTTCCTGCTCGAGAAGGGCCTGGACATGGACCGTCAAAACGACGCCGGACAGACGGCGTTGTACCGCGCGGCGGTCTTCAACCCTGCGGCGTGCCGGCGCCTCATCCAGATGGGCGCCGACCTGGCGCCGGTGGCCGCGACCGGGTTCTGCGCCGTAGCGGAAGTCTTCCGGCGCAACGACTTCAAGTCCGCCGCGGCCCTGCTCGAGCGGAAGCCGCCGATCGACCTCCTCGTCCGCGCGCTGGTCACCGCCACCAACTGGGGGTTCTTCTTCCCGGACTCGGAGGCCGCGCTGCTGTGCGTGCACAGTCTGGTGGCGCGCGGCGCCGGCGAGCGCGTGCGGGCCGAGCCGGTGCTGGGCAAGTACGCGGACGCGGTGCGCGAGTGCGAGGCGGAGATCCGCGCCATGCGCGAGGTGCGCTGCAACGCCGACACGACGCTGCTGGACGTGCTCCGCGCAGACGAGTCGGCCAAGGCCGTGCACGTGCCCAACGCCCTCCTGGACAGGGTGCACGCCTTCAAAGTGTACGGCAACGCGCTCTTCGGCAAGGTCTGCATGATGCGCCTGCGCATGTCCCTGGCCGAGCATGTCGCCGGGCTGCTGTGTCCGTGCGCACTGCCGCCGGAGATCGTGACCTCCATCCTCTCGTACATGTCCTACGAGGAGCTGATGGGGCTGCGCACGGCCCTGCTGGCGCCCGCCCGGTGACCGCTTTTTATAAACGGAGACCGCCTTAAAACTTAAAAGGTACCGCGATTTGCGCAGCTATCTACCTTCGTCGCCATGGAGTTCGTCGAGAACCACTTCGCCTGCGACGCGCTCCGCGTGGTCCGCCTGTCCCCCAACGCCACGCTCCCCACCAGGGGGTCCCCGCGGGCGGCCGGGTACGACCTCTGCAGCGCTTGCGACTGCATCGTCCCTGCGGGCGGTCGGCGAGTGGTGTTCACGGACCTGCAGATACAGCTTCCCGATGGGTGCTACGGCCGCGTGGCTCCCCGCTCCGGCCTGGCGGTCAAGCACTTCATCGACGTGGGCGCGGGCGTGATAGACGCCGACTACCGCGGCAACGTGGGCGTGGTGCTGTTCAACTTCGGCCACAACGATTTCGAGGTAAAGACGGGCGACCGAATAGCGCAGCTGATCTGCGAGCGCGCTGCGTTCCCCGATGTGGAAGAGGTGGCGTGCCTGGACGATACGGAAAGAGGCGCAGGCGGATTCGGGTCCACGGGCGTGCGCACCGAGCGGTGCCGCACCACCGTGTGGTACGTCAACTAGCCCCGAAAAATGTAAATTCTAACACCTTTTTGTCGAGCAGGGACGTACGAAAGACGTCCAGCCAGATCATAAACCACACAAACCAACAAAACATCATGAAGTGCTTAATAGTGTGCATGCAATGGAGCCTCGCGTTACTACTCTGCCTCCAATGTGTAAAGTGGATGCAGGCTGCACCAACATCAAGTAATGGTAATCATGAAGTAGAAAAGTGGAGTGACGTTTACGACAATAGCCGTTGCCAGCCTATGAAAACACCTGTAAAGGTGTCAGACGAATACCCTGATAATACAAATGATAGACATAGTCCTCCGTGCGTTACTTTGATGCGTTGTGGGGGATGCTGTAACGATGAAAGTTTGGAATGTGTTCCCACGGAAACGTCTAACGTAACAATGCAAATCATGACAACATCAGCATACAACGACGGTGGGACCAGTGGTGGTATTAGTAGTGGAATGCGTGAAATGAGTTTCCTACAACATAACAAATGTGAGTGCAGACCCAAGTCAACACCTCCCCCAGAAACCACTGAGGAATCACACAGACGATAGTGTGTATTTGCAATAACCTCTGAGGTATAATGCACACTACGTTGCAAAACGTGTTTGAGTCAATGCACTTTGCACTTTATGAAATGAACTGAGCCATGATGGAGGTTTTTGTTGGTTCCTCCTTTTTAAATAATTGTTTTTAAAACTTGATCGACACTCGTGCAGGAACTTGTAAAGCTACTATTATCCTCGCTAAAATATAAATATAAACCTCTAATCAGCAAACTGTTTAAAATAAAAACAGCTGATAGAGATCCAATCAAACCAAACAACAAAATGTCTGGAACCCCACGATACGGCATGTACGACCAGGGAGGCAACTACAAAGGCACTGCTAATGATCCTGGTGGTGCGTGTAAAAGACCACACTCCTTGTCTAGTGGCGGAGGATCGTCTGATGGTAGTGGATGGGGTTCTATGTGGGGTGGTCCACCCGCTAAAAAACATTGTGGAGGCGGAGGTGGAGGAATATTCGCAGGCATGTACGGTGGTAGCGGTGGATCTGGTGGCATATGTGGTGGTGTGAAAGGCGGAGTAAGCGGAGGAATCAATGGCGGAATCAGTAAAATTTAACTGAATTGCTTTGACAGGTTCACTCTCTTGCTAACTTATTTTTATTTATCAGTGTGCTGGCACAAAGTGAAGTTGGATGTGTGAATAGCGCACCTTTTGCACCGACGCCGCTGGAATGGACCACCCGGTGATGGAGGACGCCGTCATGGAAGACGGCGTTGAGGCCGCCCTGTACAACTACTTCTGCCTCTGTCCGCGCGTCTCCGCGCGCGCGGTGAGGACGCTGCTGAAGATGGGCGCGGACGTCAACTACACGGGCCCGCTCGACAAGACGCCGCTGCACGCGTACCTGCACACCGGTGGCCCCAAGGACGTGCGCATCGTCCAAGCGCTGCTCAAGGCCGGTGCGTACGTGGACGTGTACGAGCGCTGCTGCAGCTCGACGCCGCTACACCTGTACCTCCGACTGGCCGTCGTGGACCTGCGCGTCCTCAAGACGCTCATGCGCGGCCGGTGCCAGACCATCGACATCCTCCTGTCGAGCCGGTTCATGTCCAGCCTCCTCCGCGAGTACGTACTCAACCGCGACTTCAGCGCCTGCTCGTGGGAGGTCATGGAGTTCCTGGTGCGCGCGGGCGCCAACGTCAACGACGGGATCGGCTTCACCAGGACCCTGCTGCACGCGTGCATGGGCGTGCGTACCAACGTCTTCATGGTGAACTCTATCCTGAAGCTGGGCGCGGACGTGCGCGCGAGGGACGTCTACGGCGCTACGCCGCTGGGGGCGCTGCTCAAGTCCCCGTCCGCGTGCGTGGAGCTCGTCGAGCTGCTCGTGGCCGCTGGGTCCGACGTGTGCACCGTGGACGCCCGCCACAACAACCTCCTGCACCAGCACGCGCAGTCGCGACGACCCAGTGCCGCCGTGATCAGGCGGCTCATAGAGCTCGGCTGCGACCCGACGGCCCTCAACTCCAGCGGCAACACGCCGCTGCACCTCATGGCCGCGCACACCTCCTGCAAGCGGTCGCTGATCCAGCCGTTCCTGGACGCCGGCGTGGCCGTGGACGTGCGCAACGCGCGCTACGACACGACGCCGCTGCACGTGGCCGCCGCGCACCGCAACGACAAGGCGTGCGCGCGCCTCCTGGCCCTGGGTGCGGACGTGACCCTGCGCTCGTTCACGGGGAAGACGCCCCTTGCACACATGATCGTCAACGACCACATCACTTGCATCGACCGCGCGCTGGACGCGAGGCCGGCCGCGGTCGCGGTCGCGGAGTCGCTGGCCGTCGCCGAGGTGCGCGGAGTCCGCGCTAGCCGCCGGTGTGTGGCGTACGTGGTCGCGCACATCGGCGCGCACGCGCTGCCGGAGCCCGTCCGCCAGTCGCAGGCGGCGTTCGTCGCCGAGTGCGAGGCGGAGACCGCGCTCATGCGCGCCGTGCGCGTCGGCACTCCGGCGACGCCGCTCCTGGACGTGGTCTGCAGCCGGACGCCGCCGGCCACGCTGGTGAGGCGCCGATCGGCCAAGTCGCTCAAGATCCTCAGCATCTACCGTGACGTCCTGCAGCAGCGCCTAGTGCACATGCGGCACCGGTCCGCGCTCGTGGACAGCCTTGTCATGCGGATAGGCCCGTGCCCGCTACCGGCGGACGTCGTCGCGCTCGTGCTCCTCCGCGTCCCCACGCCGCAGCTCCGGACGTCCTGCGGGCTGGACGACTCTTTTTGTATGAACTGAGGCGTGTCGCCAATAACTGAATAAAAACGTGGGAATGCTGAGCACCGGCAATAACCGCGCTGGCCGCCATGGAGTCCGCGCTGTACGACTACTTCTTCACCCGGGGCCCGGACGTCCGGGCCTCCGAGGTGCGGCAGCTGCTGAGCCTCGGCGCGGACGTCAACTTCACGGGGGGCTTCGGCAACACGGCGCTGCACACGTACCTGCACTACGACGGCCCCGACCCCGAGGTCGTCCGCTGCCTCCTGGAGGCGGGCGCGCACGTGGACGCGGTCGACCGGTGCTGCGGCGCGCTGGCCCCGGAGCTGTACCTGCTCAACTCGAAGTCGTTCGACGCGGAGCTGTTCGCCAAGCTCCTGTTCGGCCCGAGGACGGACACGGCCTTCCGCGAGTTCCTCTCCAAGGTCCTCTACGGCGCGGTGGTGCATCGGCCCTTCGACCAGACCACCGAGCGCGTCGTGGACACGCTGGTCGCGCTGGGTGCCGACGTGAACGCCCGGGGCGTCGTTGACAGAACGCCGCTGCACGCGTGCCTGACCGGGCTCGCGGCGCGCGCCGACACCGTGCGCCTGCTGCTGCGGCACGGGGCCGACCTCAACTCGATGGACGTGTACTCGATGACGCCGATGGCCGTGCTGCTGCGGTCGTCCGACGCGACGCTGGAGCTCGTCCGGCTGCTCGCTGACGCGGGCAGCGACATGCGCACGACCGACTTCCGCTGCAACACGCTCCTGCACCAGCACGCGGAGTCGTACCGGCCCCGGCCCGCGATCTTCGAGGAGCTCATCAGCCGCGGCTGCGACCCCCTCGCCACCAACGTGTTCGGGAACACGCCGCTGCACTCCATGGCCACGATTTCCTCCTGCAAGAACACGCTGCTGCAGCCCTTCGTCCGGGCGGGCCTGGACATCGACGCGCTGAACGTGCGGTACGGCGCCTCGCCCCTGCACTTCGCCACCGGGCACCGCAACGACGCGGCGGCGGCCAAGCTCGTCGCCGCGGGCGCGCGCATCGACCTCCGATCGAGGAACGGGATCACGCCCCTGGACAACATCGTCGCGCACAACCTGGGCCGCGCCATGCGCGCGGTGATCAAGCGGTCGCCGCCCGCACACGAAGTGGCGGACGCGCTGGCGCGCGCCGAGGTGACGGTGCCCACCGAGACCACGAGGCAGTGCGTGGCGTACGTGGTCGCGCACCTCGGCGCCGCCGCGCTCGCAGACCCAGACAAACACGCACACGCGGACTTTATCCGCATCTGCCTGGCCGACACCGCCGTCCTCAGGACCGTCACCTTCGGCGACCCGCTCTGCAGCGCGCTGGACCTCCTGCGCCGCCGGATGGACAACCTGCCCGCCGACCCGCCTCCGCGGGCCATCCTGCGGCTGATCGCCCGGCTCGTCGTGTACGGGCCCGATCTCCGAGAGCGCGTGGTCGAAATGCGCGCCCGTGCCGCGCTCGCGCACCGCCTAGCGGGCCGCTCCGCCGGCGCGCTCCCCGCGGAGCTGGTCGCGCGCGTGCTGCGGCTGCTCCCGGCGGCGGCGCTGCGCCGGCTGTAGCCCGCTCCGTCCCGCAGTCCGCCCCCGCCGGCCTCCCGCCGCCCGCCTCCCGCGCAAAGTGAAATTCGACGGCCTCCAGGCGACGCCCGCCCTCCGCCGCGCCGCGCCAGCCCCGCCGCTCCAGCCCCGCCGCCGCCAGCATGTCCGCGCTCCGCCGCCTCGCCGCCGCCGCCGCGCTCGTCGCGCTCGGGCTCCTGCTCGGCGCGCTCTTCCGCCCGGCCGCGCCCGCGCTGCCCGCCGCCTTCGTCGAGCCCGGGCCCGCGCGCGCGGACGGCTCCGCGGAGCTGGTCTGCCTCGTCGTCGGCGGCGCGCAGCACATGGCCGCCGTCGAGGCCGCGGGCGCCGCGCTCTCGCCCGCGTACCCCGCGGCCGCGGGCGTGCGCGCGAGCTTCGCCTCCGCGCGCAAGGGCCCGCTGCTGCTGCAGGAGGTCACCGTCGCCGTGCAGGACGTCGCCGCGCTGGACGCCGACGCGGAGTTCGCCTGCGTGGCGTTCGCCGGCGGCTTCCGCGCGGCCGCGGCGTACGCGCGGCCGGTGGCGGAGTGGCGCCGGCAGCTGGAGCGCCTGCGCCGCGAGGAGCTCTGATCGGTTTTTCTGATTCGGCCTCACCCGACCTTATCTTTCTTACCTTATTTTTGTCAAGGCGTCCGTGCGTCCGCACGACCGCCTCCCGAGTTCTCGAGTCAGCCCGTCCGTGCGTCCGTGCGTCCGTGCGTCCGCACGACCGCCTCCCGAGTTCTCGAGTCAGCCCGTCCGTGCGTCCGTGCGTCCGTGCGTCCGCACGACCGCCTCCCGAGTTCTCGAGTCAGCCCGTCCGTGCGTCCGTGCGTCCGTGCGTCCGCACGACCGCCTCCCGAGTTCTCGAGTCAGCCCGTCCGTGCGTCCGTGCGTCCGTGCGTCCGCACGACCGCCTCCCGAGTTCTCGAGTCAGCCCGTCCGTGCGTCCGTGCGTCCGTGCGTCCGCACGACCGCCTCCCGAGTTCTCGAGTCAGCCCGTCCGTGCGTCCGTGCGTCCGCACGACCGCCTCCCGAGTTCTCGAGTCAGCCCGTCCGTGCGTCCGTGCGTCCGTGCGTCCGCACGACCGCCTCCCGAGTTC